AACCTTTCTTAACTATAAAACCTTTGGTATGTAACATTAAAGTGTTACATTTGTATCAAAGAAAAACAAGTAATAACAGTAACTAAACTAATTAAACAAGGTGCGCAAACCTTGACAAAACGCAATCAAATTATGGCAACTACAGTAAATAACAGTAATGAAAGTAAAGTAGTAGTAAATAGTATTGGCTTTTCTGGATCATTTTCTAAGTTCTTCAAAGAGAACACACAAATAGATGATACCTTTTTTGAAGGCGGTAAAAATTATTTGTTCACCTATTCTATAAAATTAGATGATAATTGTAAAAACGGACATTTAACCTTTAGTTTTACGGGGGAAATCAAAGTTAAAAAAGGAAATGGAAGGCTTTACGATTATATAAGTGGCGCAATTGCTGATATAATTGTTTATTTTAAGCCGGAACTTGAAAAATTTAACCAGTTGCATACTTGCAACCATTTAGGACAATTAATGTATATTGATGATATTAGATACTTCATTAATGAAGGTAAAACTAACAAGCAAATAGCGGAAATGTATAATATTTCGAATTTGGAAGCTATTGAAACGTTGCGAAATGCTTCCGACAATAAAGAACTATTCTATTACCTTGTTTTCCGCTTGGGTATCGCTGAAACCTGGGAAAAGCAAGCGAAAGAAGCTATTCGAGAAATGGAAGCAAAAACGGGCTTAACTTTGAAAATTGAAAATAAGGATAAAGTTTACAAGCAATTTGACGCAGAAAAGTGTAACGACATGGCCTATTTGTTTAAACATGGTTACGCGACAAAAGAAATGAAACAAGCGCGTGAAGAAACTGCAAGAACAAAGAAACGGTTAGAAGAACTTGCAGAGATTGAAAAAGAGTTTGCCAAAAGTGTAGAAAAAGCAAAAAGAATTTACGAAGTAAAAAAGGCGGTTGTCTCTTTCGGCATAAGTTGGGATAACGTTACCCTTTACGATCATAGAAACGAGCTTTGTTTTAATTGGTTAGATTGCTGCAAAAAGGTTCCTTCTGATTTAATCAACGAACTTGTGTGCAGTAACACCCTACCAGAAGGAATAGAGGTAACGAACCTGGACAAAGGTAGGGAATAATGACCCTACCTATTTTATCAATCAATTTATAAAGCATAAACAATTTATTAACAATAATATAAACTAATAGGAGATATTAAAATGAAAGCAACTAATAATAACACAGATACTTTATTTATGGAAATTTTTGTTGAATTATTGACAATTGCTAAAGCATATTTTCAGGAACTTTTTAAAAACGAAAAACCGGGCGTATATACATTAAAGGACATTTATAACTATATAGCAAATTGTGATAGTCTTGAAACAAAACTAGGGAAAGCGGAAAGATTAACAGAGAGAGAAAAAGAACAAGCGATAAAATACTATACAAAAAGTCCTTACTATTCAAATATTAATCCTACTTTAATAAACAGTATGCTATACTTGTGCAAAGTTTCAAATAACATTGTTTTTATTGAAAAAGGCAGTTTCAAATGTAGTTTTGATGTGATCAAAGTATTTGAATATCTGGAAAGATTCAAACAGTTGTCGGGTGCAAAAGAAAAATTAGAATTTGTCAAAGAAGAAACTGGAAATAATGAACAAAACGAAAATAATTGTCTTTGCGCTTTTGACATCGCATTTGACAAGAAAGATAAAACGTTTCTAACTGCAAAAACCAAAAATTCAGCTTATTATTTTTGTAACAATGTTTTGATAGATATAAATTTAAGCAAAATATATGCTACTGATTCGTTTATTTGCAAAAGTAGAAATGTGAGAATATCTAATCTTTCCGGTAGTTGGGATAAGCATGTATGTATATCTTTTAACGTTTTCAAAAAGGTAGTAGGGAAAAGTTGTAGAATTATGGTTGATCGCGACAACAAAGAAGATCAAGTAATTGTAACGATCAAAACAGCTAACGGTGAAATTTTCGAATGTCGCTACTATGATTTTGACAAGAACGTAAATATAGAGGGCGTTCGTCCTATTTTATACAAGGAATTAAAATTGACGGTTAAGGACGGCAAACAGCTTGTAAAGGACTTAAAAACTATATCTAAAGTCTTTGAATTTGTTTCTTTCGAGGCAGAAAAGGGATCAGACCGGCTAAAAGTAAATTATATTACAGAGTTTGGCGCAAGCAACAAAAAAAATAAATACGGAGAGTTTTATGTACAATTGTCTGAACCTTCTAATTTTACATATAGAACGGATAACAAGATAGATAGGATCATTTCTTGTTTAAATGATTGGAACGGCGAAATATACATTACAAAAGAAAGCTATTGTAACAAACTTTCTTTTGTCTCTGATAGTTGTGATAATTGTTTTATGGTTGCCGGCAGTAAAATGAATTGTTTCGATCAGATCAGAAATAAAGCAGACTATTTCCCGAACCAATTAACGCCTGTTTATTGCGAAAAAGAAACAAAAGAGCCGGACACAAATATTAAGCCTGTAGGAATTTTGGAAAATCAAAACGACACAAACCTACAGGAAAGCAAAGAAAGTGCCTTAAATGCGATAGGAATAAGTGAAAATGAGTGGGGAAAGATAGAGTTATCTCTAAAAGATATTTACAATATAGTGTACGAAGACGGAATGATATCTTTTGTCACTAAAAATAGTAGCAACCTTGTAAGCAAAATTTATATCTGGACTTATACAAAACGTTTGGGGATATATTCAAAAGTAGGCGTTAGTTTGGAAAAGGATATAGATACAAGCATTCCTTTTGTTGAATTTTTAGAGCGGTCTTTGATGGATTTAAAGAGACACGCCACAAATAAAGTATTTTTCTTCATGGAGAAAGAGGGTTATCGTTGGAAACAACCGAACGCGCAAACATTCCACCTATTCAAGAACGGGAAAGAAAAGACGTTTGAAAATGAGTTTGAAGCATATAACTTTGTTCGAGACAAAGAGAATAAAAAATACTTTGACTTTAATGTCTCTGACTATACGGACGATATGATAGAAGTAACCGGACTTGACCCGGAAAGCATTACGTCTAAAGTAAAACAGGATAGCCCAAAAGAGTTAAAAGTTATACAGGATATAAAGCTATATGATAAAACCGGAAAGATAGTGTTTATTTATGATAATGGAAGTGTAAGCACTGTAATAGAAACAACTTTCAACGGTGATAGTGTGCTGCAAAGTGTATTACAAAAGATAAACGAAAACATGTAACACTATGATTAGGTTAAATAAATTTCTTTCCTTGTTTGTCTCTAAAAAGGCAGATAAGGAAAGAGTAAAAGGAAAGAACAGAATGAAGTATTATACAAAAGACAATATCAAGTTTGTGACATGGAAATACAACGCTGGCGTACCGTGTTTCTATCTGAACCAATCTGTAGATATTGTAAAGGTACTTCTACTGAACGATTCAAGAAAATTACAAGGTTTTTTCTGTAAAGGGTATTTTGTAAAGAATATTCTAAAGAAGAACAAGAAGAAATTTTTGCCGGGCAACTTTTATCAGTTCCTTTATAAATTGGTATATGTCGGCTACAAAATAGAAAACGGAGAAAGACTGAAAATGTATCAGCTAAAAGAGGTTGCATGTTTTGAAAGTGTTTGACCCGACAAGAAAAGATTTGTATATCTTTGCTATGTGTAGAAAATTTTATGTTTGTTATATTATTAGTTTAGCTATCCAATTGGTATTTAGTAGTTTAATTAGTTTATGTTATTATTTTGTCCTTACTGGTACGCGATGTATAGGTAAGGACTTTTGTTTTTGTCCTTTCTTTAGTGTAGCTTTGCCATATAATAACCATTAAATTTTTGTCAAAATGAAACTACAAAAGTCTGTAGACAAACCTTCTATAGTTTGCGATAACTGTAGATACAGAGTCGAATGTCCCTATGTGGACAAATCAGAATGTTTTGAATATAACAGTGCACAACTTTCCAAATCTCAAATAGAGGAATTAAACAATGAAGAAGGGGAAACAACTTACTAATAAAGATTTACCGGCTATTTCCCAAAAGGACTTTGTGGAAATAATAGAACAAGCTCCAGAAGTGATCCAGACCGCTTCCAGTGAACTGAAAAACGCTTTTGTTGCTTTGGAAACGGCGGAAAGGGCTCTCTCTGAATCGTCTTACCGTTTCTTTGTCTTTGAAGGCAAGGACGGGGAGGAGATTACAGCCGATTTGAAAAGCTATTCTGCGAAGGGTTTTATCCTTCGTCACGGTGGAAAAGAATCGGACGTAAAGAAAGCACAACGACATAAAGAAATGTATGTTATGCCTCTCATAGAAGAAATAAAGAGGTGCAAAGAGGCATTCAACGACATTTATCGAAAAGAAATGCTTTCTTCCGTCACGCCGGAGATCATGTCCTATATCGTGAAACTGTTTGGGGAGATGAACGGCGTTGATGATGTCCAGAAAATCCTAAAGGAAGAAAAGAAGATAAAACTTACCCAAAAGGAACTGCAAGCCATCTTCGCCAAAAAGAAAGCGGAAATTGAAAGCAAACGTGCCGTATTTCTTGCTTCATCCAATCAATATAAGGTGGCAACGGAAGCCGGTAGGCTACAGATCATAAACACTATCATAATAGACCTACAGCACCGGTATCAAAAATACCTTGCAGAAGAAAAGGAAGAAAAGGCATTGATATTCGAGCGGGAAATAAGAAACATGCTCGAACAAGCCCGGAAAGAAGTAAAAGGCAATGAACTAAAGCTGACTGTAGACGGGAAAATAGACATTGTCGCTACTTTGCACGGGCAGGAAAACGTTTCTCGTGTGTTCCGTACACTTCCCATCAATTCTATTATAATAGGTCTTGTCGCTGCAAAATCCGGACTTGATCCTACAGTATTGGTGCATCAGCTTGCAACAAGCTACTACAAGGACTTCAACGGTTTCAACAAAACTATTCTGGGTAGGGAAAAGATTATGCTTCCGGGCGATCTGATCCGTGCAGCCAATTGGGAAGAACTGGAAAAGCAAAACAAGAAGTTCTTAGACGAAATGACGCCTTATGAAGTGCAGGAGGCTACTTATATAGATGATGAAAGAAAAGCCTCTGTAAAGGACAGATTAAAGGCTTTACGGCTTAAATAAGAAAGGGAGGCTATGACGAACAAGGAAAGAAAGATAAACCTCTATGTAAAAAGAGTGGAAAGGTTTAACGAGCTTTGCCCCTCCAATGGTTTCCTGTGGGGAAGCACGATCATAAAACCCATCACAAGGCGGAATTTGAAAATAGCTCTGTCGGAAGAAAAAGAAGAAAGCATAGACCGGAAGATAAAAGGAGTAGAAAAGTTTATAAAGTATCTGGAAGGGGATGCAGGCAGTGACGGGAGAAAAAGAATGCTGCCGGAACTGAAAAAGTATCTGGTAAATGTAAAGGATGCGAAAATAAAAATATCCCCATCTATAAAAGTGTTTGTAAATGGGGATATAAGATCGCGCTTGTCTCTTTTGGAAAAGAAAGACGGAAAATGGACTGTATCGGATTATCGGGGAACAGTATTGAAACTGAAAAACCAAGAATCAGCCCTTCAAAGGGAAATCTTGTTCAGATTGAAAGCAAAATATGACCGGTCGATCATACCTAATACAAAAACTATTTTCCGGGCTTATTCTTAACCCAGATACATCTCTCCATGAAGTTCGGGATATTTGGAATCACGCATAATGTTCCGTACCTTTGTCTTTGTCCAAGCAGGAATAGCATTCTTTACCGGGATGATTACAGGTTTCTTTTTGGGAGTTTCAACATTCTTCTTTTCGTGAAGCATTACTATTAGTTTTTAAAGACGAAAGGGCTAAGAACCGATTTTTACAGATTGTGTTCAAAGCCCTTTCTTGATTAACGTAATTAATTAACAACGAGATTGTTAATGTGCCTACTCTGTTAAGGATTTTCGGCATCCTCCTTTATTAAAAACTTTAGATTTATATAGAGGAATATAGAATAGATTTTATTATTTCATGATCTCACCTCCTTTCTTTAATAGGGTTTGCAACTCGATTGACTATGTGAATAATTATACAGGAAAATCAGTTATTCTATTGTGATCCAAATATCTTCCTCTTTGTCTTGCACTTCTTTTAGGATAGAGACAAGTTTTTGCTCATAGGGAGTGGAGTTGATAACTTTCCCTTTTACTTTGTTTTCCCCCACAAGGATACATCCGGAACTATCCTTGTCTGTATTCCCTCTGTGGATTCTAATACCTTCAAAATGGGGAACATTTAACAATAAGGGTAGTTCTCTTTTAAACCGGGGAGATATGTTCACGACAACTTTATATCGTCCGTAAGGAATAGCGGTTTCGCCAGCTATCTTTGTTTCTCCATTGTCGAATGTTCCGTTTTTGTTGATGTCCCTTACTTTGTCTTCCAGAGTATCGCAAAAATAAGTGCCATCAATATACATTTTTCCTATTGTGTAAGGATAATCAATAGGAGTTATTCTTTTCACTTTAATTTCCATAATCAATTGATTTTAAAAAGTTTATAGCAAATTAATCATATCGTCTATCGTCACTTCCTTTAGATTTATACCGGGGTATTCATCTTTGATCAGTTCATCTATGTATTCCACATCTTCAAACCTTTCTTGCTGGATCAAGAGGTTTCTAAGACCGATAAGGTAGTTAAGTCTTACGGAATCAATTCTTGAATCTATTGCCATGCAATAGTGTTTCAAATTCTTCACTCTCAACCAAAGAACAAATACAGTTCCCAATAGGAAAACCGTTATTATTCCCAGTAATACAATGCAAATTGTCGAAAATTCCATATCTTTTATCGTTTGTAAGCCATTTTTTCTAACTCCACAGTAGTTATATTCTCCGGGATTGTTTTAAGGCGTTTATAACGTCCTCTTTCAATCCGTTCTATAAATCCCGCTCTGTAAAGATAGGTAATAGTTTTCCTAAGTGTACCGTTAAAGAATAAATTGCATCTCGATACATCGAAAAACTCAAACGGACGATCTATGGAATTGATATGTCTAATAAGTTTTTGAAGTTCTGTTTCTTTCTTTCTGCTCATATCTTGTTGTTTTTAAATTGTACTTGTGAAAAGTAGGGAAAGCATATCTTCATTAAAGCAAGATTTGGGTGTTTACTATCAACTGGAAATAAACCTATTCTGTCCATATCAATCTATCTTTAGATACGTTTCTATTTCTGTAAGAGTGACAGATTTAATAACCAGATCGTTAATATCCGGCAGAAAATCAAAATACAGTTTTGCCCTTTCAATAGCTTCTGTATCGGAACCTGATTGAACCATCAAAACAGCTTTTTGCATTTTTACTTTTCCTTTAGGCGTTGTTTCTGGATAATAGGAAACGACTTTGAAAAATTTCTCTCCCTCTCCTACTACAGAAATAATATCTGTTTCCTTGATAGGAGAAATCCTAAAGTCTTCATTTGTTTCTTTCGCTCCCCAATCAGTAGTGATCGCTTCTACTTCCGTATAGGTGTAAGCCCTGACAAGAATAGTTCTTTTAACAGGTATTCTTGGCGGTTTAAAACCGTCTGGATTGTCTGTCCAGTAATTTATAGTTGATTCGAAATACATACTGTCATTAGATTAATGATTGTAAAATAATTCCTTTTGTAAAATCGCATTCTTCGCTACCTCTTGGAATGATAACGAAATTCTTAGACGGTGATTCTATCTTGAAATTGTAGGTTATCTCCGGGTCGGGAAGGAAAGATGCTTTTTCTATGTATAAAAACTTTTTGGCTTTCTTTCTCCATGCGGAAAAATCGTAAGAAAAAAGCGGTATCCCCTCTGCCGATAACAAAGATATCCAGTTTCCCCACATATCCATTACAAGAAGTCCTGCTGTTGCTTTGAAACTGTCGCCGGTATTCAAAGTAAAATTCATTACATGGTTGTAACCGTCTTTGATACACTCTGCAAGTTCCCTTCCAAATTCCGAATGGTTTTTTAGGGTAACCGCAAGAGCGAGATGCCCAGTTTCGTATATCTCGTCACATCTCATGGCTCTTGCGTCACTGTCTAAAGCAATAAGGACATCTTTTGTGATTCCGTCATTCTTCCCCATCTTCCTTTTTATTGGGAATAAGAAGAACAGACGGCACACCGTTACAGCCTTGGTTCAAAGGAATTTCATTCCATTTACCTTTTGTAATGGCTTTCACTTTCAAGAATACATCCAAAGGAACACCCAACATTAACGGTTGCGGCTTATAAGAATTGTCCCTTTCCCATTTTGCTACTTGAAGTTCAATGTTTGTTTTTACAGCTTCCATAGACGGCAAATAGGGTTCCAACCCTTCTATTTTGCTTGCATTGAAAAGCGATACATTCCCATTTTCATGAGGAACAATGGTGTAAAATTTATTCTTCTTCATCTTCTTCTGTTTCTTTGTTTTGTTCAAGTTGTTCTATTTTATAATAGATGTAATTATCAAACATGCAATGTACTGTGATACAAATTGCAATTATGATAATTGTAAGAAAAATCCAACCTGTAGTACTCATGTCTTTTTATTTTTGATGTTGCAAATGTAACATTATACTGTTACATAATTATCCTTTTATAGTTAAAATATGTAAAATTGTTAGTTTTTATAGTGTTACACTTACAATTTTTTGTTACTTATAAACGCCATTCTCCTGTATTTATATGACAATAAACCAATTCTTCTTTTGCTCTTGTAATAGCAACAAATTTCAAACATTCTTCTGCATACAGAGCTTTAGGTGTCTTTGCAAATTTAGAAGGAATGAGTTCAGGGTTTAAAAAGAAAACCCGTTTTGCTTCCAATCCTTTGCTTTTATGTATGGTAGAGAGAATGATGCCGGTTTTATCATCAGAGAAAATGTTTTTGATCTTTTGTTTCAAAGCTAAAAAAGAACCGGGGAAACGCTTGTATAGAATTTCAATGATAGAAACTTTTTCTTTCAAAGCTACATAAGAAGCGTTGTTAGTTATAGCGATTTCAGACAAACCTCTTTTTTTTAGTTTAGAGGCTTTATCTTCCAATAGGAGGTATAGGTCGTCCAAGCGTTCCTGTCCATCTAAAAGCCGGCAAAGACTTTCCCCGAAGTCCCGTCCCATGATGGATACTTTCTTTCCTCTTTCCAGCAACATAATAAAAGTGACAACTAAAGGATAATTGTTCCTACAAAGAATAAAATCCCCATTTTCAGCTTCAAAAATGTCACCACTTCTTACAATGCCTTCTTTTGCTGTGGGAACACATTCTGTACCGGGAAACACTTCATTCGCTACTTCGACAATTTTCTTTGCACATCTGTAAGTAACAGAAAGCGGTAGACAAATGGTATTCGGCATTTCTTTTATGGAATTAAACACATCCAAGTCAGAACCCATAAAATTATAAATAAGCTGTTTTGAATCTCCTACAGCAATAAATCTTCCTCTTGGCTTGATGTATCTTTGTAAAATTTCCTTTTGAAGTGTGAATAAATCCTGTCCTTCATCTGCCATAACAACTTGATACTTAGGAAAGTTTATTTCATCCACAAAATTATATGGAATCCATAGCATGTCTGGAAAGTCCATTTTGAAAGATTTGTTGCCTTGTATTTTAGCACAATCTTTTCTCCATCTTTCATTGATTTTATTTAGATTACTTATCATTGATTTTTCATAATCCAAATCATATTCAATACAAAGCGCAGAGATATTTTCTTCGTTGATTTCACAAAGCGACAACCTAATCTTTTCCCATAATTCTTGTAAGGCAAAATAATATCGCATTTTCTCTTTGTATTCTTTTTTCCTAAAATCAAATAATTCCATACAAAGAGAAAAACATTTATTCTCTTCAAGCTGCATACGGAACCTAAAATTTTTCATTAATGTACGAAGTCCCATTGAATGAAAAGTATTACATTCTACTGTAGTAGGCAGTTTTGTTTTTAATTCTTCTGCAATACTTTTGTTGAACGCCATAAACAAACAACTTGTTCCTGTCGGCGTTCTGTTGCATAACTCTTTTAGTGTAAAGGTTTTACCGCTACCCGCCGTTGCTTCTATTACCATGTTTTTATTGGTATTCTCGTAAGCATCGAAAATAGCCAACTGGTACTTGCTCCATTCCATAATTCTTTTCGTTTGCTTTTATTGTTGTTAATCTTCTTTCCTTAGATAATGAAGAAACTCGAATGGTTTTCTTGTTCCTTCCAGATAACGATCGTCTTTATCATTGGCAAAAGCCTCCTTTTCAAAAGAGATATTTTTGTAAGCCTTTTTAAAGCTCCAATAACGTATTGCTCTAAATAGGTATTCTGTTCTATACCAAATAAAGAACGGTATTACCAGTAATTCCATCTGTTGTCGCAGGTGTATGCTTTCATGATTGATCGTCCTCTTTCCTATTGGTTTATACTCTCTCCTTACAAAAATGAAAGGAAAGATGGTCATTGCTACATATCCCTTAAAGGGGATCAGCTTATTGTAAATAATTATCCCTTTCATATTCACTAAATTTCTTGTAATCCGCCAAATAGTCAGCAATGAAATTTCCGCAAACAATAGGGTCATTATAGTTTTTCCCATGTCCCGGGATCCATTTGACCTTTATTCTTAGTTTTGTGTGTTCCAAGACTTCCATGAAGATTTTCTCCCACAAATCCTGATTTTCTACACGCAAGTCTTCTCTTACCCAATCTACAAATTTATACCTCAATTGATCGGCCACATACTGACTATCTATATAGAAGGTAACGGTTGCCCTTAAATCCTTTCGAATAGCTTTTAAAGCCATTAAGACAGCTTCCGTTTCCCTTCTGCCTATAGTGGTATGAGAAAACCCTTTTCTTATGCTATATTCTTTGTCTTTCCATTTGATGTAAACAGCAGAACCACCCAATCTTTTAGGATGTTTTGCATAGCAGCTTCCATCTGTCCAAACTTCAAGAACCTTTCCTTTTCTTTGTTTTTTCGCCATACTTCTTTAAAATCATCAAACTTGAATCATCCTCAAAACCCTTGTTCAACATATCGGTAACCGATTTCTTGTTTTTCAACATTTCCCATAAATCCTTGTCTATGGTAGAAGATGAAAGCAAGTATTGGATTGTGACCGGATTTTCCTGTCCGCTCCTTTCCAATCTTCCTATTACCTGTACAAGATCGCTTGGACGAGGTGGCAATTCCAAAATAGCCATGTTTGAGCAAACCTTTTGAAGTCCATCCACTCCTGTCCCCAAGCATCCCATATTGGCAAATAAAAGTCTCTTAGAAGGTTCGGAAGAAAAGTCGGATAATACCTTTTCTCTTTTCTTCCCGGTCGTCTCACCTATGACAAGCAGGCTGTTTTTGAAAAGTTTCTGAATGTCTTTCAAAATAGTGGAATGAGAACCGAATACGAGTAATTTGTCATCTTCGTTTGCTTCTAACCATTCTTCTATCCATTTTTTAATTGCTTTCACCTTTCCTTCCAAAGAAAGCTGTTTTAGAAGATTCATCTTTACCAAAAACTCCGCTCTTGCAGCTTTTTCCACCTTTTCTTCATCCTTGAAATGCTTAAAGATAAATTCCAATAAATCTTCTTCCGCAGACTTGTAAGCCTTCTTGTTGGTTATCTCGCATTCCACCATGTTTTCGGTTACAGGCGGAAGCTCTTTTAAAGCATCCCGTTTACTTACATGGAAATAGCAACATTTGATGAGAAGGTCGTTCAGTTCCTTGATATTGGATGCACCTGTCACGTCCATTCCAAAAAAAGTTTCTTTCATGTTGCAATATCTTTCAAAGAAATAGTGATGGTAAGGGTCATCCGGCGCAATCTCTTTCAATCTTCCTATAAGTGCAAGTATGTTCAACAGTTCTGACGGACGGTTCATGATAAGCGTACCGGTTAACCCTATGATGGCAGAGGATTTTCCTGCCAGTTTTTTGAATGTCTTGCTCCGTATGGATTTTCTGTTTTTCAGAAAATGAATTTCGTCAGCTATAACAAGAGAGAATTTCTTTTTCTTCATCCCGTCCAGTCTTATTTCGATAGAGGTCTTGCCGTTCTTTTCTGTTCTTCTCCCCAGAATGTCGTAATTGATCACAAGAACATCGGCATCAAAATCTTCTGCCGGTGAAGTAGTGGAAATGACAGATACCCGTCTATTGGGATTTGTTTCTTTCCACTCTCTCAACCAACCGGATTTCACAGAAGCCGGACATACTACCATACAAGGGAAAAGATCAAGGATTTCTGCATAGAAAATGGACGAAGCGGTCTTCCCTGTTCCGACCGAAGAACCGTTTACATGGTTTCCGTGATTGATAGCGTAATAAAGATAGTCCATTTGATAGCTTCTCGGCTTTTTTAAGAGAGAAAGTCCTTCTATCAATAGTTCTATATCCTTTCTTGACAAAAGTTCCTTAAAAGGCTTTATTTCAGCTTTGCAACCTGTACGAACAATAGAAAGAGGATCAACTTCTTCTATTCCGCAATCCGATACAAATTCTTTGAGCAGAATTTCTTTAGCAGGATCAGATTTGATGTACAGTTCCTTGTTGGCAGAATTTCTTTTGTAAGAAGAAATGAATTTAAGCCTAAGTAACGCTTCCTTATCCAATCCGGCAAAATACCAATAGTCTTTTTCCTTGTAGTAGTACATCATTGATTCAATTTTATGTATTTACCTGATAATGATAAATTTTTGAGAATATTGTCAGCTTTACTCCCATAAGCAACAAAGCAACTATCTGTTCCTGGACTTCCGCCTTCTTTTCCGTGTTCATCAATAAACTTGATTCTTTTCCTTAGAAAATAAATAGAAGAGGCTTTATTCCATACAAATTCATGAAACATTGTGTTTCCTACTCGTGCATAAATAAGAGCTATTCCATTGTTGTGTTCTGATAATTTTCCCATAAATAGCTTTATTGTAGGGTTTGAGTAAGGTGGATTAAGAAACACAAACCCTTTCCAATCCTGTACAAGTCCATCATCTTCTTTGGTAAAGCATTTCTTTGCAGTGTACCAATCTTTTTTAGGAGCACAAGGATCAAGATCAAAATCATTTCCTAACGCTTCTATAATGTAAGGTGGTGTGTACCATTCTACTGTTGCTGATTTACCACCTCCAAATTTTGTTTCAAAATTAGTGTTCATTTCTTTCTATTGTCTATAAATTCAAAATAATACTTGCCATTCTTACACTTAATCTTCTTAATGATACAGAAATTCTTAATATTGACTTTTCCATCTCTTTCCAGTTTGTCAAATATGACTTCAAAGAGTAGGGAGATAATCTTGTCTACAGACCGCATGGAAATAAAACTTCTGGCATTTGTTCTAAACCCGGCTTTATTCAATGCTTTCATGAAGTTGAAAGTTACCTCCCTGTAAATCTTACTCATTCGTTTTTATTTCAAATTAAACTACTCGAATTGATCGTCTTCATTAGGATCGCAATCTTCATCTTCGAAGTCGTTAATCCAATCTTCTATATCTCTTTCCATCCTATTTTGATTTCAAACTCTTCCGGTGTCAAAATAGGAATGTTTAAATCCTTTGCTTTCTTCACTTTGGATGAAGAGCTTTCCTTGTCTTTTGTTACAAGAATTGTGGTGTTTTTAGATACGCCGGAAACAATTTTGTGGCCTTCTTTTACAAGACGTTCTTCCCACTGTTTGTTTCTGAATCCCGTAAAACAAACCGATTCGGGATTGTCGTTTTCTACCGTTTCTTCTTGGATAAAAGAAATAGAAACAGGTGTACCACTGCAAAGATCAAAGAATGCCTTTAGTCCGTCATTGAAAGATTTTGCAGTAGTCTCGGCAATACCATCAATAGAAAGCAAGTCTTTCATAGGAACTTCCTCGTTTTCGAACATATAATCTATCTGGTCTTTGGATAGACTGTTGAAAATCATCTGACAGGTCTTTTCTCCTATCACACCATTAAACACATTGTAAGCGGTCAAAATTCTTGCAAAAGGAACCCCATCATCTACATAGGAATCAAATTGCTTTCGCAGCTTTTTAGAAAGACTTTTTCCTATTCCTTCGATTTTTTCAAGTTCCTTTTCTGTTGCATTTACAATGTCTTCAATAGAGAAAAGTCCACCTTTATAGAGCTTTCTTACGGTTGCTTCCTGCATTTCTTCCGTACCCAATGTAGCAAAGAAATAGACAAGTTGCTTCACTGCTTTTTCATCACAATTTGGGTTCACACAAACAAGATCAGTTAGATTTGCATCCCATCTCAATGGTTCTCCACAAGAAGGACAAAACATCATGCTATCACACATTCCCTCAAAACATTCCACACTATATTTTAGTGTTTCCAAGTGTTTAGGGATAACATCTCCGCTTCTTGTAACCACTATATAGGCATTAGGACAAATATGATTATCAGTAATGTATCTTGCATTGTAACCGGTACAACGTGTGACTGTAGCACCATCAAATTCAACCGGCTCAAAAACGATTACAGGTTTGCTTTTGCCATCTTTTGAAATACTCCATTCAATAGAAGTAACTTTGGTTGTATATCTTTCTTGCCAATCCGGGTTTTTATAAGCAATAGCGTAACGCGGGTTCCCATTAGGAAGTCTGCCTAAAGTATTACGAATGTTTTTGTTGTCCACTTCAATTACAAGACCGTCACATTTGAAATTTTTGGTAAGTTCAAACAGTTCATTCAAGTAATTGAAAGCGGATTTTTCATCATCAAAAACAGAAGCGGAAGTCACCCAATACTGCGTAGCATACGGTTCGTAAGCATTGTAAAGCACTGCAAGCTGCATAGACTTATCTCTATCCAAGTCCATAATACCGTACCGGATATAAGCGGTGTTCCCTAAAACCTGCGGGTTTATTTCATCCGCATTGAAAGCTCCTGCCACAGAATTTCTTGCACTTTTGTAACCAAGTGGTTTTACGTTTTTCAAAAACATACCTACCGGGATAATGGCTTCACCGAAAGTAAACTTGTTCAAACGGTCAATCGGTCTACCAGAGTTGATATACTTATAATGCTCATTGCTTTTCTGTCCTTCTATTCCGTCACCCCTTGTCCAACAATCACCTATGATTTCATCCACCAAAAGAGAAATACCGTCATATTTAGGTGTAATGACAATTTTATCATTTGGGTGAAGTTCCCACACATCTTTAACCCATCTTCTGATCTCACTGATTGTTTTTACCTTTTCCAAAGAAAACATAGGATACGGCAATCTTTCCATCCGATTACCCTTTTTGTTTTCTTCAATGATAGGCTTTGTCAGGATTTCGCTATCAGGATATTCTTTTTTCAACTGGTCGATCAAAAGATCATACTCCTTATCACTCATAATAGGAGCACCTTCTCTGTATTTTTGGTTGGCTTCTATGATTTTGCCTTCCAATTCTTTTTGCTTCTTTGTCATGTTTTTATTTGTCTAAGGATGAAAGAAATGCTCTGGTATTCTCTACAGAATCACACTTGTTTTCTTCTTTTTGTTTGCCCCTGATTTCTATCAAAATCTTATAGGCTTCCGGGAAGTTGTCTTGCAATTGCTTTTCTGTGTTGATATAGTCAAGAGCACAGGCAACCCTGTTTCTGGTTTCGTTTTCCAGTCTTCTAAATTCATACGCTTTCTTGCTCCATTCCAAAATATCTTTTTCAAAAAAGCATTTAAAATCGTCCAGATATTCACCATAAAACATTTTAGGCATCCCTATTCCATCCAAAGGAATGGGTTCATAGATACGAGCATCCTTTGTTGTTTTTAAAAGTTCATCCGTAGAGATGTGACTATAAAACAAAAGTGGTTTCATGGACGGGTATCTGTCTACAATGGATTTTATTTCTGGCGGCAGAATAGCATCCACTCTATTTTGCAATTGTGTTCCAATTCCCTCCAAATAATCACTTAATTTCTTTCTTGCTTTTTGGGCAAATTGATTTCTAATCATTTCTTTGTCCGCTACTAATAGTTTAGCCATAATCTTAAATTCTTTTCGTTATTTTTAGTAATATGAATAATGCAATCAAAACTGTAAAAGCACCTATCCCCATACCTCCCATAAAAGAAAGCAATCTATTAGGAGCCGCCTTTACTTCTTCTTTCAAGTTTTCGTTTTCTTTGCTTACTTTAGACAGCTTTTCTTTGAGGCTTTTTACAACCAATTCCAGACTATCGCAAGAAGCTACTATAACAATAGTGTCACCTTTCTTTTGAACTGAAAGGTTAGCTTGTCCTTTACTTGTTTCCCTTTTTTCTCCATCTTCCATTTTTTGAGGATTGATAGTGAGATTTACAATTGAATAGGGAATCTTTACAAGCGTATCTGCTAACTCTCTTTCCCAGAATAGGGAATCTTTTAGTGTGAAGTTATAGTCTGTCTTTTGGGAAGGACGGGATTTGCACCCGCCCAAACCAATAAAACAACAAAATAACAAACAAAAAGCAATTACCGAATTTCTTTTCATATACTTTCTTTTATGATCGCTGACTTTAAAAATCCTGTTATTCCCATCCGAAAGGATTTCAATTTTCCGTTCCGAATAACATCCAGCTCAATGTTTCTAAAATCCCTTGCCACCCTCACACCTTTGATTGTAGCTTCTCCTATTCCGGGAAGTTCTATCGTCTTATCTCTTAATCTGTTTAGGATACAGTTATTCTTCGAGTTCATGCGGTTTTAGAACGCTTTTGTAAATCACGAAGTTATCATGCCCGAAACCGATAGAGACAGAATCGCATTCCTTTATCCACCCCCTTATTGTCCCTTCCGAATAATTAGAAAGATTGGCTTTCAAAACAATGCTTGTAACGTCTTGTCCAATTGCTTCATTTTGATAGAAGTCCCTTGTCTTTCCGTTGAAATTATCCAAAAGGATAGTTCTTTCCATCTTTCCGTCTGCCGACATAATAGCAAGAACAGGCTTCTTTCCTATTCGTTGCATGTGGCTAATAGCCATATAAAGAATATGTTCCATGATTAATTACTTATAATTCAACATGTTCTTAATCGCTTTTTCTTGATAGAAGCGTTTCTTGTCTTCGCCTCCATCTTTCTTAGAAAAGTTGTTCGCCCTTTTCTTCAATATCTTTGCCTTGCTTTCGGTAGACATCATCTTAAATTCTCCTATAGAAATGTCGGGAACCTTTTCGTTCTTTTCTTCTTCATAAGAGACTTGCTTACCGCATACCGGACATTTGGGAAGATTGGAAGGAACAAGTTTATTGTAACGAAAGACGAACTTTGCATTTGTCATGGGAGACTTTATCCCAAACCTTTCGCAATTTTCATTGCCACAATATATTCTTATCATTCTGAATCTGTTTGATTTTATCCTTCAAAAGAAAAAGTTGCTTTTCCGCTTCTTCCAATCTTGAAGGGTCGTTTACATTGTTTTTGAGGTAGGAAAGATCGTGTTCAATACTTTCCAGTCTGTCCAAGAAAGACAAGACAAAAATGTTCAAATACTTATTACTCGCCATAGTCTAAATTATTTGTTTGTTACTTATAACGGACGCAAATGTAACAATATACTGTTACATCTCCAAGTAATTTTGTACATTTTTGTCTTGAAATTGTCAGATTTCTAAATCAGCCCTTTTCGTCTTGCATATTCGGCAATCAAAATACCATCCCTATCCGGGTGTTTTATAAGTACTTCCGGGAACAACCTTTTCCCTATATCCAAAGAAGCCTTTTTAAGCTCTGGTGCACCTGTAATCCCCTTTGGTAATAGCTCTCTTTGCCATTCCTTAGAATCCACAAAAATGTATGGCACTTGGTAAAGCTCCAGTACGGTTAATTCTGCCTCCAATGCACGCATAGCAGAACAAGTCGCTTCAAAGCGTGCAGGATTCTTCATGGGACGTTCAACGATCGCAACGCATGGTGCGTGTTCTTGTAGGTCTGCAATAATTTCCGCCAACACCTTTACATCCACACGAGAGATATTTTTCTTTGTTTTTGTATAATCCTGACCGGAAATAACAGGTGTTTTTACCATATTGTAATAGGTGAGGTCTTTCCCTACTGTTCCGATCGAACCGGTTACACCGTTGTCTATCCCAATGTAAAATTTCAATTCTGTTTCTTTACTCATTGTTCAATACGGCTTATACCGTTCTCCTTTATTATTTTAAGTGTTTTACACTTAGCGTTTTCATTCGAAATATGGGTAGTAACCAAAATAGGATACTGAATAAATTCCAATGCTTCGATCACATCATACAGACTTTCTTTCGATAACCCTTCTGTGATTTCATCAATGGATAGGAATTGTAAGCCTCCCCATCTGTTTGTTTCGTTTATCATATTCTGGATAGCGATAATAAGAGCTATTTCTACCCTTGCACGCTCGCCACCACTGTAGTACCAAAAGTTTTCTGCTTCGTCCCGGACGACATACGGAGTTATTTCTTCTTTGATATCTCCGTCCGCTTTTGTCTTAAATCCTTCTATTAAGATACGAAGGTCGCTATTTTCTGCTTTCAGGATATTGTTCGCTCTTGATTGAATATTTTTCAACTGTTCCAACGCAAGGTACATTTTGAAAGACTTAAACCTACCGATCCATTCTTTTTTCTTGAATAGAAGGGCATCCAAATCGGAAAGCTCTTTGTCGTATCCGGCAATCGAAAGCATAGTGTCCTCTATTTGTTTTTCTTGTGAAGACACATCCACTTTCGTAGCTTTTTCTTTCTTGATTTCCTTTATCTGCTTTTCATTGTCTTTGATATCGACCAAGTTGGATTCAACCTTTTCAGACAAAGATTTCTTTTTTCTTTCCAAAAAAGAAATGGTACTTTTAGTCTGTTCAATATCATCATTGATCTTGTAAAGAGAAGTATTGATTTCTTGTGCCGACTGACGAATCTTGTCGATTTCATCTTCTTGTTCGTTTTTCAATTGAATGAAAGAAGAAATAAGTTCTTCATATTCTTTCAAAGATTCGTCCAAGGATTCCATCTCGGTAACAACTTCCTTCTCCTGTTTTCCTATTTTCACCTTCTTCTTTTCTTCCTGTTCCAGTGTAGTGTCTTTCAGTGTAAGGAATTTGTGCTTACATTTTGGGCAAGTAATCGCACCGGATAAGTTTACAAGGACTTTTCTAAGGGACACTTTCAGTTCATCATGAATTTTTGAAAGTTCTTCTTTCATTTCCAACACTTCATTCTGATTTGCTTTTGTTTCCCCCAATTCCTTTTTAACAGATTCAATCACTTCCTGAATTTCTTTGGTAGAAGGAAGTTGGTTTTTCTTCTTTTCTTCTTCTTTTAAAAGAGCTTCCAGTTCTTCCAAAGTGGAATTATTTTCCTTGATGCTTTTGTCTGCACGACCAATTTCATACCGGAAAGAATCAATTTCTTCTTTCAGAGATTTTATCATACCTTCTCTTTTTTCGATACGAAATAGTTTGTCGGCTTCAAAGTCAAAATTGGCAGCATCTTCTATTACCTGTTTTAGTGCCTCTATACTACCTTCCGCACGATCCTTTTTGCTTTGAATAGCAAGTTTTTGAGAAGATAAAGTATCCAGTTCTTTTTGAATGATATCTTTTGTTCCGTCCAAAAAGTCGTAATTAATAAACCGGCTGATAAGAGCCAACTTATCCGTATTGGAGCTTTTAAAGAACGATTTGTAGTATTCCTTACAAATAAGGAAATAGCTTTTCAAATCTTCCGGAGAAATAGCGATCCAAGAAAGGATATAGTTATTCCCATCTTTTACGGTAGCAAGTTCTACCGGTTTACCGTTCAAAGACACATTTAGTTTACTGCTTCCTTTTAAGGGCAAAATGCGCTCGATAGAGAGAGTTTCTTTTCTTATTGGACACTCTATATCTAAAGAAACTTTTGCTTCCTTCTCACCCCTTCTAATGAGCTTTTTATCCACACTGCTTCGGTAATTGTTCCCGGTAACGGCAAAATAGACAGCTTGCTGCATGGATGAATTATGGGTAGGAATGTAGTTGTTTGTAACAAACATACCGTCTTCACTGGAAACAGTTATGCACTGTTGTTCTTCCGCACCCAAACAAGTGAAGGCAATCATCTTTCGGGAAGGTTTACTCAAGCATTCCGGCACTTCAAAAAAGACTTCTTCGTCTTTCGATCTTTTCATGATTTCTTCAAGCGAGATTACATACCAGTCTTCGCCTTTATGCAAACGTACTTTCCATAAGTGACTTCTGTTGCATTTGACTTCCGTCCCGTCAGAAAATGTAATCTTATAGGCAATGTCAATGTCATGGAAAGGAATAGCTCTTACCACTTGATACGCACCGGAAGGATGAAGGATAACATCTCCTACCTTTATTTCTCTCATTTTTACAAACCCATTAGGAGTAAGGATGTCTGCATCCATTGTTAAGGCTTTCCCGCTACCATTACTTCCTTGATTGTCGTCTGTTTTATTTAACCCTACAAGTGCAGTTACCCCATCTTGAAATTCGTATTTAAAGTGTTCAAATGACACGAAATTTGTTGCTTCAATTCTAATCGGCTTCATTTTCTTCTTCCTTGTTTTCAAATGTTGTTTCTTTCTTTCTGAACGTATCAAGAACGTCCTTTTTGATCTTTTCAAACAGTTTTGTGTCTTCCAAAAGGCGTTTTCTTGCTTTCGGGAACCCGAATCCTATTTTTTCTTCCCCATAATAGATGTAGGTTCCCTTTTTGGAAAGCACACTCAAATCAAGTCCCATATTTACAATTTCCATCACCTTGTCAATACCTACCCCAAACCGGATAATGATTTGACAAGTTTTAAAAGGCGGTGCAACCTTATTCTTTTTACAGGTTATTTTCACCTTATTGGAAACTTGCGTTTCCCCTTCCTTTTCCGATCCCACACGAGCAAGTTCAATTCTCTGACTTGCATAGAAAGGGATAGCAAAACCTCCCGGTGTTGTGGTGGCTGCGCCATATCCACCTATATTAGATCGGATTTGATTGATACAAAAAAGAATACATCCGGTCTGCTTACAGATATTTTTCAAAATATTTACCTGGGAACTTAAAAGGCGTGCCGTAAGCCCTATATGTGCGTCCCCTGCTTCTCCATTCAAAAGAGCGGTAGGAACAAGACCGGCAATAGAATCAATCACAACAAGACCAATAGATTCTTCATTGCACATTTCCTTTGCTATTTCAAGCACTTCTTCTGCGGTAGAAGGTTGGGAAAGGATAAACTTGTCAGGGGACAAATCAATTCCTATTGCTTGCATGTATTTTGGGTCAACAGCGTTTTCCGTATCAAGATACCCTACTGCTTTCCCTGATTTCTGCATTTCTGTTACCAAGTGAAAAGCAATGCTTGTCTTGCCGGAAGAAAAACCTCCATAGGCTTCCACAACACGACCTTTTGCCCATCCTCCACCAAGTATTTCATCCAGCAAATAAGAACCGGAATGAACAAACTCAACATCTTGCCTTCTTCCGGCTATAGCATCCTTACCAAAACGATCTTCTATTCTTGAAATAAGATCGCCCAAACGATTAGGTTTTTTGACTTCTACAGGTTGTTCTTCTGTTACCGTCTGGACTTCTTCTACCTTTTTAGTTTCCTTCTTTTTCGACATACAGCAATTTGTTTAAAATTTCCTTTCCCTCTTTTTCGTCATATCCGTTTTCTTTACAGAAAGACGAAAATCTATCTTCTATGTCCTTTGTTTCCAAAGTCTTCACTTCTACAGTAGGAGCAAGGACTTCCTTTATTTCAATTTCCTTGAATTTCTTTTTGATATCCACACCTTCTTTTGTAAAAGCATCTTTATCAAAAGCATCAAGTGAAGATTGCTCTCCCCAAACCTCTACCCTTACACGAGCGGTAGGGTTTTCTTTCTTGAACTTGTTAATAAGTGCCACCGCTTGCTTGTGTGGTGTTTCTTCTAAGTCAATTTCCAGTTTTTTGAATACTGTCCCTTTTGTGGAAGGGATAAGATCGACTTCCAAATCAGAATCCAGAAGCCAAAAACCCTTCTTTTCATCTTCCCCAAAATTGTTCTGTTGGACACTTCCCAAATGGTAAATGTTACTACCTACGCGTTGGTAATTATGATAGTGTCCTAAATACACTTTTTTGAACATCTCAAACATGGAAGGCTTTAGTTCACTTTTTACTTCTGTTCCGTCCATGTTTTTACTACCGGTTACAGCAAAATGCCCAAATAGGATATTCTTCTTTCTCTTGTCCCCGATTTCTGCCAATTCGTCAAGTAAAATGTCATCAGTGAAAAATGGCAGGAAAAAGCAATAAACCCCTTCTATCTGCATACCGTCCAATTCTTCCACCAAAGTAAAAGAAGGATGATGTTTAAAGGCTGTAAGAAATGACTTTTGACTTGAATAGGATGTTTTGTCATGATTACCGGGAATACAAACTATTTGATGTCCGTTTTCATCATACGCTTCCAGTATTTCATGAAGTGTAGAAAGGCATACTTCCCTTTGAGATACCCTGTTGTCAAAAACATCACCCAGCCAGATATGAGTTTTAATACCCTTTTTGTCGGCTATATCCATTTCTTCCAATAAAATATCTTTTATGGTAGAAGCGTTTCCCTCTGACAGATGATGGTCGGTTGAGATTATAGCTAAATATTTTTTGCTCATGTTTGTTTTGTTAGAAAGGAAGGGGACTGTATTTCAAGTCCCCAACCAAATTAGAAAAATATGAAAAACTAAAAAGAAGAAATTATTTCTTTTTCATTCTGGCTTTCAGAGCTTGCAATCTTGCTTTAGCCTTTGAAAGTTCTTCGTCCTTATCCGTAGCATCTTCATCGACCGGGGATTCTTCTTTTGATTCTTCCTCGTTTTCCGGTTCATCGTCCGACTCCGAATCGGCTGCCGTTTCCGTAGGAGCTTCATGAAGGGTAGAATCCATGTCTTCTTCTTCCGGGAAAGGAAGTGCCTCGCCAGCTTGTGCCAGATCATACCAAGAACGAACCTCTGCTATTGTCAGATCGTCCGGCAATTCAGCTTCCGGGTATTCTTCTCCAATATAATCTTCCAAGAACTTTTTCATCTTTGAAAGAGGTGGATAAGAAGCTACTTTTGCTGCTTTTTCTTTTGCCGGTGCACTTGCCGGATTCTTTCTCGGAGCAGATTTTTCTTCTTCCTCATCTTCGTTTTCCGGTTCTTCCGCTTTCTTTGACTTAGAAGTGGATTTTGTCTTTTTGGGAGCTTCATCTTCCCCCTCATCGTCTTTGCTACCCTCTTCCGGGATCAATGCAGCCATCTCCTCTATTTCAGTAAGGAAGCCATCATCAGCAAAAATATCGTATCCGTTTTCTTCGTCAAAACGCTTCAACCCGTCAAGAGCCATATTGAAATCTTTCTGTGAATAAACGTCCTTGTAGATTTCTTCCAGCGTAGGAACTTCATTCAAGAAATATTCCATGTCTTCGTCAGGAATAGCAGTTTCTTCAAAGAAATCATCCCAAGTTTGTCCTTTTTTTGGAATACCGGCAGACAAAGAGTAAGTTTTCTTTCCTTTGTCGTCTTCCCCCATTGTGATCACAAGCGGGTATGCTCCTTCCAATTGTGAGAAGATATCGAAAGAAACCGTTTCATCGTCTGACATCTCAACCGAGATTTCTTTTATGCGCTTCATCCATGTTCCATACAACTGCAAACGGGCAAAGTCTTTCGAGCCTTGATATACGTAGCAAACATACGCCAAAGTAGGATTAATACCCCACACAAACTTGTTTCCTTTCTTGTACCCCATGATAGGATTGAGGAACTTTCTGCGCTCTGCATCATCCTGATATTCTTCGGAAGCCTTTTTCCTCACATAGTCGCAGTACAGAACAATAGGGTCTTTCCCTTTCAAAAGACTATTTCCATGAATGTCGGCACAGAAAACATTCTTGTCTTTTACCTCCTTACCGGTCACTTTACCATTCTCGTCATAAGTAGGCACTTCTACACGTAATTTGGACATTTTGCAAGCTACATAAGCCTTGCCCATTGCCGGAACAACACGGAATACGTTCTTTCCTTTCTGGACAGTCGCAAAGCCTGTATAGCTCTTATTGCCTTTGTACATTGTTTTTTCAGCCTGCTTTACTTCCGCTTCTACATCTTCAATTGATTGCTTCTTGAATTTCGATTTGTCAAATTTCATGATTCTTTTTAATTTAATTGATTGATAAATAAATCGTTATTTCTCTTTTATGATTAAAAATGTGTTGATCTCACCTTCTACCAGATTGTCCAGAAATTCTTCCGGTGTCACCTTCGGAACCAACCCTGTCAATTTCTTGTCCTTTGACTGTAAAGCCCAATAGAGACTGTCTATTTCCGCCAAATGCTTTTTCTTTTTGACCAAATCCTTTTGCATGGCATGTAGTTCCGGGTTGATTGTCAAAATATCGTCCAAAGAACTTTCCGTAAGTTTCACAAGTCCTATGTCTTCTACCTTCACCTTTCCACCGTTTACAATAGATTCACGTCTTATCTGTGTGGCAAGTTGCGCTTTATAGACATTAAATTCCACTTTTGCAGATTCATATTCCGATTCTGCTTGTGACCTAAGAAGCCCTACTTTATTCAGTAAGACGGAACAAGTAGCGATTTCTCCATATAAATTAGCGTGATCTATGGAAGTTACTGCGTCCATGTCCAATTCGTTTTTCAAATCATTGGAGAGTAAAACTATTGCTTTATCTCCTATATTTCTTACCAATTTCATACCCCAAGTTTTATGAATTTACTATTACTGTTTACTTGCAATACATATTCTTCTTTGAACTTGTCAAAGTTAGCCTTTCCGCTTAATAGGAGAAGGTTTTTCTTTGTGGACTGAAAGAACTCTGCGTTTTCCTCATAATCGTCCGGGAAAATGACTACACGAAGGAACTTGTAATTGCTTTCAAGCAAAAGATTGGCAAACCGTCCTTTCTTTCCTTCTCTTTCTTCCACTTCTAAAACGTAACCGCCTACCATAACCATTTCATAGGTTGATCCGTCATAGTTCTGCAAATCTTCCACATTGTAGAAAACCCCATTTTTGACTTTTGGTTTTAAATATTCTCTTACCAGCTCTTCATAGTCGAAGAAAGCAAATCCGGACTTGTTCTTTTGCTGCAATAGCCACCACCAATCCTTACCAATCTTTTTCTTTTCAAAGGCAAGAAAATATTCATCCTTTTCTTTATCAATTTTGATCTTATTCTTTTCTCGGCACTTTCCAAGCATGAACTCCCTTGCAGAAAAGATATTGGAAAATTCCCTTGTTTCATCCATCATATCGAACGCACCAGAATAGATAAGATTTTCAATAACGGATTTATTCACTGCCGATCCTTTGAACGTATGACGATCAATAAATTCAGCCAAAGAAAAATACTCCCCATTTTTAGAGCGTTCTTCCATAATCTGATTCTGTGCCTTTTCTCCTACTTGTTTTGTTGCATTGATTGCCCAATAGATACTATTATCTTTTTTGTCAGCCACAATGTTTATATCAGACTTGTTGATATTTACAGGTTTGATTTCGATCCCTTCTGTCTGCTGCATTTCATTGACGTATTGAGGAAAGTCATCTTCACTTGCACGGGACAGAGCAACCGACCAAAATTCCAAAGGATAATGCACTTTCAGCCATAAAGAATTGTAAGCATTAATAGCGTAACTTGCTGAATGACTGTTACATGTTATAATCCCTTGATCTGTACAATAATTATGATTCGGATCATCTATTTCCACATCGTAAACATTTTCTATTTTATCCAGTTCAATACTTACTATTTTCGATAAAGCAGATGGATATCCTTTCTCACCTCTTTTCATCCTGCCAAATTCACGATAATGAATTTTCTTGTGACAAGAAGGACAGATAGCAATAAGATTTTCATCTTCATTATTTCTCCTGTTCCCGTCTCTATGGTGAATTTCCAATCTGCCTTCTTTCCCACAATTTTTACAAACTCCAAATCCACCATTTTTCTCTCTGAAAGATCCAAACTTAGAAGATTCTCCATTTGTTTTTACAAAACCCATGTGTCCTTTTTTAGAGTTTAAAGATTCCGGATTGTATTTACTCCAATTTTTACCCCTCATATCGGTAAAATTGTATCGCTGACTATCCGTTTTCTCATACGGCATTTGCACATACAGATTATCTTCTCCTACTCTCAAATCTTTGCACATAACTTTACCTCTTTGAGTAGGGAATTTATGGTTGTCTGTTACAGATACAAAACGACCGTCCTCTAAAGTTATTTTATAAGTTTGCCTTACCCCAGCAAACCTAATATCTTTAATTTTTCGATCTCTTATACGTCCATCTTCACACATAGTAAGACAAGTTCCATAGCCAACTCTCAAATATTTACTCCTAAGAGGAGTCCAATTGTTTGCTTTTGCAAATGCAAGATCGTTCTTAATCAAATACATTTCTTCGATAGTAGGTTGTCTTTTGTTTTTGGGACAAGAGTTTCTTAAAATTCTGTAACTGCCTGATATACAGCGGTTAAAAGCATACAAACCAAATTTTTCCATCTGTTTCCAGAGTGCTTCTGCGCTTTCTTTCGTTACCCCTTTTGAAGCAAATCTCTTTACATACCCATCCACAAATTTAGGATGAATTTTCTCTACTTTGTCCTTCTTTTTTTTTGCAATTGCAGCACGAGCAACATCTGCTTCTTCTTCCGAAAAACCAGCAAGAACTTGCACCATTTTAACGATCTGTTCTTGGTATACTTGCACAGAATAAGTATTTTTCAGAATTTCTTCCGCTCCAATAGGGTATTCCGGCTCTTTTTCTCCGTTTTTCAAAGCAATGTAGTCCATGTGAAAACCATTTTCCATTGGCCCGGGACGGAACAAGGAAAGTGCTGCCACTACATCATCCATGTTTTTAGGCTTCAATTTTTGAGTATAAGCGCACAATCCTTTTGCTGAAAACTGAAATATATCGCTAAGCCAACCGTTTGCAAAATATCTGTAAACCTCTGGATCATCATATTCTATATCAGAATAGAGATTGATTTTCCTACCCGTATTCTTTTCAATCAGATTCAGAATATCAGTGAATTTGTCCAATTGCTCAATACCAAGAATATCTTCTTTCAAAAAACCGGCTTCGTCCATTTCTCCACCTTCCCATTCACTGACAATTAAATCGCCTGATTTTCTAACCGGACACCACTCATACATTGTCTTTTCTTTTGGAAAGATCATCATAGCACAAGCATGAATAGAAGCTGCCTTTTGTTGTCCAAGAAGAAGAAAAACAATATTCATCATTTCTGGATATTTATTCAGAAATTGATTTACTTCTGACTTCTTGCAAGCAAGTTTCAAAAAATCTTCTTCTGTCTTTACATCTTCTATCATTTTAGTAAGCCTCCTAAGAGTAGGAATTGAGACTCCATAGAGCTTTCCTACATCGTTTATAGCCTGTTTTATCTGTAAAGTGGTATATGTACCCACAGAACAAACTTGCGAAGCTCCAAAACGATTTTCCATATATTGTTTTACTGCCGGTCGGTATTCTCCCGGCACATCTGTATCAATGTCTAACGCTCCCCCTTGTCCGAAAACAAGGGGGAAATTGATCGGGGAGCGATCCCGGTACAAATCGCTCCACCTCTATTTCTTTAATTTTTTCTATTTTCATATACCAAAATATATTAAAATTAATAAAAACTATTCATTTTCTTTAATACACATAGGATGTCTCTTCCCTCTGCATAATTTGATTTTCCTATACGAAGCATCTTTTGGATTATTCCCTTCGATATCCCGGATATTGAAACTACCTGTTTTTCTTCTACCATATATAAACATTATTTTATTGTTATATAATACTTTATCAAATAAACGAAATCCAAAAACCTCAAATGGAGATTGATTCATACGTTTCAATCCTCCCTTCTGAATCTTTATTTTATGAATCTGGCGATTATGTCTTCTAATCAATTTTATCCTATAAAGGCAATTAATTCTATCAGCTTCGAAGTTCTTGGATATAATAAAAGCATCAGATGCATGAGATTTCTTTATGTTATGAATTATACGGTTGTGTTTCGTTACATAACCGTATGTCATGAATACGTTTGGATACAAACCTTTTAAACAATCACACAACCTCCATCTCATTATCCCCATTACGGCAGCGTCGCGAAGCGACTTGCCTCTCCGTATCTTCAAGTCTATCTTACCTTTATGATAATCATCATGACATGTCTCACATAAGGTTATTAAATTGGATGGAGAATCACCACCGGTTTTCCTTGATTCAATATGATGAACGTTAAGGACCTTGTTTTTTGACTTACCCTTGCAATGACAGCATTTGTGACCATCACGGTATAAGACATATTCCCTTACGTTCCAAAAACCAAGTTGTTCTCCTTCTTGATATAATTTACCCTCTATGTCAGGATTCTTGATCTTTTGTGTATCAAATTGAGCTACTTCAATAACGAGGCGAGTAATTGGCAAAATAGAATACACATTTTGAATAACGCGAATATGAGCGTCTATCTTGTTCTGCACCGAAGGTGCTAACCATCCTTCACGTTTTGATTTTATCCTATTATCAAAACGAGGTTTTCTATACCTCAATCTTGACCGCCTTGTCCGTCTTAGCTCTCTCCTTGTAGACAAAAGATCTACCATATCACTTCTCAGAGTCACTTCACTCGCATAAAGCTCTTTGCTTTTCGTCGTTGCTGACAAACCAACATGTTTGGTTCCGGCATCAACGCCTAACGTAATTTCTTGTTTGTAACTATCGGATATGTACGTCAATCGGATGGTAAACGGACATAGGTTTACAACGACCGCCTGTTTTGTTTTAAGCAGTCTCCTAACCTTTCCATGCCTTGTTGTTGGCATAAGCGGTTTACCTTCTATGTTCTGTACATACACCATTATTCACAAACAACATAATGTTTATTCAACATAAGTCAGGATAAAAATCCTGTTAGTACCCATCGCCAATGTTATCAAAGGTTTGTTGTAAGCAACACTGTTTCCCAAATACAAAAACTGTTTAATCACTTACCTTAGAACTACAGACTTGGGCAAATATCCGTAGGTAACTATCTATTCTTTAATAACGTAGTTCTTGTTTCAGAACTTAGGCTAATAACCAGATCCGATTTTACGGATGTATTAAAATGGGATAATGATTTTATCTGATTTTAATACTATTTGCGGTTATATTCTTGTTACTTGATATTAGACTAAAATGTCATCTCCTACTTTCAACGCTTTAGTTGTTATATTGATAGGAAGGATTTTCTTTTTCCCGTCTGCAAGAGTTACCTCATACATCTTTTTCTTTTCAAAATGTCCTAATCGTCCTCTTGTCAAAAATCTTTCAAAAAGTAAGTTAAACTTCAAAGGATGTGTATTTATGATACCAAAAAGATAAGAAATTAAAGAACCGCTTGCACTTCCGCGACCCGCACCTAACAAAATGTTATTCTTTTTACACCAATTGACAATATCACGCAAAATCAAAAAGTAATCCACAACATCACCAAACTTAATAATCTTAGATTCTCTTTCGATCCTTTCCACAAGCACATCTTCCGAGTAATCTTCCAAAAGTTCCGGTTTGTTCTCCAACCCTTCATAAATCAAAGAATCAAACATATCTTCATTGGAAGTGTATTTTTTCTTTTCTTCTTTTGTCATTTCATAACGGGGAAGATGTCGACTGTCAGTAGGAATTTCAAAGTTGCAATTTTCCGCAATCATATCAGCGTTAGTCCTTGCTACCATATAAAATTCCTCCCCTCTTTCACTATCCCCGAACAAAGAAAGAAGTTCTTCCATGTAAGTCGCTTCATCTTTGAAATACTGATTGCCGGATTTGTAGTTTACTTTCCCGTCAATCTTATTTACGACTTCCCGAAGTATGGCATATTCCGGCTCAATATAATAAGCATCACAAATAGCTACGGGCTTCATTTTGGACTTATAGAACTGTTCAAAGTTCATCAAATAGAAGGTATCCCTATCGTTCTTTGTGTATTTCACGGTATCTACTTGCCAAAACACATTGGGTTTGTTTCTCAAAAGGATAGGAACATCTTCAAGCTGTATTGTTTTTGGATCGAATACAATGTACACATCTGAAACATGTTCCGACATGTCTTTTGGAGAAACGAATTTTCCATTATCACCACAGTTCAAAATCTTGTTTAATGCAAGCAAATGCTGCCAGCCCTTTTCATTCTTTGCATAGACTTTGTAAGTATAGACAATATCCTTCTTTTCATCCTTTACCGGGACTTCCAGACCAAACACAGGGATGATTCCTTCTGCCTTGCAAGCGTTTTGAAATTTGAGCGCACCTGCCAAAGTTGCTTTTTCAACAATCCCCAATCTTTCTATTCCTAAGAATTTGGCTTTCTTTACCCAATCCGGGTACAATCCCGTACCATTCAAAAGTTCAAACGATCCATGTACTCCCAAAAAATTAGTGGAAAGACCTGCCATTTCACTTTGTCCTCTCCATTTTACCCGGTTAAGTTTAGGCTCGTTTTCCTTCCCTTTGTCCAATGTGTACCATACACCACCAAGACGAAAGATGTAACCATCTTCTTCGGTGCGTTCACAATCCCAACGAAAATCCTCTGAAAAGAAATATCCATCTTCGTTAGGCTCAAAAACTTCGTATGATTTTCCCTCAAAGAAAACAGTGTAATTTTCTTTGTCGAGAGAGTATTGTATGGTATTGGAAGAAAGGTATTCTTCCAACTCATTTAAAAGTCGATCCATCATGTTTTCTTCTTTTCGTTTTCACAAGCAAACATACAACTTTTGTATGCAATCATTGTATGTTTTTACAATCCTTAACCCTGTTTTAACCTAAGTTCATTCTTGTGCTAAGTACACTTTTTATAAACTTCAATCGATTAAAAGGAGTGTCATTTGGTACTACTTCATAAGATAATCTTCTTTCCATCAAAAACTTTCTTATTTCTGCATCCCAACATTTTCTTCTTTCTGCGTCCGCCATTCTTTCCCCATCACTCTCTACTTCCCAATAAATAGGGAAATAAAAGATAACAGGAAGGAAATATTCACTAACGTTTATAAAATCCAATTGTCTTTTCAGTTCTACATCTCTTTGAATAGAAGCAGGTATTGTTTTTGTAAACGTATGCACATCTATTATACCTCTATCGGAAACATAGCAATCTGTGTTCAGTAGTTCCGCATACTTGTCAAAAATCAGTTTTTGATTTTGGACAGAAGTAAAGGAAGGTTCTATCTTCCCTTCCTTTACCAACTGTCTTGTTATGCTATCTATTTTGTCGAACCGGTCAAATGATCTGTCTTTCTTTAAAAGCTCAAACACAGAAGTTTTTCCAACACACGAAGCTCCCAAAAAAGTTATAGCCCTAACCATTACCGATTATCTCCGTCACCATGAATTTTGTTTTCTGCCTTTCTCTTTGCCAGCTTTTCTACATTCTGCTTTGCAATGGATACCAAAGACTGATCTTGTTCCTTCCCTTCAATGAAAGTAACAAGATTCTGTAATCCTACAAGAATCTGTTCCAACGCCATATGACAAAGTTCTTTTCTCTTTTCAGGGAAAGGTTTACTGTAATCATCGTCCCGGAAGTATTTCTTCACCTGTCCGTTAATGATACCTACTTGTTGAAGCAAATAGGACGGGTCTGCCCTGCGAATATCTTCACCATCCAATCTGTCTATTCCAATGTGTAATTCTTTGGGGAACTCAACCGGCGGCAATTGCAATTCCTGTCTTGTCATAGCGACATACCAAAGGACGTCTCCTATTTCCTTCATGATCTCCTTTGCTTCGGCAGCGTTATCTACCTTTTCATAAACTTCTGCCAATTCATTGGTAAGTCCCATTATCACATACGGGATAGCTACCTCTTTTGCATAACACGCTGTTGAAGCCGCGTGCGCTTCATACTCTTTAAAAGTCATAATACGAATTTAAATTAATTGATTTACAACAACTTACCATCAAAACACATGATAAGCCTTTTTATTTTGATGTTTGAATATTCCACATCTTTTTTCTTTCCGTTTACTTTGATAGTGACCGTTTGATTCTTTATATCGTTCTTCAAAATCCGATACTCCTTGTCGTCATAAATGACAATCTGATCCTTCCCAAGTAAATAGATCATATCCCAAAACCACTGTGAGTTTCTTTTCTGCTCATTGGTGGAATACTGGAAATTAGGAATACCAGTAGGGTTCAAAAATTCTTTCTCATAGAAAGAAAAGTATTCTTCTACTGAAAAGAAAATAGACCGTTTGAAATGTTTCTTTGCCAACAATTCAATCCGTTCTTTCTTAAATTCTGCAATATCATTTGCCATCTTGATAAATTCCGGCTTATCAAAGATAAGGCTCCTTACCTTATGGGTAAAGTATTCCAATTGGAGCACTTTCAAATATTCGTCTATCGACAATTCTCTGCTTCTATCCATCTGATCTTATGATTTGTAGTTTTCAACAAAAGTAGGAATAACCTACCACATTTTCTTGATTTTAGAGACGTAAAAATTAATAGGATCATACAAGTTACTTAACACATCGTCCAGATAATCCATATCCATATCTCCCGGATCAATACCGGGCTTATAAAGATAAGCTATCTTAGTGTTGAATGTTTTTGCAAGCATTAGTCCTGCACTTTTGGATTCTTCAACAGTTGCATCATCATACATCAAGATCACATTCTCTACTCCTTTTCTTTCCAAATAGGATATTTGTTCCTTGCTTATACTGTTTCCAAAAGTAAACACACACTTCAAATCCCTGCAATCCCAAAGTTTTAAAAGATTATCTATACCTACCTTGTCAAACAATCCTTCTACTATTATCACATCTTTTACAGCAGGAGAAAGCTCATTGTAACCACCTAATATTTTTGTAAAGTTCGTGCCTATACTGTTTTCGTACCGTAAATGCGGCTTAGTTCCGGTTTCTTTTGCCCTCTCCAAGTCTCTTTTATGCCACTCTTTAGAATGCCTGCTTCTACCGAGCCACCCTACCAACTTATCATCCATTTTCATTTTAAAAATGATGTAGTTTTTCAAATCCTTCTCTAAAATAGATTTGGTTTCAGAAGGTTCAAAAAGTGCATAATGATACGCCCTAAACCCTCTTTCGTCCAAATAAGGGTCAGATTTCAGTCTTTCAAGACGAAGGGGAAGTTTTACTTCCGGCAGTTCTTCGGACACATCTTCGTCCTCATCATCTTTCAAAGGTGTAAGTTTTACACTTAATGAATTTTGATATTCCATTCGTATAAGGTCTTTCCTTCCTATCTTGTCCAGAAAATCCTTCAATGGTTTTTTGCTACCACATTTCCAACAATGAAATACTCCCCCGTGAGGATTTAAAAGAATCCCCCATTTCTTCGACTTCCCACAATAGGGACAATCCATGTTTTTATTGGAGAGCCACCCTTGCGAACCAAACAACCGAAGTCCAATCGCTGCTTTTACTTCTTCTTCGTCTATCCGTATCATAAACCTAAATGCTTTCCATTTTCTCTGCTTCCGCCTTTTTCTTACGTGCCTGTTTTTTTACCTCTTTCCTTTCGGAAATTTGATTGTACATTTCCATCGTCCGCCCTCTGTGATAGAATCGTCTTTTGTCATAATTGGTAGCAATTGTAATCACTTCTTGACTTTCCTTGTAATCACGGAGCTTATCGACATAAATACGGGCTGTTGCATTTTCCTTTTCTTCTATTGTCATGTTCAAAGTAAACACAAAAGAAAAAGGCTTTACAAGCGTTTTGTCACCCTCCGTATAAGAACGGTCAATTACCTTATCTGGATTGTTCCATACTTCAAACGGAACATCACTTGTCTGTGTGGCCGTAATAATAGGAGCACCTATTTCATCAGCCAAGTTCTTTAATAACTGGGCACAAGTCTGTAACTTTTCTTTCTTGTGGTCGGGATCGGAATCTATCTTTTTGGATATACCGGTCTTTACCAAATCCAGAGAATCGAGTATTACCAATCCGGGGAACTTGCCATGTGTATTAAAATAGTCATAACAAAGTTGCCGGACATCCCCCATAGAAGCCTGTCCGAACTTTTTAAATCCATACACTTCAATATCAGAACTAAGTTCCTTTACTTCTTTGATAGCCTGTTCTATCTTCTTTCTGTCCTTTGGACTGATATTGCCGGATTTAATATCGGAATAGGATTGGGCAGACCATAATTGATCGTATATTTGCATACAGGCTTTAACGCCTCCTTCCAATTGAATATGAAGAACCGGTACACCTCTAATAGCAGCAGAATACCCATGCCATTTTAATACACTGCTCTTACCAACTCCGCTTCGAGCAATCCAAAGAGATGTATCTCCTATTTCCATCCCACCAAAAGAAACATCATCCAACCTATCTATTCCAAAAGGCACTTTTACGGGCTTTTCAGAGGCAATATCTCCTTCCATGCGTCTTTCTACCATCCGTTCATGAAAACCTCCAAAAACAGACTGAAAACCACCTGATTTGGAACGAAACGACATTTCCAATATCCTTTGGGATTCTTCGGCATTGACACGTATTGCTTCTTCCTTCTTTCCTTCTTCGTACAAGTCATGCACTTTTCTTGAAAGAAGTTCAAATTCTGTTTCCTTGACAAAAGACTGCAATTGGTCTATTGCAATTTCCCTATCTATCAAAGCCGCCTTCTTTATTTCCTTTGCCGCATCTTGTACGACATCTTCATCAGCAAATTTCTGACAAATAGCACCAATAGAAGGTAACTTATTCTTTTCTGTATATTGTATGATCGCTTCCCTAAGAATGAATTTATAGCCCGACCATTCTTTAGGAATCAATTCATATTTCAAATATTCCGAAGCTATACGCATTATGACTTCATCAGAAAACATCAATTTAAAGATTTCTGCCATGAAGCCGGGATTCAGTTTGCCCATTTCCTATATTGTTTTACACCATGTTTATGCTAAAACTATTGCCTGATCCGTTTTCTTCACGAAGGGTATGTATAGATAAAAAGTTTGACATCACAATGTCGTCATGTCCTGAACTCGCTTCCAATTTCCCTTTATCGCTTCTGAAAGTAACGGATGCAAACTCACTAAACATCAACTCTATTTTTTGTCTTGTCTCCCCTTCCTTGTAAGGAACTTTAATCTGCCCTCTTTCAAACATAGCAGATAAGGATGGTAGACCGGAATAGAGGTCTTTCTTATTTCCTTCTGTTGTTGTAAACTGCTCGATATTGGAAAGCCCCCTTTCCCTTGCAAGTGCAGACAAAATTCCCTGAAAACCATTTGATTCACATACTATTTTATCCGGTTTGTATAAGCGGTTAAAAAGAACAATCTTATCTACCTGTTCGTTATGAGACATTCCTTTCGCACGAAAATAGTTTATCAAATAAAAATTATTCGAATAGTCGATACCCCAAACAGAATAAACAGTGTAGTCCGCACCAATATTACCGGATACAGCAAAGTCACATCCTACCACTACTCTTTGAAGCTCAAACGGGAAAAATTCTATACTGTCAGCAAAAGAAACCTTGTCCATTCCCACAGTTGACCTTCTTAAATACTCATAAGGGAAAATGGTTGAGTTATCAGAAATAGGGATAACCAAATACTCACGAGCAAATACAATAGAACCAAGTTCTATTCTTTTTGTCTTTATATCTTCAAAGGTGTACCTATCCGGTGCAAGTGGTCTGCCATCCGGGAAAACAATAGGATATTCAAACGAATAGAAGCGTTTATCACCTTTTATCACATTGTACAATTCATTCGGAGCAGTTGAGTAAGGTGTACCGGATACAATTAAATATCCGTATGGTTCTACAATAGGTGTAATCGTACCTCTAAAAACTTCTTTTAGTTTTTCCCTTTGCTCGTCACTATACAAAGAACTCTCGTCCGGCATATCGTCTATAATCGCCGCGCCAACGTGAAGCCCACGAATAAACCCATCCTTACCGCGAACATGAAGAATGGCTCCGTTCTCACCTTCTATCGCTGTTTCACCCAGCTTTGCTTTCCCATTCGGATCAATCTTTTCCTTTAGAATATCGTTAGTAGTGATTTCTTCTATGATCTTGTTCACATGCACTTTTGCAAGTGTCATAGTGTTTGTGATCATAGCCGTCTCTTTCCGGTTCTTATTGTCAACCGTATCACCTCCATATAACATAGGACGTGTGTAGGAATACAAACGCCACAAGGGGAAAGAGTAGCACCACATATAGCTGTTATGAACTACTGTACCGTCTGCAAGCAGAAACTTATGATCTCCATCACAGGTAAAACCGTAATAGTCGTCATCACCAACTGGCGTTACCGTTAAAGATGAAACCTGCGTATCTTGAACTTGTTCTATAAATTCTACTTGCTTTCTTTTGATCTTTGTTGGCACGTTATGTAGCTTTCCAGAAATATGCAATCTATAAAAAACATAATCTTTCAAAACATATTCGCCTCTTTTTTCTGTTTTTACTTTAATATCCTTTCTTTCTTCCGTTACGGTTTTACACCTTAAACCAAGTGACCATGCTAATTGCTGAACCTGATAAGCCAAAATTTTACTTTTAGAAGAATATTCAAAACTTCTATTTGTTTTATTAAGTCCTTTCCTTTTGGCTCTGTCGGCATCACAACTTCCATCTGTATCTAATATTCCTGCCAATAGCTCCATTCTTTGCTGATAAGAAGCTCGCATATAAATATCCGGGATATGCTTGTTTTTTATAAGATCAAGTTCTTTCAACTCTTTGTTAAGATTGATATTTCCTTCGTGAATGGAAATAGACATCTTACTTGCTCTCGTCCCATCTTTCCAGCTTTTCACATATCCTCCAATCCTATCTGCATATCCTTTTATATATTCATATATTTCATCATCTGGATTACAAATAACAGAATTGTCCGAATACCCATCACCCAGCCAAATTCCCAAAAAATAAGGCTCAATGGGAAGGCTCTGCTCTGGAAGTTCCCATCCGTTTACTCTATACCCCAATACCTTCTTTTGAGAATACCCAACGTGTGTTGGTATCTTTTCAACAGGAATATCTTCATATTCAATAACGGTATGGCTACGATATGGCTTAACTCCTTTTACTCTTTTTGTGTACCTTACTCTTGCGCAAACCAAATGACCTTCGTTTACTGTATAGGACATTGCGTAAGATTGATCTACCCGATACATAGGTGCTCTACCTCTATGTAACTGCAATACCGTTCTTGGAGTTGAATCAACCCCCATCACCTTGTCCCCAACTTTAATATTTTGGATTTTCTCTATCGAACCATCCGCCATAACTATCGGAGTATCAATAAGATTGCACTTACCGGCTCCGCGCGCGCACAAATAACTACTCCACGGAAAGAGTTGTGTAAGGTTCCCCCATTCCAAATTTCTCCATCCTAAATTAAAATTAGAAAGGACAGTCGCATTGAAATAGTTATATGAAAGGATTCTTAGGTTTTCATCCATTGAAGCAAACAAATTATCCACATATCCCAATTTTTCAGTATCGAGAGATCGTCCAAAATTCATTGCATACTCTGTCTGATCTATAATAGTTTCAAGCATCTTGTCCATATCCCTTTTATATCCCCCTGAAAAGAGTTGAGATATAGTAGGAGAAGGAAGCCTGTCTATTATATCGTCCACAGTAGTAAACAACCTCTTTGCTTGCAAATCGGTCAGAATCCCACCTTTTGAATTATATACTATCGCCATGCTTTACAAAGCAAATTTTTCTCGGAAAGGATTCTTGACCGTCATACCAGCTTGTTCGGTAGCTGTTCCTTCTCCTCGAAGTTTCTTTACGAAATTTATCATAAGTAGTGCGTTTGCATAGGTATCGTCACCGGCGCGGTGAGCATGAACCAAATCAATGCCTTCTTTGTCACAAATGGTATGTAGTTGATAGTTTTCCGATTCTGTATAAGCCATGTGAGACAATTGCATCGTATCTACCGAAAACTTTACATACTTGCTTAGATCGTCTCCCATGAACTTGAAAAAGTTCTCCAAAAAAGCATTATCAAACCCTACTATATTGTGTCCACAAAGCGTACATAATTGACGCGGGTTTTTGTACCTTTTAAAAATCTCCAGACACTTTTTGTAAGCCTCTTTTAACGAAATTGCCTTTTCATTCTGGATAGATTCAGTAATGCCATGTATTACTTCCGCTTCTGCGCTATAAACCAACCCTTCTTTATAGTCATGTGGCAAAATCATAGACACTTCTTCACATATCTCCAGTTTTTCCATATCTATGACCACAAACGCAATTTCTATAAGTGCAATCGTATCAAAAGCCAGCCTATCCTTTGAAGGTAGACCTCCAGTCTCCACGTCATAACATATCAAATACTTACTCGAACTTTTCATTTTCTTCTCCTTTCTATTTTGTTTCTTTCACAAGTTTCCACAACCTTACATTGCTACCTGCCGGTACACAAGGAACAATACTCAACCCTTCTCCCAAATAGGAAGGGACTTTGCCCGTTGCCGCATAAGCCCTGATATTCCAGTATGAAAACTTTCCACCATCTTTCTTTTTATAATGCTCATTGAAATAGTCTGTCATTCCAACGAGATTCAAATTTTTTACTATAATTTCCGTTGCCATTAATTGTTAATTCAACACTAATTTCAGTCTATCGAAATCACGAGAACAAGTTTCCTCGCTTTCATACCGGACATGAATGTTTTTGTAAGGATTATCCTTTAACGTTACATCGTCCGGCATTCTATTTATGATTATTTCCGGTACACCTTCATCTGTATAATCCATTTCTGCGGAAACAATAAATATCCTTGTCAGTGCCAATTTCCCATCAGAGAACACAAACATACGCTGTTTTTTTGTATAGTCTCTTTCTGACCACTTAATACATTCTTCGGTAAAGTCAACAATACTTTCCGTATCTTGAAGTACTATCACATCTTCCAGCTTTCCTTTCAGAACGTTTAACTTCAAATCCCCAAATAAATTTGCAATGGATTGAAGTAATACCTCTATGTTTTCATCTATTCGCATACATCCAATTCAATTAAATGTTCATATTCTCTAAGGACTTCCCTTGTTCTCCCATTCTGTACTTTCACTACCAGCATAGTACCATCTTCCGTTTGATAGGAATCGGCTACCTCACCTTCAAAGTAGTAACATCCTTCTGTCCAACATACTGTCATGATATTTTTTAATTTAAAAGTTATACAATCTCTCTTTCGTTAAATTCATGTAATCTGTGGCAAGCGGAACAAAGAAGTTCAATATTGTTCTTGTCCATCTTCAAATCCGGTCTTGCACCTCTTGATCTGATATGAGAAAAGAAAATAGCTTTCGGTTCGTCCCCTAAAGGCTTTCCACATTTTACACAAACATGTGGTCTTTCTTCCCATATCTCCATAAATAGGGATTGAAGATCGCCCCTGCGTTCTTTGGTTGTTTCCGTATCGCATTCCTTACAGAGCCACTTCATCCTATTGTAGATATAATGGTTTTCACCACATCTTTTACAAGGACGATACTGCCATTTCTCTTTTTTTTTCAACATATCACCAATTCCCCATTAACTTACCATCTTTCACAAAAGCCCAAAAACCTACCGGTTCCTCCTTTGTCCGTAAAGGAATAAACAGTATATCGCCAGAAGTATTCCCTCTACATAAGACTTTCTTTCCATTATTAGCAGGAACGTATCCCCACATACCCCTTTCCAACTTTTCTTCTTCCGACAAAGAATCCAGGAATCTCTGTCTTGCTTTACGTTTTCTCTTTCCCATACTATCTGTTTTTGTTTTGTATTCTGTTAAACCTTTCTACAATTTTGCATACATAATCCAGCTTTGCTTCACTTTCTTTGCTTGAAAAATAGATGAATCCGTAACTTTTGATCCACAATGTATTTCCAAAGCAAGCGTACCTTACAACAAACAATTCAGCTCTTTTCGTATCATAAAAACAAGGAACGATCCTTACTTCCAATTCTTTTCCTTTCTTTCCCATATTCTTTAGTTTTTGTACTTTTCTTCACACAGCTTTATATACCGACATCCCTTACATTTTTCGTCATGATATAAAAAACCATCGTAGCTTTCACAAAGGATATAGCCTCTCGGAGAATTGAAATAAAGGCATCTTTCTTTGTCCAAATAGGATTCTGTGATACATTCTTCTTTCTTGATAGGATTGCAAAGATCATGCTCCATTACAAATTTAGAAACAAACCACATATCTCTTTGCGTTCGGTTTCTCCATCTTTCAATAGCTGCCTTTCCTATTACATTTGCAAGAGGAACCATGCTCAACTTTGACACTGACAAAAGAAAAACTTGTCTGTGGAATTGAAAGGTAAGATAGTTCCACAAATCGCCCACTATCTCGTTTTCAAGAAAATTACTTATCTTTTCCTTGTCTTTTCTTTTCATACGAAACTCGTACATAGGGTTGTTTGTCAGTTTCCCTTGTAAGTATTCGTAAATCTCCTTAAATTCTTCTTTTCTTGTCATTGCTATCGAAATTAGATTTATACAATCATTGCATACAAAAGTTGCATGTTTTAAGTGATAAAAGAAGGGGAAGTTTTTGTTCCCCTATCTCGTCAGCAAAACTACAACTTTTGTAATTATTCCCAAACCAAATTAATGTTAAAAATCTCGTCAGTCTCTTTTTCAACCTTCTTGTAGCGGTTTTGAGTGTTCGTATCTCTCTCTGCCACATTGTTATAATCTTCTCGGATAATTTTTCCGTCAAGCACCCGTGAAAACCACAAACAAATTTCAGCGTCCGGTTCAAAATCACCCAATGTAACCTTATCTTCTTCTGTAGCATCATAGAGTTGAATCCAATAGGGCTTCTCGTAAATAGAAGACGTTCTTGGTGTAACAGGATTGTCGTTTTCATCCTTGTTCATCTCTATTGCTCCTACCATGATTTTTCCATACGGATTCTCTGTTACAGCAGAAAACCACATATTGACGTTTTTAAGCGTTTCTGTGCCCTCATTTTTCAAAATGACAGCAATGTATTGATCGCGAGGATTCGCTGCCAAATTAAGGCTTATTTCATCAAATAAATTACTGAACATATCGTTAGGCACAGGGGTGGATGATTTGTACCCACCCAAAGAATCAGAAATCTTAGTCTGCTGATTATTGTACCCTGCGCTTGTTGTATAATAAAACTTCAACATAGTCCTTTAGCTTTTAGGAGTTGACATAAAGATGTTTCCCAGTGACCAATATTCACTTTTTACTTCATTGGAAACGGAAACTGTACCACCGGAATTTTGAACACGGGCAATATAATATTCATCCGCTTCTTTTTCAGGTGGTGTAGAAACACTTACTTCCGGCACTAAAGAAATAACATAATCGTCATAGGTGTATAGCCCATTTCTTTGTTCAGAAGTTAAAACACCACCCAAAGGAAGTGTACCCAATACAATTACTCGAAGATTGGATTCTGCAACAAAAGTAGAAGCAGATGTAAGCAACAAGTTCTGATTGTCAATTACATTTACGATTTGATAAACCCCATTATTAATAGGAACGGAGCCATCTTGTTTTTCAAACCGGATAGAAACGGGCGTTGATGAAGATTGTCCCCTTACCTTGCCTGAAAAGTTTACAGAACCCGAAACAACACCTTGTGAGTTGACACTCACGTAACCCTTTTCGTAATTGCGTGTTTGATATCCTATTTTAACCCAATAGAAGTTGCTGTCATTTGGAACAGCAATATTGTCCTCTACACCAATATCAATAAATTCTCCTTGACTTGTAAGAGCCATACCGGGAAGAATTTTAATTGTCCCGGAGTTCGTACCGGTTTCCACTTTGAAAGGATCAACCAAATTATCTTCATTCGTCGGCTTATTGACCGTATTCGGGCTAATCTTTGAAGGATCATTTGTTATCATCCCAAAAGAATAAGAAGCCTGTAGCACCGCCTTCATTAGCGGTGCTGTAGCAAAGAAAGACAACATATTCGTCAATTCCTCTCTTTCCAAAAACACATTTCTGCTGATGTTAATCTTACTCATTTTCAATATCTTTTAAAAATTAATACTTACTATTTCCAACCACTTGGTACATTCTCACAATTTGTACCATAGAATGTTTGTGAATGACTTGTCACACTACTATCCGTACTGTCTGTTATCAATCTATAGTTAGGCGAACCACTTGATAATTCGTAAACCGGTACAGTAGCCAATTTTGAACAATTATAAAACATTCTGTCCATATTCACTTTTCCTACGCCCGGTGCAGAAGCTCTTGCGAATAAAGAAGTATAAGATATCGCATAAGCACTTTGTGTTCCAAGTGAAAGATTGGTACAACCGGAGAACATTTCTGTACAATCCAATGTGTTACCTAAAATATCCATAGGTGTATTCTCAAACTGATTACCTCTGTCCACATTAATAGGTCTCATTGTTGTAGAAGGCATCCCCACATAATTCCCTGTTCTTCCAAAAGAAGTCAAAGAAGTACAACTTGCAAAACATCTTCTAAGGTTAGTGAGTGTTGTCATTCCGTTAAAGAAATTTGCCGGAACCTGCTGCACTCCTGATCCTTCAAACATACTTGCAGCATTTTGTAGCTTTCCATTCTTCATATTAAAAGAAGTAATGTCAGCTACACTCTTACAATTAGCAAACATTCTTGAAGCGTTTGTTACGCTTGACGGAAGTGCTTCTCCATACGGAATTGAAAGATATGTACAGTTCTCAAAAAGAGACTGCATGTTAGTTGCTTTCGTATTAAAAGCAAACATGGCAGTAGACCATAAATCAACAAGACTTGTACAACCCACAAAACATCCCACAAATGAAACGATATTCGTACAATTCCTAAACCATATAACAGGAAGCGAGCTTATCTTTGTACAGCCTTGAAACGTATATTGCATATACTTAGCGTTCGTAGCATTGCTAAATGGTGAAGATGTAGCAGAAAGCCCACCTGTATTTGTCAAAGCTGTACAATCTGCAAATACTGCATGAAAATCATCTACTCCACCCCCTCGTCCAAAAGTGCCACTTCCAACACAAGAAGCCAAACTTTTACATTCCCGGAACATAGAAGAATGGTATATACAAGAAAGGGGAACAAGTTGCCCACCCGGAAGTGATGTTACTCCACTACCATAAAAAGCACCGGCGCAAGAATTTCCTGTCATTTTAGTAAACAACCCTGACGGAATTGATTTCAAAGACGTACAGCCTCTAAACCAACTTATAACACCTCCTGAAATAGAAGGAATTGCATTTGTAGCAATGGAAGAAAGACTTGTACAACCCATAAAAGCACCGGGGTTTCCACCTGTAGCATCAATATTAAATGTACCCGTACTTCCTTGAATAGAAAAAGATTCAGGCCACTGCTTGATTGCTGTAGCTCTTGTATGGTTTTTGAAATTGGCACGAACTGTACCGGGACTATTTGTATTTCTACTTCCAGCTTGTACCCTCACTTCACTTCCTACAATTTCATACACACCACTTGAAACAGAAGGTGTCTGTGGTGAACCACTATAAGTAACAATAAGGGCTTTCCATAAATAGAGGTAAATACTGCTACCGCCTGCATCCGTAATTTCTTCCCCTGTACTCACACATTGAGAATCGGAAGCAGAAGCATATACATATCCGCCGGAAGGAGAAGAAACAGTTACCCTACCACTACCATTTGTTTGTTCTGTAGTGTTAGAATAGGTTGATCCGTCCGGCGCAGTAGTTCTTACACTAACAGAAGTATAAGCCTGTAATACATTTTCTTTTCTTAAATAAATGTAAGTGGTTACAAGATCGTAATCCAACACAAAATCAATGTACACGTCAGAACCGGACATCGCCACATTATACTTTGTCTGCGATTGATAATTGGTAGCCGTACAAGTTGCATCGTATGTACCTGATTGAATACCTGTAAGTGTAAGTAAACCGGATGAATTTGTGTAACCACTCTTTCCTCCATAAGTTACATACGCCCTATTGATATTGTAACCATTTCTTGATTTTACAGTAATATGTGCATTGTATGTCTTATTCGATATACCAACCCTTTGCTGCGGCATGGATTCTTGATTGACCGTTACCGAATAGGTTGTTGTCTGATAATCGTAAACAGACACTTCACACACATACGTTTTCCCCATTTGCATGGTAAAGGTAGTTGTACCATCCGATCCGGTATTCTGTGTACTTAACCCTTCGGGCTTAATAGAAGCACCAGACACCGGAAGTCCCGTGTCCGAATTGTAAACATAGAATTGCACCCTTACTTCTTTTCGCGGCATTGCAACATATACCGTTTTTGGAAGATCGTTCGGTTGCACCACTCCTACTTGATTTTCAAAATATTGTTTACTTGCGACCCAATTGTACAGATTTCTTGGAACTTTAAAAACAACTTGTCCATTATTCGTCAAACCTTCCTGTTCACCACTGTTCAAACTGATTTTTGTTCCATTTGAAACAGAACTATTATCTTCTGTTACCACAAAAATAAGGTTGTATAAAATTTGAGACATATCAATAGTGACAGTCTGCGCGGCTCTATTTACAGTAAAAGACTGCTCCTTGTCGTTGTATTCTTCATAAGAAGCTACCGCCTTATATGTACCATTTGGAAGGTCTAATACAATTCCAGAAGAATCTTTTTGAGTATAGGTATGCGTTTCATCCACTACAACAGTAGCACCCGTCAAAGCTACACCACCTGCTCCGATCACTTTAATAGTGGTTTTGTATGTCAGCCTTGCCAAATCAATAGTCAAATTAGCATCCCCATAAAACTCATAGTTCTCTACAGTTACTCTTTGATAGTCATTCGTATAGCGAATATCATAAGTATATTTACCACCTAAAACGCCTTCAAAAAGAGCCTGACCGCTATCGTCCGTTACCTTCGTAAGTCCGGCAAAAGAAACTGTAACACCCTGTAAAGGAACTTTTTCACCAGTAAAGGTGTTGTAGTCATTTACAGTAAACACCATGTTGTAAGTAGGCATAGGATTAAAGTCAATAGCTACTTCTTTGTCACTATCCAAAGTAAGATTTCCATTTACAGGAATCCAATTCTGTTTTTCAACCAAATAAGAGTAACTACCACCTAACAAATCATTAAAAACAGCCTTACCGTCTGTTCCTGTTCTTCTACTTTGTGAAACTACCAATGCGTTTTCATCCGATCTTTCGTTTGACACCAAAGTAACGTTTGCACCTTCTACTGCACCGGTAGAAGCATTTGTTACTGTAAATGTTAAATCATAAAGCGGAATCAAAATCATTTCAACCGGTTCAGATTGGTCGTCCTGTACATTGATATTCTTGTTTATGGTATAATATCCATCTTTTGTGACAGTGTAAGGATAAAGACCGGGAAAAGCATAAAACACCGCATTACCATAAGAATCCGTATTTTTAAACTCTCCATTAAAAACTATCTGTGCACCGGAAATAGGAAGTCCTTGTCCATTCCTTACAATGAAAGTGATTTTTCTTTCGTAAATATCGCCTTGCAGCAAGATATATTCGATTTGAGTATCTTCTTCATCTTCCAAAACCGATAAAAGATTATCTTTTATCGGTAAGAACAAGTTTTTCTCCACATCAACAGAATAATCACCAGGGAACAAAACTATATCAGCCTCCCCGTTTCTATTGGTTGTAAGAACATCTTCCAGAATAGAAATTTTTGCTCCCTCGATATAAGAGCCCCTATCAGAAATAACCTTGAAAATAACTTTCTTTTGAACCAAAGGACGTATTTCATTATCTCCTATTATGTTTTTATAAGCAACCAAATAGGTTTCCATAAAGTCTTTCACACCTTCATTGCTTACCAAAGAGTTGTTTTTATAATAGGCGGCTATCACATCCTTTTCTCCCAAATGCCCTTGATAAAACGGCAAGAAAATAGGTTTTATCTTGATATCATAGATATAAACACTACTTGATGCTTGCGATCTGTCTTGGGTGAGAGAAAGCGACAAATAAGAAGTTCCTTCTTTCATTTGAAGTCCTCTGCCGTATAGGAAGTTCAAATCTACAGGACTTGCATAAGCTCTGTCTTTTCTTGACAAAATACCTCTACATTCGTAATAAACACCCGCAAATGGCAATCTTAAAATACCGTCCGTTACAGGAGCCTGTGAAGTTGTAATTTTACTTACTTCATTTATATTCAGAACCCAACTATCATAATTGCTTGTAGAAGCAGACGTAACTTCAATATATTCCATAAATACCATACCGGCAGGTATGTCATATTTTGTATCGTACAAAGTCATTTCTACAGGCATATTTCCAGCTTCAATCGTTACAGCTTCGATCGTTGTTTCTTGTGTTTGGAACCTTACCTTTCTTGTTAATGTAATAGGATATTTAAAACTGGGAATCCAAAAAGAATAAGTTACGGGCATCGGTTCAGCGGTAGAAGCTATCATCTCTGGCGGAAGACCTTCTTCTGTAATGTTAGCAAGAACTCTCATAAGGATTCCGTCAATAATAGTTCCTTCTGTGTTTCGTTTATATTCTAACGAAGCAAAATCCCTTATCATTGGCGAATAAACTTCAACAGTTTGCCCATCTTTTGGAGAGCCTAAAGCATCTGACAATAAATTGCCCGGAGTGTTCGCACTTCCTGTATAAAATTCATTCATTATAATAGGAAGTGAAGATTCCGAATCCGCAACAACTGACAAAGTAGCTGTAGTTGGAAATGTCGTAATCGTATCAGGTTTTTTGGTATAAAAACCAATCAAAATATCTCCTGTAAAATTAGGTAAATCCAAAGAAAAAGGATTAGAATCAATATAATAAATATACTGACTTCCTGACGCAGAAATTATAAATAATATCGCTCCATAATTACTTGAATCAAATCCACCCAACTGAAAAACACCTTTAGGGCTAATAACATGACTTGCATCCTTATTAGTAAAGATAATCGTAGGTAAACTTTGAGTAGCTTGTTCTTTGCTGGCAATAGGAAATGGCGATCCTCCCATAGAAAGACTAAAATTCTCTATTTTCAATTCATGATCTGTAGCTGTAAAATCCCCAGTTACAACAATCTGCTCCATCTCTTCCCCTCCAATAGGAGTTCCATCTTGTTGAAAAAAGAAAAACATATTGTTAAATCCGTATCCATCTCCACCATTCAAAGTAGGATTCTCAATATTGGGAAATTGTTCTATCAAATCCGTACTGAAAGAATAATCATATTGAGGTTCGTCACCTCCTTCCGGTATGAAATTAGTGCTTTCTACATTTCCATAAGATTCTTTACAAACTATCCCCTGTTTATCTTTGTTAAAAACTTCAACACCAAACTTCAAATTTTGATTATTAACAGAAGATGATTTTACCTTAAAAGAAAGCTGATAAGTCAAATTTTCAGATACAGGAAGTAGCTTTGATTTGTCCTCTGCCGAAGATATACCCACCAAACTATTCCCTACAAAAGTCATAGCTTGAATAGGGTTTCCATCATTGTCAATATCGCTTACCACAACCACGCCGGTAGGATTGACCAAAGGATAAGCATTCAAATCAGTTATGCTTTCTGTTGTCTCATATCCTTTGGTAACGTTTAAAACAGTGTCGGTTCTGTTCCATGTAGGAGAACTGTATCCCATTGTCCAGCCCGTATCACGTGCCATCAAAAGGGCAAAAATAAATTCTTCTTCCGTTTTGTACCGGATAAGACGAAGAAGCTCACCGAGTATTGTGCCTTCTTTATTTACAATATCAATTGTTCCTCTTTTCCGGTATTCCCTTACATAGTTATCGAACAGATATTGCATCTGTTCAAGCGTATCAACTTCATCCGTCACAAGTCCTCTGTTTTCAATAAACAATTCAAACAGAATCTTATTTGTATCAATCTCATTGTATTGCTTTGCATACAATACAACAAGGGCAAATATGTGACAGACTGTTTCCCAATATGCCTTAAAATCCTCACCGTCTTTCTTTATGAAAGTAGGAAGAATGCCGGGCGAAGATACTTTTTCAAGTACATTCTCCGCCCATTCCATTACGGCAGGATCGTTTTCTTCAAAGAACCGTTTGAATACGGTTTTATTGTAGATTTCCTGTGACATTCTAAAAATTTTTGAATTGTTTTTGTTATACCGTTTCTACATACGTCCCCACAAGGTCTTTTAAATCATGTGAGAGCGGTGTTCCGCTATCGCGAGTACATTTGTACTTCACGCCGTCTTGCGTGTAAAATTTGCCATTAAAAAGCTCCATAGGCGGTGTATAAGGAATAGGATCATCCTCTGTACCTTCGTGATTATTTTCTCTAATTATTTTATTTCGAAATTATTTAGCTTTTAATGTTTGCAAGTAAATGTAAGCCTTAATACAGTCTTCTTTTGAAAGAACTTTAGGGAAGATAGCTAAGTTCTTGAAAGCTATTTTTGTATAATTTGTACCATTATGCCCTATCATTAACATTTGTCCAAAATCAACTGTATCTCCCGGCGTTACCTTTTGTAAAGAATTAAAATCTAAATAAACTGAACCCTTAGAGGTAACGGCTTTTATAGAATTTCCAACAACATTAGTTCCTAACTCTGCATTAATATACACATTCATTCTACCGGTTAATGAATAATTATAAAATCTAAATGAACCAAACTTAGCAATACCGGCAATTTTTATTGCATCTTCTTTCAGAAACTCCCATTCGCCAACAGTTGTCCAATCCTTGCCAACTGTAAATGCGGAACTCTGAATCTTATCATCCACACCATCTGTTACCAGATAGCCCGCATATTCCCCTTCTTCATTGTAGCCACTCCCTTCTGCAAAACCAAAATTAGACAGCACAAGATTATTACCATTGCCCGTTATGTTAGCTATGGTAGCCCTGTCGGTATCTTCGTTGGTTTTCCCGACTACTGTCCATGCTTGGTCGGGGAATAGCCAGGGGTATTCTTGTTTGTAGTAGTTTAGTACCTTTTCATCATCTTCGTCTGTTGAGAAATACCCATTACAGATTGTTTGACCGGCGATAGCAGCTCTGGCAAGAAAAGTGGCATACACATTTCTCCACAAGTAATACAATCCGGGATTAGCTATAAATTCTTTTGAGCTAAGTGACCGTGATTCACCTGTAAATAAATTAATTATAGTTGTAATATCTTTATTTCTTTTACAGACTAATAGCATGAATTGATTAATGCGAGGAACAAGGTTAACCCCAGTTGATGGTTGAAAATTTATGTGAGTACCACTGTAATTAATAGAAAAGTCTTTAGTTTCATTTTTCCCACACAAAATCATATTCCTTGCCGGATCATCCTGAAATGGAATAAACGCCGTGTACACCGTGTAAGTATCCTCGAAGTTAAGCTCCTTCTCTGTTACTGCAAAGTCGTCTACTCCGTCACCGAGGATGAAGCCGGGGTATGAGGGGAGTTGCTCGATGATTATATTAAGATCAATTGCTTTTGGATTAGATATCCAGATATAAATTCGAGATTGATCCCATCCGGCTTCAAAAGGTTGATATATCTTATAAATACCATCCTTTTCTATTCGTTCAATATCCTCACCGAAACCCCCTTTTGTTACCCTCAATAGTGCACCATCTTTCAGTCCCATCACTTTTAAGGTGAAATCATAGATATCTCCTTCTTTAGCTACACTTGTAGCATTTGAATAGATATTTGTATTTTTGACTGTAGAAGGTATGTTCAAATTCATTTTAGAAGAAGTATGAGTTTGTGTGCCACCAATACCAGTTAAGTTCCCGTACCCCCAACCATTAAAATTTTGATTGTATCCACCAACTCCAGACATCCCTGCCCAACCAAAGTTCTTCATCTGTAAATCATGCCCATTACCTGTAAGGTCTTTCCATACAGGATTAGTAGACATATCTTCATTGGTTAATCCTTTGGCAGACCATCTTGCAATCATACCAGGGATGTTTGGGAAGGGTGTACCGCCACCTCCCCCAAACCTTCTTCTAAAAGGAATTGCGTTTATGTTTCCTAATAGCATCATAATCATATAATTATATTAAATCCCAATACTCAAAGAAGAAACAGTCGTACCCTCTTTCACAATTTTCTGAACCATGTACATAAGAGGATTGCCGATATTTGCATTCACTTCGGCTTCTGAAATAGTATATTCCATACCACCGGCAAGAATCACTTTAATTGTACCTGCCGCAAGAGGAATGATAACAAAAGAAACCGGTTGACCGTTTTGGTCGATAAGTGTTATATCTTCATCAATAGAAGCAAAGTTCCATGCACTGCTGATTAAAGAAGGTGCTGCATCACCATTATTAGTTATCAGCTTATTGGAGTTAGCTGTTACTGTTCTTTTTATGATATCCATTGCAATGATTTTTAAATTGTTTGTTTTATCTAAGTAATTACTTGACACAAAAATAACCTTTCTTTTTGAGAAAATACAAACTTACCCTCTTTTCTTTTTCTACACCTCTTACAAATACATTTCCCTTCTTTTAGTAGGGAGAGGGGGAGGAAGAATGCTGAATTGGCAAAGTTGGAGTAATTTTGTTTTGGAAGGAGGGACAACGGGAAACATATTGTACCTTCCTAACGTTAAAATGGCTGATATTGAAGGTAATAAATTTGATTACATTGGTTTTAGTCCTAACTACAATGTAAACGGAAGCTATACGGAAGGCACAGAGGTTGGATTGAGCATACAAGAAACGACAACAGATTTATTAGCTTATAACGGACAAAAAAGTCCGGCACATGATGATAATGTGAAAGGAGTGGTAATTTTGCCGGGAGGATATACTGTTTATTATGGCAAATCTTCCGGTGGATTTGCTGCACATGGTGCGGGTAATTATTATTGTTCTGGAAGCTATGGTAGCCAAAATGCAAGTGAATTAACTGGAAGTCAAGCAGACCAATATATGCAACCCGCAGGCGCACCGGGTGGAGACGGTACTTTTGGTTTTAAATGCTCTTATGAGGTAAATTTTGCATCGCCTCGAACCAACCCTATCACCTCTACAAAGACTATCCCTATCTCATCTATTTTTGGAGGAACCTCTAAAGGAAAAGCAGGGTATATAAATACTAATGGCGGACAAAGAACCGGTGCAAGTGTTTATGGCGGAGCCGGATATGGCGATTCATGGGAAGGAGTAGTAGAAGGTGTGAGGAAAGCTGGTTATGGAAGTGGACAAATGTCTTCTCCGGCAGATGAAGATGCAGGAAATCTGATCTTACCCGGTGACGGTATTGTCTGCTTATATTATCATAATGAACCAATCTAAAAACAAAATAGGGAGAGCTTAAATACTCTCCCCTTTAATTTGTTGATATTCAGTTATTTAAATAGGATTGTTGTGGTAATAGATACAAACGATACCTGCACCTTCGTTGTAATCATTTGTTCCACTTCCTATTTTAAAACAAGTTCCACCGGCTCCATATCCTGCCGATCCATTTGGATTTGCTTCTCCATAACCACCTCCACCACTGGCTTTACAGTTCGTAGTAGAAATGAAGTAGCTTAATCCACCGGTTCCTATACCGCCAAACACAGACTGAATAGGAATGGTTTCGCTTGCTCTAATTCCGGTATTGTAGTCTGGACCTTGTGTTCCAAGTCTTCCGTCGCCACCTTCTCCGCCTTGCATAGTTGTAGCGGTAGATGTAGTTTGCTCGCCATTTCCATAGCTACCACCACTACCGGCTGTTAGAACAGAAGTTGCAAGACCGCCTTCTGTTCTTCCATAAACGAAAAGACCACTATCTGTTTCTCCATTTAAAGCAAATTCCCAATAATCCTGTCTGTGATCCTGTCCGTTGGACATGTCGCCTAAAAAGGCGGTTATTTCATTTCCTAAACTTTGATTGTAACGAACATATAAACCGGGAGAAGATGAACCGGACATACTGTGTCTAAAGTCTATTTGAGTAATCCAACCTATACCACCAACACCGTCACTGGAAGTTATTATGTTCTTTTTGTAAGCGATCATACCGCCATCTCCACCCATACAACCACCAATCCATTGAGGTGCATTAGGAGCGTTGTCAGTATTTTTACCGACTCCCCCTCTCCCTACTAAAAGAAGGGAAATGTATTTGTAAGAGGTGTCAAGTATGTAGTTCTTTTGGTCTGATGTGATTTGTACCAACTTATTAGGTTTGGTTAAAGTGTATTCCAAAGAGAAAGATTGCCCGAATATCACATCAAATACACCGTTCGTTGTAAACGTATCGTACCCTTCGGACGTGATTGTGATCGAATAGTTTCCGGCAGGTACTTTTGGAATACTTGCCGTATAAGTTGCCGGCACTGCCGATCCTTGATGTGACTTTCCATCCGAATCCACCAATGTAATTTGTCCACCGGCAGGCAGTACCTTTATATGTACATAATAAAGCGGTGTAACGTTTAGCTGAACCTGCATACCGTTACTTGTCACATTAATTCTTTGTGTTATCTCTTTAGAATAATCTCCTTCCGGCATGTACAAATCGTAAGTTCCGTAAGTAACGTTATTAAACGTTGCCGTCCCGGTAGATGTACTTGCAGTTTGAAGAGCAATAGTTTCACCCGGGTTTCTAGGCTGGATTTCGCTTGGAACATATCCACTTATAGAACCGGCTCTTTTTATCTGTACTTCAAAATAGGAAAAGATTTCCTCCATATATACCTCGTACTTATTACCGTCACCCTCACTAATGGTTACCGTACCTTCTTTCGATACATATCCATCTTTTTGTACTGTTATTTTAAATGTTCCTGTCGGAAGATATAAAATCAAAGCTCCACTTGCAGGCGTTGTACCGGTTGCGTAAACTTGTTCTGTAGTCTGATCGGACACAACCACTTGAACGCCTGATATAATGTCGCCAAACAAATTATTTTTATGAATAGTAATGTTCAATTCATTACCCGGCTGTAATGCTACCTCAATTGTTTTAGCCTCTGTTACCGTACCGGCATTTCCTGTAGCCGTCAAATATGTATCAGCAGAAACCTCATAGTTGTAACTCTGATTAAGTTCAACCGACAAAACAGCTTCACCTTCATCGTTTGTAGTTCCTGTTACTGTACCGGCAATAGAAGTCATTTTGACAAGTGCACCGAAAATAGGTGTTGAAATGATATTGCGGACACGAGCAAAAGCACGGGCATAACGTTGAGAGGCTTTTGTGTCGTAAATTGCGCCCCCAGTATTAGCTGCCATAGTCCAAGCATTGTTTTCATCTCTTTGTGTTGAACTCCAAAGACGAAAAGTTCCAAACACCGTTCTCCCACCGATTTTTGTCATACATGCTTCAATCTGATCTTTGTAATAGTATGCTAATGTAAGCTCACCCAAAGAAGGTAAATATCCCGTATATCCTTCTGGAAACAAATCGGTTGTAGTACGACAAGAATATGCAGCAGGAGCGTTACTTCCTAATTGTTCTACGAGCTTGTCAGTATTACTTTCTCCCGCAAAATCTTCCATTGCAATACTTCTTGCAGTGGTGGTAACAATCCCATCAATAAGTCCACCTGAATTAGCCCACTCTATGTTAGCGAAATTAGCAGCTTTACTTATCACAAATTGGCTACCAGAAACCATTACAGCAACACCTACAGTATCGTCAATAGTACTGGAATACTGATCCTTTTCATATAGCTTGTTGTTTTTGCCAAGAATGTACACTCCTTCTTCCATACCACCTTTAAAGGGAAATGGGAAGAAAGGTAAAACATTACCAGCTGTATTTCTAATCTGAACTTCTCTTGTGCCAGCTTCTACATTTGAATAATAAGCAGAATCAGTGCCTTCTACTATTGAAGTCCACATTTTACTCGCCGGTATAGCAGCAGTAGCGTCTATTAACTCTAAAGCAGTATTTACGGCCGATAAATTATCATGAAGCACATCTGCTTCTCCAGTAGAAGGTAAGTATCCTGAACCTTTCGGGAAACCGGGAGCAACTACATCCTTACAATAACGAGCGGCACTACTACTATCCAGCAAAGACACCATATAATCTGTATAGGCTTTACCATGAAAAAGTTGAGGCAAATAAGCTATAAAATTAGGGCCATCAAAAGGAGAGTCCAAATCAGTATCACTTCCCCAAGTTTGAGTATTCTGCAAATAAGTAGAAGATATCATAAATGCTGCATTGTCAGTAGCAACACCTACGCCAATAGCCTCGCTGGATGATTTTCCTGAACTTACCCATTCTTCTGTTGTGTAACGATTACCAGAGTAATCACAGATATATACTCCGTTAGGAATTGGGTTGTATTCGTATGTACAGAAAGGGCGTGAAGGATAACTGTTACTAATTTTCCCTACAGTACCAACAGCATTGCTATCCCAAGCAAAATAATAAGCATTTGCTGCACCATTTTGCGAACTTGTCCAATAATCATCTTCTTGAATAGGTGAACCTGCTGTTTTATTCATTGCAGCCGTTATTACAGATTTATTGTAATACGCCACTTTCCATTGTCCAGTAGAAGGCAAATACCAAGAACCTACTCCAAAACCTTCTGTAGAATAGTTATTGCATTTACCTGCCGCAATATCATTTGCACTCGATTGAAAAGAAACGATAGCCTCTGTATTTGTCTTCCCACTAAAATCAATTAAAGCAACTCTCCATAATGGGTTTACAAAAGCACCTGCAATAATCTCAGCAGTAGTTGACCAAGGAGCTTCAACAAGATTATTTAGTGCCATAAAATCAAAATCTCTGCTTCTTACATCTGTAATAACACCCACACAAGTCTTTGATGAATCCAATTCAGTAGACCAAGTTTTATCTCCATATACAAAATCACCTACTTTTGGACGAAATACAAAAGGTATCTCCTTTTGTTCAGTTACCTTAAATGTTACTTCTGTGTTATTTGAAACCAAAAGTTCTTTATTGATAGCAGGGGTATTTACATTCAACACACCGGACTGCGCTTCATAAGGTGAAGGCGGTGTCATTGTGTAGTTGTAATTTCCATACAGAACTTTGTTTTCCGGCACTTCCGTACTTGTAAACTTCTTTCCATAGAAAGAAATAGTTATGTTAAGGCTCTTTATATCGTCTGTAGACAAAGAGCCTTCATCTGCCGAGGCAAGATTTAAACTAAAAGCAGTGCTTTTGAACAATTCTTCCGCATCAAAAATAAGATCGGAAAGCTGGATTCTTTGAATGGTATCGTTTGTTAAAGGTAGTGTATTTGGACTTTCTACACTTCCCCAATTAGCAACAATTTTTAAATTTTCGGGAACACCAGAAACTTTTACACCAAAGTCCAAGGGCTTATTGTAATTTATATCTACAATGGGCCCTATCATTATTATACTCAAAATATTAAATACAAATCCTGCATCGACATTAAAAACAACATAATCATTTGTAACAGTCGTTCCTTCCTCTTTCTTTACTCCTGTAAGCGTAAAATTCCTTTTCTTTGCATCCCAACTTCCATTCCATCCATCTATCCTATTTCGATTCAAAACATTGGCTGCGTTCATATTACTTGAACTGCCTGCATTATATTCTGTTATAGGAGAAAAAACCACACCATTGGGAAAGTATGTCTTCATCTGATCTCCTGGCACACCAGCTTCCGGTATGGTATATGTTTCATTTTCAGGTAAGACAAACGTACCTGAATAATCTGCATCATCATCCTGTGACCATTCAAAATCCCCACCAGCAAAATTCATAGTGGCAACACCATTTGTACCTGTCGTACCTTTGTATTTATTAGACGGATCAAGTCGATCTACCATTTCCACAACGGCATTCTGAATAGGAGAACTGTCAATTTCTTTTTTTACCGTAAACGTAACAGTAGAAACCTGCTGCATATTAAGTGTAACAGTTTGCGCACCGTCATTTACAGAAAAACTTCCGGACAAATCAACATAACCGGTTTTTGTTGCCGTATAGGTGTAATTCCCATTTCTATTTTGGAACTCAACCACACCACTATCATTTGTACTTCCTGTGTCAACCTGCACGTTTTCTCTTTTAAGTGTAATATTTACACCACTAACACTTGGTATGGTCTGAAATTTAATTGTATATTTCAAATAATCTGACAAGTCAAGTTCCAAAGTTTTAACTTCTGTGCCCACTTGGAAAGTTCCATCCGGCACATCAATCAAATCGGTATTATCCGTTTCACTTGTAGGGATAGAATAGACATAATTTCCCGAAGGTAAACTTATCGTAGCAATACCTTGTTGATTGGTAACGATCGTTTCCGGAAGTGCCCTTACTTTTGCTTTACCTGCTTTTGTAGCTTGGCTTATCACAATCTTTACATTTGCCAAATTACCGCTTTTGGCAGTTGTATGAAAAGTGACAACAGCACCGGCATTAATTGTAATATCTACACTTTTTTCTGCTTCTTCAATCTGTACCGTACCACTGCCACCAACATACCCATCTTTTGAATAGGTGTATGTATGTGTACCGGTAGAAAGATTGGTTGCTGCAATACCTCCATTTGCGGTCGTAAGCGTTTCCGAACCGTCAATAACAATCTGAACGCCATCCACAGGAGAACCCAAATTATCCTTTACCGTAAATGTTGTTTCAAAGCCATACGTTAATTCAACTTCCTTTATTTCGTCAGCATCATTAATGCTTCCTACACCTTCTTCCGGAGAGTAACCCGTAAGCGAAGCGTTCCAATCATAAGCACCATTTACAACCTGTACCGGATCAGTCGTGCCATCTTCCTTTGTTGTAAGTATAGTAGAACCATCCACAAGAGCCTCACCACTTACGTTAATAGTAACACCTTGTAAAACCGTTTTTTCAGCCGCACTAACTTTGAAAGACAAATTCCAGATTTTCTTTAATATCTGGGTAAAGGTTTCTTCACCAGAAACTTCAAGAGATAATTCTTCACCTTTGTAACCACCCTTTGCAAAAGTAGCGATATAACTTCCTGCTTTCAAGCTAACCGTAGCTTCACCACTTGCGTTTGTTGTAAGAGCATCTTCTCTACCGGATATCTGAATTTCAACATCCTGCAAAAGATTAGGAGAAGCCATATTGTCCTTTACAACAAACGTAACATCATAAGACATTGCTGTAACTGTAACTGCTACGTTCTTGTCTGCGTTTGCTACAGTAACACTTCCTTCCTGCTGTACATATCCAGCTTTAGTAACTATATAAGAGTATGTGCCATTAGAAAGCGGAACCGTTACCAAACCACCCTGTGAAGTCTGATAATCATTATCATTTACATGAAGATTTGCATTACCAACCGCAACACCTTCATCTGTTGTTACAGCAAAAGTAATGTTATACTTTCTATATTCCATATCCACCGTAACCAACGGTATATCTGCGCTTGCTACCGTCAAATCATCAGAATAATCATCCATTCCGGTAGCTGTAATGGTAAATGGATATGTACCGTTCTTTAACTGCAAAGATACTTGCCCGTTTGATTGTGTCTGATAAGTGTTATTATTGATAGTTACCGTAGCGTTTTCAATAGGCTGTCGCTCCGGGTCTCTTACAGACAAGATTACATTATACAATCTTGCTTGTAAATTGACAACCGAACTATTATCACTATCCAAAACAGTAACCGAAGAATTACCATCGTAATAACCGGATTTTGTAACAGTGTAAGGATACGTGCCGTTTTGCAAACTTACAGTAACCTGACCTTTATCGTTGGTAGGGTAGGAACTGCTATTAATATTTACTGCCGCGCCCTGAACCGGTTCGTTGCTATCACTATCCAAAACAGTAATAACAACATTGTAATGTTTCAAATCAAGCGTTCTTTCGATATTAACATTCTGTCCCTGTACATTAAACGAACCGGTCAAATCATCATACCCTCTTTTTGTAATAGTATAATTATATTCACCGTTCTTCAATTTTGTAGTTGCCTGCCCTAAACTGTTTACAGGTAGTGCAGACGGTTGTCCTTGTATTGTTACAAGTGCGCCTTCTGCCGGCGTACCTTGATTTACTTGATAAACATTAAACAAAACATCGTACAAGAAATAATCCAACTCAAATGTCACATCTGCATTTGAATTATTAACTGTAATTGATCCATTCAATGTATCATATCCGGTTTTTTCAATCGTCACAGGGTATTGACCGTTTACAAGCGGAATCTCCACTTCTCCTTGTTGATTGGTAGGATATTGACCGTTATTTACTTTAACAACAGCGTTAGCGATAGGATCGTTCTCTGCGTCTTTTACAATAACTGTAATCGTCCATACGGTAAACTCCATTTCTACATTTACCTGTGCATTGCCATCCTGCACGACTACATTGTTGGAATAATCATCGTATCCCAACTTTGAAATCAAATAAGGATAATTCCCATTTCTCGCCGACAAAGTAGCAACACCCTCTATATTGGTAGTGGTTGTTCTATTGTCCATTGTCACATTTGCGTAAGGCACTGCCGCGCCTCTTTCATCCCGTACGCGGAAAGTAACTGTATAAGGTGCTCTAACCATTTCCACATCAATAGAAACACCGCCATTCAGAACAACAAACGTTCCTTCTACCGGAATATATCCTTGCAAAGAAGCAATATATGAGTATTGTCCGTTTGCAAGCTGCAAAGAAGCCTGTCCCTGTTCATTTGTTGAAATGCCATTGTTGCCAATAGAAATATTTACACCTTCTACCGGGTTCCCATCTGAATCTTTTACATTGAAAAATGCTGTCTGATAAAGATTCAGAGAACTGTCATTAATACCGACAAACAAATCTTCTGATTCCGCCGGATAGAACAAAGGTGAAAGATTGCTATCAGAATCATACAAGATATTGCCATCCTGATCCCGCATAATAAATCCTCTGATACGCGGCAATTGATTCGCCGGGACTTGCTGATCGTAATACGGGAAAAAGTATTCATCCGGCACATATTTCACACCTTCTGTCTTTTTCACAATATCCAATAAATCGTCCCATTCAACAACATCACCCGGTGTCCAAAAACGGAAATCCAAATACTTAGTAAGGTTTACTTGGATATTCTGGCGCACTGTAGCTACATCGTAATCCGGCTGTAATTGCACACGGAAATCCAATCCTCTTTCAGAACCAACATAAAACCAATCTATGTTTTTAAGAGAAATTCCTACGGCTTTTCCCTCTATATTCAAATCCGAAAGACTGAAATACCCTTGTACCTGTTCAAGCAATGTTCCTAATTCATCCTCCGTAAAGAAAATACCATTCTGTGATACGATATAAAGGTTATAAATGCCTTGTTCGTTTAATCCAGCAGCCATCACCTTTAAAACACGATCATCAATACCGTTCAATACTTGTGTCCAGTATTCTACAGTATTCTTACTTAGAACATTCAGATTGTTTTTGATACGAATACGAAAAGTTTCATCGTCTTCGCTATCCCGTCCGCCAATAGCATAATACTCATTCGTACATTCGATATGCCCTTGTGGTTGTGGATTGACATTCGTAATACTATTAGGCGCAACATTGGTAGTATAGCCTGCATTCACGCTCCTTACCTTTACATAGCCATAACCGCTTTCACCCACTGTAAGAGATTCGTCCACCTGAAAACGAATACCATTCTTACTTACAAAAGTAACAGTGGTATCATATACAGTGCCCGGATCGGCAGACACCCTAATATAAGTAGAAGAACCGAGTGCTCCCTTTCGAGGACTTACCCCATACAAAGCAGCCGCCTTATCCAAATAAACGCCGGTTGCCGTGTCTGGGAATATCTGCGCTTCTTTTATGGCAATATCTTTCATCGCCTTTTGAGCCACTTTAGCTACACCGAATGCAGTTGCGTTCACAACCGAACCGTCCGCCACATTACTTACTTTGGCAGTTTTATCCAAAAACATCTCTATAAAGAGATTTTTCAAATTGGTTATCGTTGCACTTGTTTTCGTTATCATCTGAATATCAATTATATAGGAACATTAACTAAATAATCTTTCTTTGTTACGGTTTTACATTGCAAAGAAAGGAACACCGCATCATCCTCTCTTTTTACGTCCATAAGTTCCACAGAATCCCATCTCGAATCTCTTTGGAACATATTCATAACGTTCTTAAAAATAGACGGATATTGAATGGCGTTTACTGTCGTGCCAATAAACTCATTCGCAATACCATAATCCTTAAATTCAGGTATTGCGCCCTTTTGTGCAGACAAAATGGCATCAAGAGCTTGCCGTATAGCATCATCTCCTACCACTATCTTCAAATCGTCATTTTCAAACACAAAATTAAGGTCAATATCCCGTCCCAATATATTGTCGCCTACCAATACGTCTACTACCGTGTCAAGATAATTGTTACCGATATTTTTAAGATTGACACAAAAAATGCCTCCACCATCAGTAAATGAATAATCAGTTTCTTCTATATATTGAGGAATTGTAATATTCATCCAATCATCTTCCGGGTTTTCACTATTAAGTTGTCTTGCCACATCTTCAAACCGCTCTCCCGTTCTCAAATGTTTTTCAAGCTGCAAAGTATTGTTTCTCTCCAAAGAAGAACTGCGGAGCCACCTTGCAGAACTCTTTATAGTAGAAAGTTTGGTTTGCGTTTCTGTAAAATTATCCAATATCTCCCACATGGAAATATCATCCAAAGTATTCTCATGTAAGATAAATAGAGGTTCAATCGTTTCGGATTCTCTTACCAGCTCAACCAAACGCAAAAAAGAATCCTTATCAAGCTCACCACCATTACTATAATAGTCAGCGATCAAAGGATAATCATTGGTGCAAAAATCCACAAACTTCTGAAAGTAGGATTTTATATCATACCCGGTTATTCTGAAAAATTTATCGAACATATCCTCAACCATTGCCCAATAATCCTTTTGAAAGTGAACTTGCAAACTCATTTATCCCCTTTTGTATAACATTAGAAGAACACATTGATACAAGGGAACTCTTTGCTCCTTTCGTTGCGGAAACAGCCTCCAAAGGAGCTATAACCGTCATTTCAAGATTATATTCCCATATCATATTTTTAGAAATATTCTGACTGAACGTTACCCCTCTTGGCGGGATAGTAACCAAATAGCTTTCTCCTAATGCCATATTATAAAAATACAACTTCATAGGAAAGCCCAATTCATCCACCCCGTTACTTTTGTCTATAATAGACTGCAATATCTTAATACAACCATATCCGGTTTTTATACCGGTATTAAAAGAAGGCATTGTAAGTGAACTTGTACTTTTCCCTTGCAATTGGTAAAGATAACGTTTTCCTGCTGCTATACTGAAAGCCGCACCGGTTAAAGAAACGCTATCGGAACCGGATAAAAGAATCTTGAATGTTCGTCCAAAATTCCCTTTTATGGATATAGATTGCGGCATAAATACCGGAGAAGTCAAAACAGTAACGCCACCTGCCGTATTAACCACAGTCGTTCTTTTCGGCTCGCTCTTGTCAATACTTTCCGGGCTAATAGGAAAAGTGAAGACATCAATCGTATTATCCTTAGAATCTGCCAATTCCAAAGAGCACATATACACCTCAAAATCATTCGGGAATTGCGTTGCCATCATGGAACGCCCCAAATTTTTAAGCGTCGACTTTGCTGTCTTTACTACTGAATCCAAAACTGCCACGGCTATAAGTGTTTAAATTATTCTCAAAAGTACAAACTTTTTTCATAACACACTATCCCTGTGTTATTTTTTCGTTCTCATAATCAGAAGCATTAAAAGATTGTGCCGACTGCATAGGGGACGTAACGGGTACTGGAGCTGGACTTGGTACGCCTGCCGTTGCTCCGACAAGGAAAGAGCCAGCCGGCACATTGTGGGTATGAGAATTGAAAGTATTCACAAACGCATTCAACTTGCTTGTAAGATTATCCAATTCAACCAAACCTTTCAGCCCTCCTCCATTGAACTCAATTATATCATTGTTCATTTTGAGTGTAGAAGCTCCTGTTTTCAAATCCAACTGTTCTTTAGTTATTATACTTTGTACATCATCCCCAATTTTAACCGACACGCCTGTATCGTCTACCTGTAAGGATTGTTCAAGTTCTTCTGTTTTCCAATGAAAAAAAACCTTTTCCAAATCCATAGAAACACGTCTCTCTTCTTCCTCCGGTTTTTCAGGATTAACAATTTTAGCTTCCATTTGGGTATAACTCTTTACAGAAATCATTTCACCACCCGTCACATTCACTTTACCGGTAGATTCAATATTCACCTCCGATTCAAAGGAACCGGTTGCTTTCACATTTACAGAAGCCTTTTCAGGGGAATTGATAGAAACAGAAATTGTATTATCAGTAGGGTCAACCATCAAAGAAGCTGTCACATTCCCTATTGTTTTTCTAAACCGGAAAGTATTCTCTTTCCACATAGGAGATTGATCGTTTCTGCAATAACTTCCTACTACAATAGGAATACCGTCATACGGATTAGTAGCTATTACCACTGCCGACCCTTGCTCATTTTCTTTTGAAGGAAACTCTATATTCGCCAACACTTCGTTTGTGATATATATATCCCTAAAGAAAACACCGCCATTTCCCATAACAGAAACACGCCCGGTACGAAAGCAAGTCTCTACATACAAATCCCTGTCCACTCCGTTAGGAATGACTATAAACCCAAATGAAATAGGTTCAGAAGAACCGTTTAATTTTCTTACCTTTCCCCCTGCCATAATTAACTAAACATCTTACGATTCAAAAAATAATCAAACTGATCTTTATCCACTTTAGGCATGACAAGCGTTGTTATTTTATCCGCTTCTGCTTGCTTTGCTGCATTTCTTATTTCCGTCAAATCAATCAATTTGAAATAATCCGGTTTGACATCTTTACTTTCTTCTCCGGCATTGTCCTGCCGGTTCTTCACGTTCGAGAAAGAGTTAGAAAGAATCGGCATATACATACCTCTTTCTACTTGTAAAATCGTTTGTCTTTGCAAGTTGCCATCCAAGAACGAAACATTGTTTACAACCGAGGAAACATAAAAGAACTCATTTGTCGGCTCAAAATAAATAAACGTCCCAACCTTTATTCTTCTATCCCCATTGATCGTAATAGTCCCTGTCCTTGTAAACGGCAAATAAGCTGTTGATTCCATAATGTAAATCAAATCGTTTGTTGCAGCCGCCTGAAAATTTGCAAGAGATCGGGTTGCCTCTGTACCTTCCAAATCCTTGTAATTCAAATATTGATCCGTAAAGGACATTTTCTTGTTACCAAAAACTTCCGCATACTCATTCAAATATACAATAGGAACAAAGGCAAGACTTGTTGTATTTGTCTGCCCGGCATGATTGCTCATAACTTTTAGCTGATACCACGAATAACTTCTTGTATCATAAGACAAATCATACCCGTGCATATTTTCAGACTTAACTGTAATGTATTGCCCATTCTTATACGCACCCAAAATAGCATCCTTGTTGAATGGTGGCTGTCTTACCACAAGGTCTATTGTATTGACATAAGTATCAAAATAAAACTCAACCAAAGGGAATTGACAAACCCTATTCATATACTCCAAAAGTGTACCGTTCGGATTGGCAATAGAAGAATCTATGAGCACCCTTTTTTCAAGGACATCTTCCACAAACACTTTAAATATTTGCCAAATTCCGTTTACAGATTGTTTTTCGTCTACGCCTATATCGTAACTTTCCGTTCTTTTATCTTGCCATGAATCAAACACACTATTCTTTGTTATACCTATGTTTGACATCACATTCACAATAAACCAAATACATTCCCGAATAGGCTTCATTTGATACGACCACAAAAGATTGGAGAATGCACCGGTAAGAACATTTCTTTTAAACCAAATACTGTCTTCGCTCATCTCATACCAATGAGAAAATGTATCAGTTGCATTCAGCAAAGGGATAAAATAACAGCCATCATCTGAAAACAGTTTGTTTATATCTCGTCCTTCTATTGTAATGGATTTTACGTTTCCTTGTGCTTCGTAAGATGTGGTGCAAGTATCTACAAACCCTATCATATCCCAAATATTGTCCTTAGCTACTTTAGAAACAGGAATTTCCAAATCGACACGTTTGCCAAAATCCACATCTCCTTTATTGTTTTCTTTTTGTAAACGTTCAAACCGTATAAAGACAATATCGTTGTTTTGTATAAATTTCTCTTGGAAGGACTTGACTTGCGCACCGGTATTAGAAACTGTATTAAATTGTTCCAAAACAGAATCCCCAAACTTAAATGAGCTTCCATTAAAATAAAAAGGTGCTAACAAAATGCTAAACTCTCCTGTTTGTTTAGATTTAGTTGTAACCGTCTGCAACACATAAGGAGATAGGTCGATCACTTTGTCAATTGATTTTATGTACATCCATACCCGGATGTTCATAGATATTATTTTGGCATTTATCCCGGTTCCTTCCAATGCAGAAGTTACATTTGTATCAGGCAAATATTCAGAATCACTTATCAGTTCTTCATAGTTATCTCCCCAATATGCTTTAAAACTTCCCTGTGAAACAAACTGCCCTTCTTTTGCAGCTTTCACAAGAGAAATAGGTGTATCTCCTTTAGGACACCACAAAACCGTCCCCTGCTTTATATAAGGCAATGTGCCGGAATCATAGTCACTTTTGTATTTGACTTGTTCTTCCTTATCATACGTTCCCCAAATAATATCCAAATTTGTGATACCCTTACCGTTTTCCACCTTCATCAATTCAGAGGGTGTAAATTTCTTTTTCCCAGACGGAAGAATTTTTTGCCAATAATTTATAAAGTCCTCCGGTTTTGCTTGTTGATAGCTTTCCAAAGGATAAATAGGTGGATTCTTTAATTCTTTGTTTTTTTCTTCTGTTGCCATATTTTATTCCTCCGCCGATCTACCACTAAAATATTGATATGCTTGCACTAAACCTTTCCAAATAAGGAATGGATTGCCAGAAGTAGAATAAGTTTGTCTCAATACATCTTGATTCTCCCCTTTCATAGGATTCATAAGAGAATCTACTATAGTGTCTCGAACTGATTTAGCTATTTCTTCTTTCGGTTGATTCAATTTATTGTACAAAGCGTTTAGAGCATTCAAAATTTTACCCAATCTATCTATATTTGTTTCTCCTATACCAATCATCCTGTTCTCATAAGCCGACATCATTCTTTCACCGGCTGTAACAGTTCTTTCGGCAGCAGTAGGTTCATATCTATTTGTCGGGTCATTCTGTGCTTGGAGTGCCTGACTTGATTCTTTGACCATCTCAAATGTTTTCTCGTAATCCAGCGTTCCCGTTTCCGTAAGCGCATTAATGTCCGTATAGGTCAATTTCGTAAAAGCACCTCTCATCAAATGACGAAGTGTTTCCAGACTTCCGCCCGCCATTTGCGTTAAAGCATCGAGAAAACGCTTCATTACGTTTTCATCGCCTTTCCCTTTTGTCAAATCATCCAAAGCAGCAAGAATTTCAGAAGGAGTTGTCGAACCGGTAGCTTGCTGGGCTGCCCTAAACAAAAGTGTCTGCGTCACCTCGTCTTGTGAAATTCCTTGTCCCATAAAAGATTCCTGTACCCGTTCAAGTTGTCTACCTTCCATTCCTGTTTGCAGACGAACGGCACGCATGATAGCAGCTATGTTTGCCGCATCTATCTCACCTGTTCGAGAAAGGATATCATCAGCAGACCGAACAAAAGTAGTCATACTTTCATCCATAGTAGAAGCAATTTCACTAAGCGGAATTTGAAGTTGCTTCATAGTTTGTTCAAAAGACCGGATAATAGCAGATGAAGAAGCTGTTTGTCCTTCTTCTGTACGAGCGAAACGCATTGCTCCTTGCATTCCCATTACCGACTGATCGCTAAGCCCGTATAAACGCTGTACAGCCATCAAACTTTGTGTTTCCGGTACAGGTGCTACAGTTGCTTCTTTTCCGCCGGCGGCACGAATAAGTTCAGCACGTCTTTGAATGTATTCACCTACATTCATTCCCAAAGCAGAAGAAGCGTAGCTACCCTCTCTGAAAGCCGTAGCCATAGATTGTCCGGCAGTTGTTCCCATTGTTTGAGAATAGGCTATAGTTCTTTTTTGAGCTTCCATAGCTTTTTCTACAGAAGTCGTAAAAATACCAGCAACCACATTTGCAATAGCCGTTGTAACTCCGCCTAAAAATCCTCCTACACCGGGGATTAAAGAAAGCCCTTCCCCTAAAATTCCGCCTAAAGAAGAAATAATCCCGCCACCCATAGCAGCCGGACTTTGGAAAGTGGCTCCTACGCCGGAAATAACCCTTGTTGCGATATTGGTAGCAGTGCTTCTATCGCTGCCTCTTTCCACATTTTCTTGTCTTTCCCTTGTAATAGTAGTTGGCTCTCTGTCTACCGGTGTCGGGGTGGGAACCGGAATAGGTTGTATTCCTGAACCTCCGCCAGATGTACCCCTTCCGTTGTACAAAGTTTCATCTATAGAAAAAATACCTTCCTGTATGGCTTCTAAAGCTCTTGTGCCGGCTTGTACTTGTTGAAGTATTTGTCCGGCTATACCGGAAATATCGCCATTCCCAGAAGCGATCGCCTCCACCACAGAAGCAAAACCTTCTTTATTGATACCCAAAAGTGCATTCAAATCTATAGCCCTTGCACCACCGGTTTGATAAACGTCAAGTTGTCCTCTAAGACTATCTATTTCGTCTTGCTTCGTTCTTCTCTTTCTTCGAGTAGGAGTTGGTTGTTCTGTTTCTCCTTCTTCCGGTTGTGGGGTTGGTTGAGTGGGACGAACAGGAGAAACAGGTTGCCTTCCTCTTTCGGAATTTTGTCGTCCCAAAAGATTCAATTGTTCCCTAAGCTGATTGATAGCATCATTTTGCTGACGAAGAATATTGTCGTTGTTTTCAACGATCCTTCGCTGAATACTTTCCATTTCCCCACCTATAGCCCTAAGTTGAGAAGTGTCTACCGAAACTCTAAGCCTTTTCTCCGCGTTCGCCATTTTCCTTTATCTCTTTTGCTTTCTGTTCAAACTCGATCATCTTAAACATCTGATCTTCATAGAAAGCAGTATCTTGTTCCGAAATTCCACCTTCCGGTGCTTTTAGCCAATCTCCAATATTAGGAATATATTCTTGTTTTTCTTTTTCTTCTTTTTCCTGTTGCAGTTCATAAAAAACTTTGTCTTCTTCAAATTCCATAAGTTCTGCAAAAAAATCACATTTCTTATGTTCTTCTGAAAGAAACGGGATTTTATGCTTGTTCCTATACCACCTATCAATAGGAAACATATTATCCCATCTTATGACAAAGTTTTTATATTCTTCTCGGTTCATCAGTCTACAGATGAAAGGATTTTTTCGGCTTCCTTCAAGAACGGGAATACGTCTTGCATATAAATATCACAAATTTCTTTGTAATCTTTCAATCCCAGTTCAGAGAAACTTTTTACTTTCAAATCAGACATTAGTTGCGGACATAAAACAGAAATAGCAGCTTCCACATCTATCATATCTAAAGCACGCTGTGCTGAAATAGTTGGGTTGCCAATCATGGAATTATAACTTCCTTTACCAAGTCTCTGTTTGTTTACCTCAATTTGGTAATACTGTCCAACGTTCGGGAAACTGATCTCATACTTTCTTCCTTTCACTGTAATCTCTTTGACATCCATACTATATGATTTTTAATTGATTGATACGCACAAATATACATATAAAACAGAGAAAAGCGGAATTTTCATTCCGCTTTCTGAAAAAATTACTCATCCCCTTTCTCTTTATTTGATTCAAAAGAAGTCCTTATGATTTTGCTCATAGAAGAATCAAATTCATCACAAATTTCTTCTTTTGAATTTTCTTCAAATTCTGTCTGTAACTGAATAGGAGGTGTTTTGTATTTCAATTGGAACAGATCGTCAAATTGTTCTTTCGTTTGAGAAACAGACATCAATGTTGTAACTTCTATGATCTGCTTCTTCAAATGTTCTCTCCCTATTTCTGGCGTCAAAGATTGATGCCACTTATATTTCCAATTCCCCTTTGAAGTTTTGCCCGTTTTTTCTTTTATTCTATCTACAACACCCTGCGGAAGTAATTCATAAATATATTTATTTGTTAGTTTTCCAATAAAAGAAGGCTTGTTTCTAATATATTTAGGAATAAATGGCAACCCCCACAAACGATATATATTTTTATAAAAATCATCTGTAAAAGTAAGCTGCCATTTCAATATTTCGTCCGATATATAAGCATTGAGAATTTTTTGAAGTTCAAATCTCTCTCTGTCATATTGATAACCTGTTGCTTCATCTACCAAAGATATAATTCCAACCTTGGCAAAAGACCGAACCAAAATTTCACATTGATCCGCTATTATCTTTTGTCTGTTACTCAATTCAATACACTTTCTCGCTTCAAGCATCCCATCGCAAATATCCACCAACACAGTAGCTTCGTATCCATTGATTTTTTGTCCGCCATCATAGCATTCTAAAGGTTCAAAGTGTGCCGGGTCTAAATCTTTAAAAATAAAAGGTTTAAGTGTTGAGTTATTTAAAAAAACAGGGATTTTTGTGCCGGTGTTTTTATTCTCTACTATTTTTAAAATTCCCTGCATTCCCCTCCCAGATAGCACTCTTGTTCCGTTTTCCAGCACATAGCAAGGGATTGAAAAATCGCCTAATTTCAATTCTCCTTTACACTCAATCTTATTGATCATATCATTTACAATTTGAATTAGTTAAACAAAATTTTATTCGTCTCATCATCTCCCAAGCTGTTTTTTGAGTTACTTCCAATTTTCTGCCCATTTCAACAGAATTTATTGTATCATCATACAAAACCAGCCATAAAGCCTTAAACCACTTTATAAGTGGAATTGATGTCTTAAAAAAGATAGTTTTCGTTTTTACATCAAAAGCCTTATTTGTATCACAACAAATATACTCATTGCCACGAAGCCTAACTTTAGATTCTCTACTATAAGGAGAAATAGGATAAGAATCTTCCCATCTAAGGGCTTCCAAAAATCTTATACAACTTTCTTCTGTAGGGAAAGCAGCATCAAGATCATCTAAACTTTTAAATCTACTACTCATAACAAATTGAATTTTTAATACACGCCACAAAGATAGTAAAAATTATAATCCAAACAAATATAATAATAATAATTTCTAAAAACAAAAGGTGGACAAACGTCCACCTTCCTTTATTATGAATAATAAGATTGAATGTAATTGCTTCACAGCAACGAAGCAAATATAGCAACTTATTTTATTCTTACAAAATCAATCCATAACCTTTATATTAACAAATTTTACAACTTATCTTGTTAAATGTAGTTAATATTCAGCAGTTACAATCGGATTAAGATAACGTATGTTAACATTAAAACTTGAAACGGATTGCTCCTGCAACTGCCAATTCTGATTCTCAATGAAACAAGGTGTCAAAAGAGCAATTGTCTGTCCTGTCGGATCAACACTTGTTACCATCTTACGAGCATCATCAAAGTTCTGTACCAATTTCTTATAGATCATGATAGAGAACCCTTGTTCTGCAAATGTAAGAGTGTCCAAAACCTCCTGCAAAGTCCCCAGACGGTGAATCATCGCTTCCACTACCGGAGCCTTGAAAGACAAAAAGAACTGATCTACCGTTGCTGAACATCTATAAGAAACCGGCGGAATTTCCTGAATAGGCAAACTACCCAATCCCTGTACATCCACACGGTTAATTTGTTCCTGTACGGTTATATTTCTAACAAAACCGGCTGTTTCGTTGCCGATCTTGATATATGCCATAGGTGCACTGAATGTCTGCATAATATCTATGTTTTAGAATTATTATCCGCGAATTAAGAAGCCTGTGAAGAACAACTTGTTGATTTCATTGTTCACAACGATCTTATAGGTTACAAACCAAGCATCTTCCTGTCTTGTAACAAGAACGTCTTTGAACGAAAGCAATAGGTTGTCCTGTGCCTCATTTGCCACTCTCGATTGCAAATAAGCAACCGTCCAGTCTTTCACCGCACCGGCAGACAATGTATTGACGTTTACACCGTTTTCCTGTCCCAACAAGTCAATAGAAGCGTTTACAACCAATTCCTTGTTGATCTGGGCAACGATACGCATAAACTGAATACTGTGGCTCTGTCCGTTGGAATTGAACAACACTTTGTTGTCCTGCAAAGTGTTCACGCCCTGCAATACGACAAAGTTGTTCGTATAATCATTGTAAACCGTCACAAGCATACCAGCATTCAAAGCCTTTGTCTTTTCCGTATCGTTCAAAGTGTGCTTCAGTTTGTCAATACCGATTGTCTTGTTTGTAACCGGGATATAAGGCGGTTTTCCTGCCGTTCTACCCAAAATACAACACAAGTTATACATTACTCCCCACCAGCGTGTTTTGATACCTGTAATACCGGAAGTCATACCTGCACCACCATGTACCAACTGAACCAACTCACTGTTGAACCCTTTCGCCAAATCAAGTGATTTAGAGAAATTGGCGGCATCGTCATAACCTCCCACAAACAAGAAGTGGGTGTACTTAGCTTGACTATTCATATGAGCAATGTACTGTTTCTGCAATGCGGAATCAGCATTTATACCGAACTGATCCATAAGAGCAAAGCTATAGTCCAAACCTGTAATTGCTTCCATAACTTTCGCCATGTTGTCAGTATTGTAAGTTTCAGTACCGCCCTTTGCCAAGAAATAGGATTTACCAGCCAGTACAGTAGTAACGTCACTCTCAGATACCGTTCCTTCTCCTTGTACTTCCGCGTTTTCTGTCAATACAAACAGGTTAGCAAAATTAGAATCGGACTTAGCCCAATCAATCAAAGTGTTGATGTTATCAAATTCAGGTGACTGCAATACCAAAGTAGGTGCTGCTTGATCTTCCGGCGTTTCTCCAATAGGATAACCATCTTCTGCATATCCTGTGAAAGAACCGACATAGAATTTCATGATCCATTTTGCCGGATCATCTTCGCCCGTTACAATGGATGCACCATAACCGGTAATCAAATTGCCGGCTTCTGAAAGTTTACCGTTTGCACCCAAACCTTCATCCAACGTTTTTACTTCAAACGTACCGCCGGAAGTGGTTGCAAAAGTAAGTGTTGCGGATGTAGTCTTTGCGGCTCTCACAAAAAGAAGCTGTGAAATACCAGTAGAAGCAGGGTTGGTATAATCCGGTGTGAAAAGACCTTCTGCGATCTTCCAGAACATACCACCTTTCACGAAAGAACGGAACTCGGCAATAGTGTCAAACGTATAGACAGAATCCAATCCCTGAAAATTTTCTCCGTCTATACCTGAACCTCCACCCCAATTTGCACCATAAACACCCGTATCAATTATGATTGCCTTTCCGTAGTCCAGCGTACGAGAAGGGCTTGTTTCCGAGGTCGTAATTCTTGAATAAACACCCGGCAACGTAATTTGCTTATTATTGAAAATAAAAGATGTGGCCATAATTTATTAATTATCAATTGTTTATATCGAATTTATGTAACTTTATTTTATTTATCCTCTCCAAATAGTCGGAAGGTAATGTTGACCTCTTTTCCATATTTTCATACTCCCACAATGGTTGAAGATTCAAATAATGGTTAGCAATAGACATACCTTCTTCTATATTGTCTCTATATTCTTGACAAAAATAAGACAAAGGTATGATATGGTCAATATTCCACTTCCCCTTTCCATTGCCTCTATTCTCCCAAGTCATACCATCTTTAAATTGAGACTCAATATGAATAATTAAGTCGGGAATAGAGCAACCAAGAAAATCAAGATTTCTTTTCCATCCGTACAAGAAATATTCTCGAATAGAATCTCTTAATTTTTTCAAATATTTCTGCTTCGTTTTAAAAACAATATCTGTTTCTAATTTATTTTGTTTCCATTGTTTCAAACGCCCACTAAGCCTATATTCTATATGCAGTTGCTTATAATAATCCTTTTTGTCTTTATAAGTCTCTTTTGCTTGTTTTGAACGGCATTCCTTACAAATACAGTCAAATCCCGTACTCGACGTTCTATGGACATAAAACTTACTTCTTTCCTTTTCTTCCCCACAAACAGAGCATACTATCTTGCCTTCATAAGAAAGTTCTCTATTTCTTTCTCTATTTTTATCTCTACTTTCAGCAGCACTTTTGTTAGCGCACTCCTTACAATACCCAGATCGTCCGTCTACATGAGTTTTGCTTTTTCCAAAATTATCAATAGAAAGCTCTCTACCACAACAAGAACAAACTTTAAACTCTTTAATTATCCTTTCTTCTAAAGGAATATTTTTTATGACAGACAATCTTTTGCTTTTCTTCAAGTCAGCACATTTCTTGCAATAGCAATTCAACCCATCCGGTTGGTTCTTTTTCTTATAGAACTCACTGATAGGCAATTCTTGTCGACAACAAGAACAAACTTTTGTCCCTTTTTGAAAGTCTGCTTTCATATTGTACCAAAATTACACCTTCAAAGGTAATCATTTTTCAATCAACGAACTATCTGAACCCCACAATTTCTGATTCTACACCTGGAAGTCCGTCAATAGAAGTCGGGTCACCAAGAGCAATGCTATCCACTTGATTCACTTTCCCAAAGATGATCTTTCCGAGTAAAGACGTATCCACCAATCCCGGTACTATTTCTTCTGACGATAAATCAAGTCCGATAGAACGAATGAAAATAGGTGTCGGCATCAGATTGTTTTGCATCATAAGCTCCTTCATGGTAAATTCTATTTTAAGGAACTGTGAAGCTAAAGTATCCCAAGAGCCAAGTAGTAATGCGTACAGAATCTCTGACATCAGGATTGATTCATTCATGTTTACAGAAAAGCACATGATTTCCAATCCGTACTGCCTTGTGTCCCTATACATAGGAACGCCACCCATAAAAGATTCTATTTTACCTATAGAATTGGCGATACCACCTGTCTTTCCGGGTTCCCGAATAACGTATGCTGGCAATCCTGTTTTGTCTTTCGGATATTCCAAAACTACCTTTATATTGTTCGGGTTTGTTTCTTTTCTTAAAAAGATATTTTTTGCTTGTTCATAATAATTGAAAGAGCCGTCCTGTGTATCTCCCAATACTTTATACAAGAAAGAATCTTTTTCGTTTTCCTTGCTTTCGAAGTCCGTTTGTACATATTCCAAACAGGCTTCCACTATCTTTTTTATTTTGACTATCTGTAACATCGTTACATCGCATTTAAAAATTGATCAATCACTTTATCTGCAACAACATCTATCTTTGCTTGTTCAAGAGCTTTGTCCATAAGTTTATATGGAACAATGCCACCATTCCACCAACTATTAGGATCAGAGTTTTCACTTACCCTTCTCCATGTAAAGTAACCGCTTCTCTTTTCTTTTTCAGTAGAAGCAATATTTACTTTAGTTAGACCCTGATAAATAGGAGCTTTGTGCATGTAAGCAGGTTTATTTACACCCAGCCTATTTATTGCTTTTCTTTGTCCTTTTTCAGAAAAACTTTCTGGTAAATTACCGCTTCCTAATCTTCCTGTCTTCTGAACTGCGTTATAAATTTGTTGCGGCATTATAGAAGCAAACAATCCCGAATCCGCTACAGCTTCCGGTGTTGCATGTCTAAAGGGAATATCTATATACCAACCTCCATCCTGCGCTGTTTTCTTTTTTGGGGAATTTCTAAAACCTTCCTTTTCATCAAAAGGCGGCTGTCCTTCTTCTATCATCAAAGGAATAGAAGAAGCCCTGTTTGTCAACCCGAATGTAACCGACAAAGGGGATTCTCTTTCAATGAAAACTCCCCTTTTATACTCATTTCTTGTAGTACGAAGTTCCCGGCTTATCAGATTTTCCCACCTAAGCTGATATTCAGTTATAACAGCATCTATAATAGAAGCACCTAAAAACGTAGATTGATCCTGTGAAAGATCAAATTCTTCCACCAAATCACTTAAATCTATGTTGATAGGCACTATCATTACTCACTCACTTTCATCTGAATATTGTCGTTCAAAATAACTCCCGATCCATCAAAATTAGGTTTTTCAGACACAATCAAATGCGTTCTCCTTGCCACCGCTTGAATAGGGAGCCTTGTTCTTTCCAATTGTCCCGTTTCCTTGTTTTTCTTCCAAGAAGCCCGGACTTCATGAGGAAAGTCCAGTACATGAAATTCCAATTGATGTTGGTAATAAATACTTACAACCGGATTTAAGGACATATCAGCCGTCAAAATTACGCAATAAGGGTTTGTATCACTTATCTTATAATCTGCCGGAGAAAGCTGTCTCAAAGGCTCTGTAGACGATTCAAACACATGTATGCTATAAATGCTCAATGGTTTGTAAGTCGTAAACACAAAAAAGTTCTCCCCATCCGTTCTTACAGGCAAATTTTCGCTAAAATAAGAGAACTCTTTTAAAATTGTGATCCGGTCAAAATACCCTAAATTGGGTTTATCAACATCTGTTACTGTTATGTTAATTGTCCCTATCAGTTCTTCCGACCAACGTTTGTAACTATTATCCCCGTTTATGCCGGTTATAAGAGCATGAGTGTTTGTAGGGTTGATATAGAAATAACCTGTACCAAAACAATTCTGGCAATCCACTAAAGGCGCATCCGGTGCATTACAAGGACATCTTAACGCCTTTTCCAATATCACCTCATACCCTTTCAAATAAACGGCAGAATCAAACTCTGAACGTATAAATTCAGGACTTGCATTACTCAAAGGCGGAACCGGTGTTTGTAAAATGCTCTTTGACATGATTCACCTCCTTATAATACTAAAAGCCTAAATTCATCGTACACAAGTTTTATCCGCCCTACAGTTTCCTCTATTTCTTTTTGATACTGTTTCAAGCGTGCCCCGTAACCTGCATTTTCAGCAGAAGCGGTAGAGTTGATAGATTGTCTTAATCCATCTATTTCCAAGTGCATAGAAGCTATACCGGGTAAACTGAATATCATATCTCCGGCAATATTAAGCGGGCCAAATGAAGCAAGTTTACCAACAAGATTAATCAAATCGGCAGGCATTTTATCCAAATCAAAACCGGTTATATATTGAATGTCCCAATAGTCCGGTATGTTTGTAAACCGTTGAAAGCCTATCTGCGTAGTCATTCCGGTAAGGATAACATCTGCATTTGCATTAACCGAATTTGCACCGGTAGGAACGACACTCATTCTTCGTTTCCCTATCCCGTCCATATCTTTCTCACAACTAAGCCAACCTTGCGGGTAAATAATCTGCTCCATCTTATTAAGCATACCTGTAAGTGCAAGCGGAACCCTTACCGGACAGTTAGTTTGAATGATAGGAAATTGCTGGAAATAATCTGTTCTGTAATAAGAATGCGTTTCCGATTCAACTAATTGCTTTACAAATTTGAGATTAAAATAATTCTCGATCTCTCTCTGTGCAGCACTCAAATAAGTTCTAAGTGATTCATCAGAAAAAGAAGTCCCCGTACCGGCTTGTATAGCGATACCGTACAGGTAATTGTTCCACATCTCCGCAACGGAAATAACAGAACCCGTATTTTTCTTATACTTTACTGTAAAAATCAGTTGTCCCGGCATAGCTCAAATATCTTTTTACTTTTTGGGTAACGCAATTATAGCATCAATCAGTTCGTCTTTCTGATCTTCTTCTTTGAATCTTCCGGCTTTCTGCTTGCTCATTCCGTTTTCAATAGCAAGTGCCTTCAAATCATCAAAAGTCATTTTAGACATATCTTCCTTTAAGGAAGCAATTTCTTCTTCGGTTGCTGTGTTTTCTCCGACGGCGTCTTCCACAATTTCCTTCGGCTGTCCGCCATTAGACAATCTTTCAACCTCTTTTTTCCACACATTCAAAGACTGTTCCAACTGTTCAATCTTTTTGTTCTTGTCTTTGATGATACCGTTCAAACGAGCAATTTCAAACTCATATTCTTCTTTCAGAACTTTAAGAGCTTCATCGGTATCTTTTTCAGCTTCCGTTTTTTCTTTTTCAAGTTTTTCCGCTTCTTCTTCCAAAGCAATACCGGGGAAACCACCATTTTTGATGTATTCCCAAGTTTCATCCTTTACTTCGGCTTTCCCGTTTTCAAACTCCACAAGTTCATTCAAAAACTGAATGGTAGTGTTTTTATATACTGTTGATACAATCTTTTTCATACGAAATATAATTATTGATAAATAAAATAGGGAAGGAAGGCGTTATAAAACCTTTCCTTCCCTTATTAATTTGCCAAGACAACTGTCTTTAAGCACCCAAACCTTCGTCACCGATATTGATAATACGGCAAATCTTAGCCGGCTGATACAAACACGGCGTACCGTAGTTCAAGATAGCGAATCTACGAGACGGTGCAGTGATAGCAAAGTCAAGTTTGCGAGTGTCACCGAACTGCAAGTATTCGTTGATCTCACTGTCGTTGTAGTAAATCAAAGCAGACTTCGTACCTGCAATGATACGGTTACGGTCACGAACCTTACCGGCATCAGCACCATCATATCCAGCAGTCAACATAGAAGCCGGGATAGTGAAGATAGGATAGTATTCTGTCGTGTCGGTCAAAGCAGTTACTTCCTTGGTACGATAGATAACGTAGCAAGTAGGAGCATAAGCACCACCAACCGGAGCGGTAAACTGCAAATCAACAGACTGATTAGCTGCAACTGCCAAAGCAGTATCCGTCAATTTCAAAGGAGCAGATTCACCATAACGGTTCTTAGCTGTTACCAAGTAGCCATAAGAGCCGGCATGTAATACGAAGTTGGTCTTTGCATCGGCAACAACGGCAGACTTGGTAGCACCGGCAACAGGAACGCCCGGAGCCTTCGGAGAAGAAGCTGTAGCAGAAGCCTTGATCGGACGGCGAACATCAAAGAACTTGTCGCTCTTAACAGAAACCTTACCGAACTGCGTCATGATGTCGTTTACAGACTGTCCCATTGTTGCGCCTACAACGCTGTTAGACATACCGACAACAACACGTTTTGATTCATGGAATTTCTTCACATAGTTGTTGAATACAACCGGTGCAGAAACGATACGGTCAATATAACCGTTATAAACGTTTACAACGCGATCGGCAGCATCTTCAACCAAAACATCTGTCAAGATACCGTTCTGTGCGTCAATTACAGCCGGAGAGCCATAATAAGCATCCAAAATCTGTTCTGTGCTCATACCTTCCGTAGAACCACGGTCAGTAGAAGCTACACCCATCATGTGCTGACGGAAGATACCATCAAACTGTTCTGTAATACAAGTAGAATCAGCATCCGTCAAGCGAGTGTCAATCAAAGTCAAAAGCAAAGTGGTCTTGTTCTGTACCTCACGAGTGTACATATTCATACCACCAGCAAGTTTAGCAAGCATAGCCGGATCAGTTACCTGACCTGTAACGCCCATAAACTTAGAGATGATTGATTTACGGATGTATTGAGTATCTGTTTCTTCCGGTGTTTCACCTTCAAGATTGAAGATACCAATTTCTTCACCATATTTGTACAACTGGTTGTACTGGTGAACCGTATTTTCAATTCTCTGTTTCGGCATTTCGTTATAAACAACCAACTGGTTCAAACGGTTAGCCAAAACCTTAATGTAAGCATCCAAAGATTCAACTTTCAGACCACCACCATTGTTGATCTGATTGTCATATTGCATACCGGTCTGCAAACCGGCTTCCATTGCTTTCAGCACATCAGCAGTATTGTCAGCACCACCAAAAGCAGCCAAATCGTTATAATTGTACAAATCCATTGTTCTATAATGTTTTATATTTTTCAATCGAAATATTCCTTACTTCTGGAGCTTGATATTGTACTTTTCGTACATGAATTTTGCCAAATCCTTACCTACCGTATCGGCTTCAGTATTTGCCAAGAAAACCAAAGCATCGTCACCGATTGACTTTTCAAGTTCCTCTCCGGCATTTTCAATAGCCTTGTTGATAGCAGCCATCACTAAAGGACGTTGTTTTGTAACAGAAAGAAGTGTCTTGCCTTCTTCGTCAACTTCCGGCTTCATTGCTTTTTCCAAAACAGCGGAAGTCTGAACGCCTTTGAAAGAAGGTGTCTGTGCGCCAAAAGATTCCAAAGATTTTTCAATGTTGCCAAAACGTTCGTTCATGACTTCTGTCATACCCTTAACGATGTTAGCAGCCAAAGAAGCACCGAAAGCCTTCATATCATCCATAGAGAAAGATTTCTCAACCTTATCCTCTTTTTCTTTGATATCTTCTTTCAAATCCTTCTTGTCTTTTTCATCTTCTTTTTCGTCCTTTTTCAAATCGTCAATGTGCTTTTTGTCATTTTCGATATTCTTATCCTCTTTCTTTTCAGATTCTTTCATATCGGCAACACTTTTCGATTTTTCAAAAGTCACATCTCCGTTCGCTACCATAGTAGCGATATCTTCTGCACTGAAACCAGAATTTTCAAGTGCCTTGTATAACGGATCGTCTTTAAATTCTTTTACGTCTACCATAACATTATGTATAAAAAATTATTGTCGAACTTTTTCTACGAATGTATCTAAAACACTTTTTTCAACTCTACCTTCTTGAACCGCACGATAAATCTCCCAAAAAGCATCAACATCAAAAGAATGTGATTTTTGAAAATTCACCTTGAAATTATTGTCAATCTGGACAAGTCCATTCTCTGTGCAATATTCAAAAAGAATAGTTGATTTTTGTATTTCCAACAAATCATTCACACTACCACCCTTACTTTTTTCGATATCCAAATAGGTCTTAGTGTTGACCGGTGTCATTGTAAGGGCAATGTTTGTAATAAGAGCTTTTGTTACTCTTTTAGGATTTTTCTTATCCCGTTCCAACGCTTTACCTTCTACGCTCATACCCGGTTTTCTTGTCGAACCCGATTCTTGCATTTCAATTGCCTTATCCCAAAAGGCACGGGCTTCCGGCGACTTTTCCCACAATTTACCTTTTACAAAAAACTTATTGTCTTTCACATAGGCTTCAATAGGTTCACCGATCCAAAAACGACTTTTGTTAATAGGTGAACGTGTGGGTAAATGATCAAGATTAAATAAACCGGATTTCAGGAATCTATCATATATAAACCCGGACGGTTCCAATACTTCTTCTTCATCGTCTTTTGAAGAATCAGAAGCGACACCAGAGAATACCATATTTGCATACGGAGACTGTTGTTCCGATACCGCACTTTTGGCTTTCTCCAAGTCCAAATCTACATATAATTTAAAACTATCAAACATTTTTGATTGATTGAAATTGAAATAAACGTATTAGTAACACTCAAAAATACTGCAAAATTAGAGATAAATGGCAATAACCCAATATTTTAACTTTTATTAATAATTATCGCAATCTATCTCCAAACGCCTTAGTGCAGTTGTAATCTATATTTAGACTGTTTGAGTGTTGCAAGAAAATCGTCAATCCAGCTTATTTCCCCAATATATTCGTCCTTTTCGGCAAGTTCTTTTCTGAACTCAATCGTTTTGTCAAATATCATCTGGCAAATAGCAACCGGATCATCTTCTTTCACTTCGTCCCCTTGAATTTCTCCATCTTTGAATCGTCCAAATCCTGACTGTCCGGCTTCTGCAATCTTATCCTCAAATTCTGAAACTTCTTCTGAAAGTTCATCGAGGTAAACATGCTTGGAATTATCTTCCTCGCCCCAATGAATGTTTTTAAGACGTGTTTTAGCACCTTCCAGAAAATTGAGATAAGTGTTGAAAATACTCTTATCAGTCTTTTTGGACTTTTCAATTTCTTCAATTTCTCTGTTTTCTGGGGACAATTCGTCTTCTGTCGATTTTCGAATGTTTTCTGTTTTAGTAACATTTTCAAGACGAAACTTGCCGTTCCATTTCCATTCCTGTTCCCCGTTTTCTTCTGTCTTAATAACAATGGAAAAAGGCTTACAAAGATTAGTCACCTTTTGAAGCGTACCTAAAAAATCAGCAAACTTATCTCCCTTTCCACCATCATTGTCAGAGAAATTTACATGAAACTCACCATAAGTATATTTGTTCGGTTCTTCTGCCACTTCAATTTCTTTTTCTTCATAAACGGTTCTCTTAAAAGTAATAGCTTTTTCGATACCTTCTCCCACACCATCCTCTGTACGGACAATGTTTTTAGTTTCACCGTTCAAAGATTCACGCTGCAATACCTGTGCGTCTGCCGTATCCATAGTTTTTTCTACTTTCCAATCTTCCGGCAATTCATCTTCCAGATTAAGTTCCTTTGCCCGTTTCTTAATCCATTTCTTTACTTCTTCTTTTGGCATAGAAGAACTACCGGACAAACGAATAGCATCTTTCAAATCCTGCCGATTACGAATAGGATATTTACCATTAGGCATTGCTTCACCTTTCTTTGCCAAATCCTTTCTTTCTTCATGAGTGAAAGAAGTTTTGTTTGCCGACTTTTCAAGTTTTTCAGGATTCTTTTCACAATAGGAGGTGAACACATCCTTTGAAATTTTACCCTCTTTGAAAGATTTCATTACCAACTGAAATTCATCCGGCACTTCAATACCAAGAATACGCTTGATATTGTCTTTCATGTCAAAAATGAAATTGTACAGATCAAGTTCAGTATGAGGATTGATCCACTCGCTACCCGTTTCTTCCTCTCCATCCACAAGAATGTTTGCAGGAGTATCAGGATCAATATAGCACATGAAATAGTGAATCTCAATGTCCTTCTTCTTTGGAATATATTTGCCAACCGGTATCAGAAGTTCTTCCGACATATCAATACCAGTTTCCTCAAACAGTTCTCTTTTGGCAGCTTGCAAGAAAGTTTCTCCCGGATCAACATGTCCGCCCGGAATACACCAATCATTCGAGACTGCACCCTTTTCTCCCACACGATTCAAAATAAGAAGTTTGTCACCTCTAAAAACAAGCACGTCTGCAAACCGAACTTTTCCCTGTTTTGCTTTGAACAGATCAAAATAAACAGACTTCTTGATCAAACCCTGCTTCCATAATTCCCGGCAATTTTCAAGTTGACGAATATCTTTTGCCATTTCAGCAAATTCTTCATCATTTTCCAACTTTGCAATGGATTTATGGATAGAATTTCTTCTCTTGTACACGTCCATCAAATCCTTAGACTGTTGCTTCAAAAACTCATTAAAGCAGCTTTCTGCCTTTGCAACCGCATCAGCATCTTCGCTTCCTTTCAGTTCATCATACTGTGACTTCTGAATGGAATAAATTTCACCAAGAGAACTTATTTCTTGGCTTATCTCTTTTCCTTTTTTAAGAAGTCCCCTGTATTCGGTTATTTTTTCATTTTGCGTCTGTAATCCGAGCAACGCTTTCAAATTCAAACCCATATCAGAAATTATTTTTGTTTATCCTTACAAATTGTCATATCCGGCACACAAACATTATCTGCAAAATAAAAGTCCGGCTTATCAAGTTCAAAGGTATAGAAATATTGCGAAACATTTGCAATAGGTATCTGTATAATATTGGTTACTTTACCTTTACATCCATTCTTAAGCATAAGAACATCTCCCGGTTTTATCTTGTCTACTCTTTTTGTTTTGTTATGGCACAAAACATAGGAGCCATCCACCACTCTATGTAAAGCATCTTCTCGATATCCCTTTTCAAGAGTTTCATCTTCCGTAACATAGCATATATCAAAAATACGCGGAACAGAAGATAGTTCAAACTGTGTTACCTTTGTTACCCTTCTGTAGCCGGTAACAGTTTTTATCACATTCCCTACCTGAATATCTTTTATCCATTTTGAATTATCAACAGTAGGAATACTGATATAACCGGAATTAAAAATCGTTCTTTGTTTTATCATACCTCGAAATGTTTTGTACCTACAGTTATCTTTACCTTTGATTTTCTCTGAACCCGCTTACTTTCATCCGCCTTTTTAGGTTCAAATGACTGTGTTTTATCGTCCCATTCGTACCCATCTGGAATGTAACGGAGATTGCATCTGCAATTACCTGACAAACAAACCTTACCATTTCGTCTTACAATTAATGTATGGTATTTCTCCAATTCAACATCTCCAATCATACCATCATAATCAATCATTTGAACATTCAAAACAGAACATCCTTTAGCGGACAACTGCCTTATTCTCCAATTATCATATTTAGATGTATATGTTTTATTCTGTCTTTTATCAAAGGCTGTTACTTTGCCAAAATTCCTATAACTTGGTCTATAACCCAATTTCAAAAGAATCTCTCCAATATCGTTACATAACTTTATAGAAGACGTAAAATATTGTACTTCTGGCTTACAAACATATCCATCATATACTTTAGGCTTTCTTTCAACGCCATCACCTTCTCTAAAAGCTGTCAAGAAAATATTCAAAAGATTAGGAGAAAGTTCTTTTATTTCTTTTGGAACAAACTTATCATAAGCATGTCCAAAAGATTTCAAATAAGCAAACAATTCTTTTCTTTCTGAAATAGTTGCGCCAATATATTCTTTACTTTTAAAAGGTTTTAACCCCATATTAGAAAGACATTCAAACATTTTTTCTTTTTTGTCCCCATCAAATTGAGATAAAACAATATAATTAGCACACTTATTACTTGTAGCACTTCCTTCCGAAAGAAAATAGCCCATAAATTGACAGAATAAATCTGCTTTGTATTTATATCCATCAAAATAAAAATAATCTTTGTCAACGCCAGTCCATTTAAATCCAGCACATCTAAAAAAAGCTCCTTCCGGTAAAAATCTTTCAGAAGTAAGACAAATTCCTTTTATTTTCCTTGTTGAAATAGCATGATGATGATTAGGAGTAGTACAAAGAGAAAATGACCTATTTGTACGTTCTATCATCTTTCCTTTGTAATGCTGATTTATCCATCTAACAGCCTTAACCCACTCCAATTCCTCTGTATCTGGGTTTACAGACAAAAACAATTCATTTTTATTCAAAGACTGAAATGTTTTCCACCCCTCATTTGTAAAAACCTCCGTATCTTCCGAAAAACAAAACGGATGAATTGGCGACAATGTGGCTTTCCAATCTTTTGACTTTCTTCCTATATTAGTACCGTTAGCGATCAATTCAGACAAATCAAAAATAACAGGCTTAGACCCTATACCATTTGTTGTGTAAGCATTAAGACAGAAACGACAGGCGCCGGGATATGTTTCTTTATACACCTTTGCATGAATACCATGCTCTTTCATGATCGTCTGCGCTATTCCTATCTGAAAGATGTTCTCCATTTCAGTAGCAACAATACGACCCCAATCCCGGTTCCATTCATCCAATCTATGTCCCAATGAACTAACAATAGATTGTACAGATTTCCTTTTCAGAACACCTTCCGTCAATTCTTCCCTAATAGCTGTTTCTACTTCCCTCTCCCGTTCTGCCACTGCTATTTTCATTTCTTCTTCTGAAATGGTAGAAGAAAGAGAATCTTTTATACGTGTCCCCATTCCTTTTATATAAGAATAAGAACGCATAGCCGCAGCATTATATTCTGCTTTTTCTCTTGAAGTGAGTTCCGGATATTGTTCTTTTTCAACATATTGTTGAAGGTCGTTGAAGTTAAGAGAGGATAATTGTGCAGGAGTAAGAATTGCCGCCAAACGTCCAAATATAAATGCTTGCCAATAAGGTGGTATTTTTAAAACTTCTGTCTTTAAGTCGAAGCCAAATCTTTTCAGCATATCTATATCTTCTTGGGAAAGATATTCCTTGCCCAATACATCGGCAATTACACGAGCAATACGGTAATCGACAATGAAAAACAACTGCTGTATTTCTTCCGGTGTAAATAGCATACTTACTTAGATTTTTGCTCCACCATTTTCTTCGTCAAATCCATCAACATATTATTTATCTGTGTCGAAAAGATAACCTGCGCCATACCTTCATACCCTTCTTGTACTTTTGGATAACGCATAGGGTCAACATGATGGTGTACATTTGACACTAAAGGCATCTTTTCGACCTTGATATTTTTGACATATCTCACATTCATAAATTACTTCTCTCCCCAGTTCTTTTCAATGTAAGACATTGCAGCACTCATGATAGGGTTGGAATCGAACGATTTCTGTGTACCTTCTTTGTCTTCTAACGCAATTTGTCGATCCACTTCTTCGTTCATCGCATCACCTCCGTACATAGCTTGCTGCATCTGATATTGTTTTTGAAGCTGGTAGGATTGATTCAAGATGGTATCGGTTTCCGGGTTAAATTTACGTCCAGAGTATTTTTCAAAAATATCTTCCAGACAAACCATACCGTTTTGAATTTTCTTAGCATCAATCTCAACCTGCCTTCCTTCATCTTCCGCATCCACACCCGTAAAGACAAATTCAAAATCTTCGTCCAGTTCTGATACAAGATAGTAATTAATTACTTCTTGTAAGAACACAAGAATAGGTTTCAAGCCTTTATCTTTTGAATGCTGCAAACGTTCCTTTTGTCCAGCTTGTCCAAAGATATTTGTTTGATCTTTGAATTGGAAGCCAAGCTCTGACGGATCAATACGATAAACCGCACAAGTCATAACAAGTAGGAATTTTACCCACTCGCTAAACTCCATATCCCGGTTGGTGTTTTTAGACAGATCAACCCATTGAAGGTCTAAACCGTTTATAATCGGCGTTCTATGTGAATTTTGAACCCCCACCATTGTCTGTTGCCATGCCTGCCTAAATTCGCTCAAAGAAGCCTGTGATATGTTTGGATTCTTAACATTGATAAATCCTTTAGGGTTAGACCCCTTAGAAAAATATGAACCATTATATTCAAATCCCCACAAAATCCATGTCATAACGCTGGACAACGTTTCCAGTTCAGATGTTCCATACCCGTTTTTATAGATGTTGGTCGATTTGTTTCGGATACCGATACCAAGCTCCCAAGGATAAAAAATAACGCTTTCATGCGTAACGGGATGCTGCATGATCTGACCTTGCCAGCACATACAATATTTCGGTAAGTATCCTTTGAATCGGTACTGTTCAAATTCTTCATGGAACTTCGGATCGATACTGTCAAGAAAACGTACCAAAGAAGCATCTACAGCACGATAACGAGCCAGATTCCATGATCTGTCCCTTACTATTTCAAAAGCAAGTTGATCAAGAGTAAGGCTATCAAACACAACCTTTCTCCCAAAGTCTTGAAATGTGTCAAACGATTCCCATTTGTCGTGAAAACCGCCTTCTTCCAAAAACTTTCTGATATAATTGATTTTTATCTGATCTTCCCTTGAGCGTTCTGCGCTTACCTTTTCAAAAGGATTCCGTTTTCTTCTGATAGTGTATCCTTCTTTCTGCTCATCAGTGCTGAAATGAAGAAAATTCTGAACCTGCTCAACACGAGTATTGACAACGGCCCGAACGACAAAGATGTCTCCCATTCTCCGAAGCACCTCAAAGGGCATAGAACCGTAAAAGTTAGGGTCTTTATAACCCCTGCCCGTATCGCTCGCTTCGTCCGGGTTGAAAAATACAGCCTTTACATCATCCTGTCTTTGATTGATATTCCCCATATAAAGGTTGGCTTTCACCAAATCCTCCAAGTTGTCAGACCGGGACATCTGTTGTAATTTAGATTGAAGTACAGTAGGAAGAGTTTTTTGCAATCCTACAATATCTTCCAAAGAAAGGCTGGTCAGACCCTTTAACAGGTCTGACTTTCCTTGATTTTTATTTTTATCTCTTTTCCTACTCACGTCAATAAAAAATTAAGCGGAAGTGCCTGCTGCCTGTGATAGCGTAATTGTTATTTGCTTTGTTCCTTCCGATTGTTTTACAACTGCTGACCCTTCTCTTGCTGTACCAGTATTGACCGCTGCTACAACGGAATATTCGGTTGTTCCTTTCGAAAAACCTGTACCGGAAACTGTCGTAGTATAATTCACAGCCACAGGACTACCACTATTCTTTCCATTTACCGTCTTTTGTTTTGTAGAAGAAATAGAAAGAGTTTTTGTTTCACCCGTAGCAACAAATTCCACTCTTGAAGGGTTTGAAGTCAAATTATAAGTATAAGCAACGGTTGCTTTAGGCTGACTTAAATTAATCGTAATTGATTTTGCGCCCGACCCTTCTTGTGTCACAACAAGAGTTCCTGTTCTTCCGGTAGTCTCATTTGTATTTTCAGTGGCGGAAACAGTATAATTTGCTCCCGATTGAGTTTTCAAAGAGAAACCCGTACCGGTTACCTTTCCTGTAGTATTTACGGTAGTTGGAGAACCACTGTTCTTACCGTTCAGCTTCTTTTGTCTGGTAGAAGTGATTGTGACCACTTGATCACCTGCCGTTGCAGCAAAAGTAAGAGTTGTCTTATTGGCTGTGATCGTATTTTCATAAGTAATAACAGATGCAGCTTGACTTAAAGAAATGGTTGCTGTTTTTCCACTCTCATTCTGAATGATTGTAGCTGTACCAGTTCTTTGCTTGTCAGTAGGATTCTCTGTAGCAGAAATTTGACTTATTCCCGCATTACCCGAAAAACCTGTACCGGAAATTTTAATCTGAATAGCAACGGCTATGGGTTTCCCGTAAGGCGCACCGTCCCGATATTCCTGCTTGCTGGAAGTAACAACAAAATTCTTGCTTTCTCCCGTATTAACGAAAGAAAGTGATTTTGTCTGCAATGTAAACGTATATTCCGTTCTATCAAGAACGTTCACATAATTGATCTTTTCTTCTTCCAGTCCTTCGGGATAGCCGATAAGACCCAATCCATTAGCAAGACACCATTCTTTGAACTTACCGATATTGTAGGTAACGCCAGCATCAATCACAATACCGAGAGACTTGTAATATTCAACGTCACCTACCGTATTTTCTGTTACAAAAACATTCATCTGATTGTCAATTCCATCAGTTATGACAGTCATTTGCTTGCTTAAATCCTTTGTCGTAAAAAGAAGTCTTAACATAGCTTCTAAAATTAATGAGCCACTACTTCGAACTTCTGAACACCATCATCAGACATAACAACAAGATTCAAATCTTCCTTTTTGGACAAGCCAAGATCAGCTAAGGAAAATTCCATAGGTGTACGACCGTTTACTTTCGAAACAAGAGTTTTCTTGTCTCCCCGGATTGTTCCGTAACGTCCTACTGAATCCTTTAATGTTACTGTATTGGGAAAATAAATTTCCACTTCTTTCTCCGCTGGAACAGTCGTAGCAATTTCCAAAACACAAACATTGCTACTATTCCAAGAAGCCTTTACGGAAACAACTTCGTTCAGCCCTTGAGGTTCGATCGACAAAGTAAGCGCATGATCTTCCGCAAACGCAACCAATTCTTCGTGCTGAACAGTTTCACCCACATTCCAGTTCCAACCCAAAGCAAGAAAAGCATCACTTCCCTTCTTTTCATCTTCTGTAGCGTTGACAGAACCGGGAGTTACAACACCGCGAGGTGATTCCGTGATAAGCACTCTTTTCTGTTCACAAGAGCCATCCGTAACGACCACTACGTCAATCTTCTTATCTGTATCAGTAAATCTGTATAGTCTCATTTGTATAAAAATTTAGATTGTATCTTTTTCGGAATCACCCGTTTTTCCTCCGGGCTTTCTTAAAAATCCATTTTCGTCAAATTCCCTTAAATATTTTCTCACCCACACAGGAACAAGGTTGGGATTTATCTTACCTGAATTTTCCACTATAGAGATAGATTCCCTTACTATTAATGCTGTACTCATAAGAGATCGAAACCATGTGAAAGTTGTGGTTGTTTGTCCGTCTATAGTGTATTCTCCCAAAACATGAGCTACAATAAGCAAACACCCATATACAAAAATTTTAGTCAGGATCATTCCAAAACCTTTCGATGAAAAGTCTTTTTGCTTCAAATGGAATACCCAACTAATAAGAGTGTCCACAATAATAAGGACAACAAGGAATTTGAGAAATTCCCAATCTTTGAATATGTATTTTTCTATCCAGTCCACAATAGGAGATAAAGGTAAAGCGATCAGTATAGGATAGCAGAAGCTACCTAAATAGGATTTGAAATGATATAATCTTCTGTTCTCCATCATCAATCCTCTAATCAATCTTTTTTATCGGATTCCGATTCCTCCTTCTTTTTCTTGTAGTCAGAATCTTTTTTGTAAGGCATACCCACAATTCCTTTTCTTCTGTTCTCAGGAGTATCTTTATAGAAACCTATTTTGTTTTTTACAGGAAGTCCGGTTGCTCCGGCTTTTTCGATTGTTTCTTGGTCGGCATCCTTCCACTCAATCTGTGGTTCTCTATAATATACAACAGATTTGTTGAAGTTTTCGTCAACCACAACAACACGATTCAGAGACACAAAGTCTATAGCTCCATGTTCCCTTTCAGTAGGATCAATACTTTTCACAACGTCAGAAGCAAAGTTTTTCACCTGTTCCAACGTATAAACCTCCCAGCCATTCTTTTCTGCAAGGCTTAAAAATTCATTTATAGGAAATTCTTGTACACTCATGGACGTAATTGGGTGCTTATACACTTCTTTGCACCAAAAGTATATTTTCACGCTTCATAGGGACATTGTTGAAACCATCAACCCGTAATAATTTCTAAAGAGGTCTCTCCACATGCTTAAATTCCCGGTGCACCACCGGTATCGTTAATAAAATTGATGATTAACATAAACTGGTGCAAAGTTATACTAATCACCTATTTATAATTCAACACATACAAAAGTATAACTTTTTTCCTACAAAAGAATGTTTTATAAAGAAAAACTTGTAAGCAATACTTTCTATGTTGGTGCGGCAACCGTACTTGTATCGCTTACAAGTGCCGTTCTCCCTCCGCACAGGGATCAAAGGTAACGACGAAGCCTTTAAAGTAGGAAGTGAATTTGTCTCGCCACTCTGCCCGCAGGACAATGTTACTTCAAAAGAAGCCTTTCTCACGAGAAACCATTATCTCACGACATCCTACAAGCCGCCATTTGCCCTACTTCGGGACTTATTCGTTAGGAACGATTCTTATAGGGGAGCCGGCATTTCCTGACTCGGTTCGTTTATCATTAGAGACATTCGATCTAACACTTCCTTAATTTTGGGAAACATTAAGATCGTTCCCCATCAACCTCACATAGCCTTCAAAAAGAAGAAGGGAAGCTATCGCGAATCACTTCCCAAACTTCAACTTTTTAAGCTATCTCATCTCGACTGCAAACATACAACTTTTGTATTCAATAATTGCAATTTTTGATGTTAAATATCCTTAATATCTACCCCACATGCAGAAGCTATCAGTAGAGACACTTCACGTTCCTTTTCCGGCATCTTCTCAATAGAAGCCTTATATCCTTCCGGATTGCCGTTATAACTCTCTACGATCGCTTTCTTTTGTTCTTCTGAAATGTTGTAGAAAGCCAATACACTTTTCTTTTCTTCTTCCGTCATGGAAGACTTGTTTTTAATGTTAGGTAATTTGTTTATCATTTTATTTCATCCTTAAAAAAGATGGTGTTTCTGCCATTTCAATTTTCTTACTCTTTACTGCCATTCTCTTTCTTATTGCCTTAAAAGCAGCCTTATAACATCTTTCACCACAAAAACCTGCTTTATACTTATCCTGTTGCACTGACGAAAAGTAATCAGAAATGTTTATTCCAGCTATAGTTAAATTCATAAGCATTTCCTCTATAACAACAGGACTAAGATCACCTCTCCTTTGTTTATACCACAACACTGGGTTTCTTTCAAAACTAATCCTAATGCCAAAATACTCATCTTTTACCTCTCTATCTGGCTTATAATGACACAAAAACTTAAATTTGTATTCAGCAGCTTCTTTTATTCTATCAAAAGTATGAATACTTCCAGCAGATATAATCATAATCTTACTCATAATCAAGCTGCTTTATAAAGTTTTCGATAATAATTTCTGACAATAGGCTGTGGCACTCGCTTTCTGTAAGTAAGCGGACGTTTGTCAAATATAAGAGATTTAAAAAAATCGGCAGTAGTTTTCTTCTTTTCCTGTAGACAAGACCTTATTCTACTCGCAAGACTACATAATCGTTCATATTCTTTGTTACTGTCATTCATAAAATTTTCTGCATAGCAATCGTACTGTTTTGTTCTACGTTGTGCTGAAACGAGATAACGATAAGTTTCAAGAGAAAAACGCTTTTTTAAAACAGAATCCCCTGCACTTTTCGTGTACATAACAATTTTCTTCGCAATAATAGCGTTCCATTTACGCATAGAAGGAAGATTAATCTGAAAATTCCAACAGCCTTTTATTTTACGGGAGTTTAATTCTTTTTTCGTAGGTTCTCTAAAAAAATCCCTTCCAAAATAAAGTTTTAACTTTTTCATACTGTATCTGACTTGATCTATCGTCCAACCAAGTTCTCGTGCAATAGTCTTTTGACTAAAAAACAAAGAAGGTTCCCATTTGAGAGAAGGATCGTTTTTCTTTTCAGACAACCACACATGATAAATAATTCTTCTTTTTAGTTCAAGATAGACCGAAAGAACACGTTCATTAAAACCAAGTCTTAATTCTCGATTATTAAATCTTTGAGTATCTTTAAATGCCTTAAAGGGACGCAAAAGGCAAGCAGGAATTAAATTCATATCTTTAGAATAGAAGGATTTATCTTTTATCACGAAACGATAGGAAGTAATAACCTTCATCCTTCCACAAGAAGGATCAAAAATTTTTTCCACCTTATGTTCAATCTTCATGCCACCGGCATACTTATTAAATATCGTCAATGCTTGATTTTCAGATTCACATCCTATTGCATCTTTTAGAAAAGACAAAAGAGATTTTTTTGAATAAAAAATCTTTGAAGTAATACCTTTGGTTTTTCTCTTAGGAGTGACCTCTTTTCCTTTTTTGGTAAACCTTCTTCTGCCCGAAAATTTACCTTCACTCTCATTTAGTAGTAACTGCCGTTCTAAATCAGAACGAATCAAAAAGGCTGCTATATTTTTACAGTCCATAAATGGAATTTTTAATGGTTGTTATCAAATCGTTTTAATTCTCACAGTACAAAGAAAGCAAAAAAAAACAATAACAAGCAAACTAACATAAAAAAACTACGTTTCGCAACGTAGTTTCCCGTTTCATTTATAGAATATAAAAATATATCACTTTTGCCACAAAGGTACAACAAAAAACCGACAAAAACAAAGAACGGCGCGAAAAAGCACCACAGGGCGCATCGCCACAGCACCCGTCTCGCGCGCGCCCGTAGGGTTTCCTTCCCACCCTCCATCCCTAAGTCTTGTTTTCCGATTTTCCCATTCAAGCGCGTATGCGCGTGTTTTCCTTTCCCTCTTTTCTTTAATAGGAGTAATCCTGTTTTTGTTCTTTTCTTTTCACTTCTTTTTCTTTCTTAATAGGAGTATTCCTACTAAAAGAGAAATTTGTTCAGCAAATCGAAAATTCGAAATAATGAGGGAATACTCCTATTCCCGAATTTTCGAATTTCCAAGGATTATTATATACTACTTTTTTAAAAGTATGTATATATATAATCATGTTAATTATGTCGGGAAAATCCGGCATTGAACGTAGTGTAAACGAGTGAAAATGAAGAGATTTTCTAAATCGACAAAGAACCCCCGTAGGGGGTGTGGGGTTCTTGAAATGGGGTGTGAAGCTTGTCAAAAAGAGGTAGTGGAGATAAAGAAAAATGGGTAGCAAATCAAATGACTGCTACCCACCCATCGAATAGTAAAATAAGAATTTTGAAGAAATCGTTGAGGCTTTGGCGAAAATTATGATTTAATACACTATGTCAGTTTTTGAATTTTGGGTAGGAAGGTATTTCTCAATAGTTCCTACCCTTTTTGATGATCAGAACTTAATCTTATACATATACCATGATTAAAATTCTTGGTCTTTTGTTTCGTTTTCTACTCTTTTGCCCAAAGGTAGTAAAGATTCTACAAATGATTCGTCGAATTTGATAATTCCTTTTTCTTTTTGTTCTTCTATGTATCGTATCTTTTCTTCGTCTGTTACTTCTACAAGACCGGGAAAAGGATTTTGATCCCTGCCATATTCTCTTCTCATTCGTCTAGCAGCTCTCCAATTAGGATCACGTAGAATACCATCACCTATTCTTAATAGGAATCTCTTTCCTGGAGCAAACCCTACCATCAATAAATCTTCATTTGATCTGTTTTGTTCTTTGGGAATGACTTCCACATCCATACCTCGCAGAAAGAAGTTCGACAAGAACGCTTTCATCACATCTCCATCCCATTCGTAATATAAATACAAAAGCCTTCTTCTTTTGCTTATAAAGTATTTTATTTTCCTTTCCATATTCCTATTTCTTTTTCTGTTTGTTCATGTCGTAATAGTTGATAAAGATAATGTCAAATCCAATTGCTCCGTTTTGTTTCATTTCAATTGAACTGAATCCACCGTCCCAAATAAGGGCAATAAGTTTGTAATCTGGTTTATCTACAACCTCGGATATCCCTTCTTTCTTTAACTTTTTCTTTTCTTTCAGATAATCCAGAATCCCATCTATAAAGGTTTTTGTATCTTCCATATCATAAATATCGAACTTTGCTTCGAGACTTGTATAAGGAACTATCCCTGATTTTTCATCAAAAACCTCGTTTACACTTAATTTATAACCTGTATTGAGGCTATATTTTATAGCTTTTCCTCCAGTCTCTATAGCAACCTTTTCGCTGTAGGCTTCTTTTGGAATGAGTTTATCAGCTTCTTCAACCAAAAAATCTTTAGAAGAAGCATCCAATATTTTAAATTGAATATCCATAATTTGATAGATGTTCAATTCTTTGGAGGTTTCTTGCTCTTTGGTAATTTCTGATTCTTTAGAGGCTTCCTGCTTGCATCCACACGTCGAAATAAGTGTAAATAATACACTGATAAAAATTACTCTTTTCATGTTATTTGTTGTTTTTAATGATTTCACGTTTGATATTGTTGTTTGTATCCTCTGCTAAAGGAACCGCTATCAGGATTGAGAAAATCCAAAATCCGGTAAACCAAAGTAGGTGTTCAACACAGTTCACTAAATCGACCTTAAATAAGGTCACTATAGCTCCTAAAATATTATACAGAGTACAAATGGTCAGGATGGATGCGATAATGGGTTTACCGGTATAATAAAGCCCAAATCCACCCCACATACAGGTCATGATAAAAGCCCGGAACGGCTTTTTCTTTCTTGCTTCGTAAAGCAACGCTTGTCTCTCTGTCATTTTTGTTTCCATACTTCCTATTAGTTTTTAATTATGTAATTGATCGTTGTATTTTTTTCTGTGCAAGATTGTGTCCAGAGTGAAGGAATTTCCGTTTCATCTTCTGTCATCATTAAATCTGCTTCAGATTCTTTACCAGTAACGAAAAACGTTCCACTTTCTGTAAAGGTAAATTCTTCATAATCATCTTTACCGAAAAATATTTTTGCCAAAATAGGATAGTTGTTGTTGCTCGGATTTTCAAAAGAAATGATTTCCACTCTTCTACCATCTCTTGTGCAGACGGGTTTGCCTGCTTTTGCTTCTTCTAAATTAAAAGGTTTCATGATTTGTTATTTTTATTGTTGTTACTTGATTGTGTTGCAAAAGTAATATCGTTTTTGTACAAAATGTAGTTATCTTAGTTAAATTACTTTAAAATGTAACATTTTAGTGTTACACTCTTGTTAATGGAAATAAAAACTCAAGCAATTATATATCAGTTTACAGAAATAATACAATTTAAATAGGAAATTTGGAATATTCTATTTAAATTTGCACCATGTATTTAGTAGAACAACATATTATTTCTGTAAATGATAAGAGATACAAAGATTTAGATCGAATTTGCTTCTTATCCAAAAACTTGTATAATGCAGCTTTGTATGAGATTAAACAAGAGTTTCTTCGTACAGGTAAATGGATAAGATCAGGAGAACTTAATAAGAAAATGGTAGCAGAAAACAATATAGATCATAGAGCTATGAGTGGATCATCCTCTCAACAAGTTCTTATGTCTTTGGATAAAAATTTAAAGTCTTATTTTTCTGCTATTAAAGCATGGAAAAGAGATAACAAGAAATTTACCGGTTGTCCTAAGTTTCCAAAATACAAACACAAGACTAAAGGTAGGAATGTGTTCTCTTACTCTTATGCACAGTTTAAACACAGAGGTAATTATATTTTCTTTCCTAAGAAAGAAGGTCTGTCGCCTTTGAAAACAAATTGTAAAGAAGGTTCTGTCAAACAAGTTCGATTTGTTCCTAAATCAGATTGTTATATCATAGAGGTTGTGTATGAATCAAAAATAAAAGAACAACTTCCTGATAATAATAGAGTTATGTCTATTGATTTGGGTGTAAATAATCTTGCTTCTATTGTTACTAATGTAAGTAAGAAAGCTATTTTGATTGATGGAAGAAAATTAAAATCCATTAATCAGTATTACAATAAAAAGAAATCAAAAATTCAACAACAACTAAAAAAGACAAACGGAAAAGAAAATTCGAGACGATTAATTTATCTAACAAGAAAAAGAAACAATAAAGTAAAAGATTATCTTCATAAAGCAAGCAAAGAAATTATCAATATTTGCTTGGAAGATAATATATCAACATTGATAGTAGGACATAATGATGGATGGAAGCAAAGCACCAATCTTGGTAAAAGAAACAATCAGAATTTTGTAAGCATTCCGTTTGAAACGTTTATATCAATGTTAAAGTATAAATCAGAAAGACAAGGACTAAGATTTGTTGAAGTAAACGAATCTCATACGTCAAAATGCAGTTCTTTTGATTTAGAATCTGTGGAACACCATGATACTTACGTTGGTAAAAGAATTAAGAGAGGACTTTTCAGAACCAAAGATGGAATCTTACTTAATGCAGATATCAACGGAAGTTATAACATCATGAGAAAAGTAAAAGGGGATGCAGTAATGCCACCCTATACAGGGTTTGGGTATAACCCAGTTAAGAAATTTATTAACTAATGTGTATCGGTGTAAACTGACGTACAATTACCAGAAGAACGGGAGAAAACATGAAAGAATTAACTGTTTAAAGCAAGTGATTGGACTAACTTCAAGTAACATGACAAAGTTAGGAATTTGACGGGTGATTCCAACGAATTTTCGTCAAATTCATAGTCGTTCAACCATTTTTCTAACGCTTCTATGTCAATATATTGCCATTTTTCTTGTTTTAAACATTCTGCAAGTGCCGGGAAAGTGTATTCTTTATCCTTATTGAACTTTTTGCATACTCTTTTAAGGTAATTTTTTCTGCTGGCATACCAAACATCACCCGCAGAAGACATGCAATAATAGGAATTGTCTTTTCTTTTTACTCCAAATCGTGTTGTAATAGGATAATACACCCTATCAGCAAGGAAAATGAAAGGAATATACCAAACACTATACAAAAAGGTTGCAAATCTGTTCAATTTTGCTTCTGGAACAAATTTTTTGAGGGTTTTTCTGAATCCATAAGCAAAATACCAGTTGTTCGCACCTCTTTTTACCTTTACAGTGTATTTTAAATGATCGTTCCTATCCTTTACTCTATCCCAGGGTTTCAATTTTTCTGTGTTCATGGACGGAAGATAAGTCCAAAAATGCTTCAATGCACTGAAATAGGGATTGTAAATGGTGTGTCCATGATCGGAAACATAAGAAAGGATGTCATGTAGTATTTCTTTTACCAAATTTCCTATTTCCTGGTCTTTGAAAACGTCTATCAAAAGAGAAAGGGAGGGTAACAAGTTCCAAATTTGATCTTGCGATACGAAAGGAGAAAAGCAGGGGTCTTCGTTTTCAAGTTCGATCCCATTGGAATAACCACTTTCTACTTTTATAGCATCAAAAAGACCACAGGAAGCGGATGAAATATCGTCTCGAAGGAAAAACCCTTTTTCGTGTACAAAATACACTTTTGGATTTTTTGATTTTTCATCTTCATAGGCACTTACCGATAGCCTTTGAATGGATTTCAGACACCAAAGTATTTTGTCGTTACATGATTTATCTCCTAACAACGATTCTATCAAAAGGTAGTGAAGATATTCGGCCATGTTGATAGTTCCGTCATACCAATATAGAGATTTCTTACCCAGTCTTGCGCTTTTTGTCACTTTACTGGCAGGAATATTCGTTCCTCTGCAAGTAGTTTCTTCTGTAGCGACAATAAAGTCTTTGAAGAAGATGTCTTTTAGCTTTGAGTATTTTTCTTCGATTGTCATAAGCATATATATTAATGTATAAAACTATGTTTTAAAGCATAAAGTAAATAGAGTCTATTTTACTTTAATTTTGTATGTTTGCACTATGATTAAATCGTTCAAATATAGATTAAATCCTACCAAAAGTCAAATCGTTCAAATGGAAAAGACTTTTGGATGTTGTCGTTATATCTATAATTGGGCACTTGATAGGAAAATAAAAGCATATCAAGAAAGTAAAAAGTCTCTATCTGCTATTGACTTATGTAAAGAACTTACTTTATTAAAACAAAAAGAAGATCATCTTTGGCTTAAAGAAGTTTCAAACGAATCTTTACAGCAATCTATAAGATGTTTAGATTCTGCTTTTACGAAATTTTTTAGAGAACATACTGGCTTTCCAAAGTTCAAATCCAAGCATCATGATAAATCAACTTTCAAAAATATCGGTTCTGTCAAGATTGATTTTGAAAACAGTAAAATCAAAATTCCGATTTTAGGCTGGGTAAAGTTTTATAAAAACCGTTCTTTTGAAGGGAAAATAGGAACAATAACGGTTTCAAAATCTTCTACTGGTAAATATTATGTAAGTGTATTGGTAAAAGATGGAAATTCTTTACCCGAAAAGAATCCTATTACACCTTCTACTTCTGTCGGGATAGATGTTGGTTTAAAAGATTTTGCTGTTTTATCAAATGGACAAGTTTTTCAAAATCCAAAATATCTTGAAAAATTTTCTAAAAGATTAGCTTGTTTGCAAAGAAGACTTTCAAGAAAAAAGAAGGGGAGCAATAGATACAAAAAGGCAAAATTGGCTGTTACTATCTGCCATGAAAGAATAAGAAACCGTAGACAGGATTTTCTGCATAAAGTTTCTAAAAGAATAATCAGTGAGAACCAAACTGTTATTATTGAAGATTTGAATGTAGAAGGTATGTTGAAAAATCATTGTCTTGCAAAGGGTATTTCTTCCGTTTCTTGGAATGAATTTTTTAGAATGTTGCAATACAAAGCAGAATGGAATGGAGTAAATCTTATTAGAATAGGAAGATTTGAGCCTTCTTCAAAGATGTGCTCTTGTGGGTATATCAATAAAGATTTAAAACTTTCAGATAGAAGGTGGATATGTCCTTGTTGTGGTTCTGAAAATGATAGAGATTTACTTGCAGCGCAAAACATTAAAAGATTTGGCTTAGAAAAACAGAATCTTTTAAGCCAAGAAAATATTTCACCGGTGGTAAACCGGGCAGAGGACGCGGAGTTGCCGACATTGGTCGGAACAGTGAAACGTCAAATTATATCGGTGTAGCTGATATATGATTACCTCCCCAAGCAAACATACCAAGTCCGATACCAATTACCCAAGAAATGATCCGTTGAACCCATTCCGAAGGTTCCACTTTGAATAGTTTCTTGATAAACTCTGTCACGACTGCTGTAACACCCACTACGCCTGCAAAAGTAGCGAAATTTGCAGCGTAATCTACTGTTTCTTCTGGAAGTTCCCCTTGTGCAAAAATACAGGCGACATAGGAGAACATAAAAGCCAATGTCAATAAAATTCTATTCATGATAAAATATATTTTGAGTTATATAACTGCGTCAAAGATAAAAGAAAAGAGGCACTTTCACAAGCACCCCTTTCGATCATTCTGTTTATCGCAATGAGAATAATATTAGAGAAATGTATCATCAATTGTCAATTCATTTTTCTTTTACACCCCAACTTTTGCTCGGTAAGCCTGACGAAGATTTTCTACTACGATTTCCAAAGCATTTACATTCATGCTTTCGACAATCCTTACACCCGGCACAACCGTTCTCCAAATAGCATTTCCGTTATCATCAATAGTTTGTTCTATTGTTGCATCCGGATAAATCTTTTGCAGTTTTACTTTAGCTGCTTCCAGTCTTTCTTGATAAGTTGCCATAGCTATATTCTTTTTTGCTTTCAAAAGTAAGCCCTCTCCTATTCAAAAACAAATACTTTAACAAATGTTAATAATGTTGTAACATTATACTGTTACATATATCTTTGCACCGACATGAGAAAAGATGGAAAGAAGAAAGCAGATTAATTAAGTCGGTAATGGTGTACCTTGCAATAGATGGATTTGCAAAGATATGTACCCTCGACAATGAGATAATCATTGTTCCTATCACAGTCATTCTTGTTAGTGTTATTTTGACACTAAAGGTTTTTGACTGAATTTCGACAAAAATGTAACATTATATTTTGTCATGTAACATTAAAGTGTTACATTTGTGGCAGAATAAAGAAAAACGATTTTAAACTTAATGCAAAAAAATGGATTAAAAATTAAAGAGATCATGCAAGAAAAAGGTATTTCCGTAGCCCAGGTGTCAGAAAAATTGGGAGTAACAAGGCAATCTCTTTATAGGTGTCTGAACGGAAATCCTACCATGAACCGGTTAAAGGAAATAGCTGATATTCTTGATGTTTCTCCAAAAGACTTATTTGAAGATGAAAATAATTGAATTATTTATAGTAACAAACAATATTAAAAAGAAAAGTATGGAAACGAAATTTAAAGAAGGTGATGTTGTCCGAATCAAAAGTATTGAGTGGTACAACATCAACAAAGATAAAAGTGGGAGTATAAATGTAACCGGCTACTCTTGTTCATTCACAAAGGCGTTAAGCGAATTTTGTGGTAAATGTTTTGTCATTTCTAAAATAGAAGGTACGAATTTCTATTTAAACGATCTGTCTTTCGTATTTTATGAATGGATGTTTAAACCGGGAAAATATGAATTAAAATCTTTGGATATAACCAAAAATTCTGTTGCAACCAACAATCCTTTTGTTTTCAATGCTGCAAAGAAACCTATTTCTGTTTGTGGTGTAATTTCAGTACCTTTATATATCGCAGTAAAGGTTCAGGAAGCACCAAAATTCCAGCCTTTTCAAAAAGTGCTTGTAAAGGATTGTGAAGAAGGAATATTTGGCGTTTGGCATTGTGATTTGTTTTCTCACATTTCAAAAGAAGGCAAATATTTCACTATTTCCGGTATGTGGGATGAATGTATTCCCTTTGAAGGAAACGAGCATTTGGTAGGAACGAAAGACGATCCTAAAGAACGATAACCCAGCGTTTCCATATATTTTTTAAGTTCCTCGGCGGGATAGTTCATCATCTTCCCGTAAAGATTGGCTCCCGCCGGGTTTTATCTCATTTTTTAACTGTGTCGCAATGGCTTATTTTATCTTACAAAATAGAAGACTACCCAAACAAGCTGTTTCTTGTTTTAAATTCCAAGAAGGAACAGCAAATACTTCACCCTATCTTTCTATAAAGATCAGAGGGAAAGAAGAAATTATCCCCTTCAAAGACAATAAAGAAATAGTCCCGGTTAAAGAACGTTTGACAGCAACATTTCCGGATTTTGTAAAGGTAGGGAACAGTTATATCAAAAAGACTATGTTCCGAGAATACAAACCTGTTTCCCGTCCTGATGAAAATGTGTGCTATATCCTATTCAAAACTTCTTTTGGCAGTATAAAAGTTAGATTCAATAATGAAGAAGATTTGAAAAAGGAACTTGCTTCTATGGATCAACTTTTCGATGTAGAATAAACTAATCATCTCAAAAACAACAAAATATGGAAACGAAAGATAGAACAAAAACAGAAGTCTCTATTGAATTAAGGGAAGTTCAAAGAGAAATCAGTAAAGCAAGAAGTACAAGAAATTGGGCAAAAATTTCTTTTCTGAATCAAAAAAGAATACGTCTGCAAGAAGAACTGGATTACTTAAAATCCAAAGACAAGTTCTATTATCAAGAACAAAATTTGGAAAAATCACTTGTTTCTTGGGCAGCGAAGACACTCAATCTTTCGCTCAATATGGCTGATTTGTCTGTATATTATCTGGACTTGTATTTGCTTCATTTTAAAGAAAGAGGCTTTGTTCCTACCGATGAATGGAAAGCTAAAGAAAAAGCATTTCATGAAGCTGCAAAAGAGCTTGCAGAATATATGAGATATTTCTTCAAAGGAAAATCCTCTGATGATAATTCTGAAAGCATGTCGGAACTTATGGATTTGATCGAAAGAGACTACTATACGGATAGAGAAAAAGTTCATCACAAACAATATGAAGAAAAGCTATGATAGACTGGAATAAATTTTTGGGAAGATGCGGGATTGCGTTGTTATTCATATCGCTACCTGCAATTGGTTTTAAACTTTATTTTGGGTTGGAATGATCATTCTTGCTATTGAAATGATTGTCGTAGCTGTTATAGTAGATGAAAATTGTTAAAGTAACTGAACATCATGGACAAATTATATTTTAAAACACGAAAAGAAGAAATTCAATCTAAGATTGATAGTTGTAAGAAAGAAATGAAAGAATTAGAGAATGAATACATAGTCTCTAATCAAAAATTCCCTATTGGGAGTAAAGTTTGTTTGACTATTCCCGCTTATGAACTCCGAGGTCTCGGTATTAATAGAATAAGAATAGTTCCAGAAGAAAAGAAATTTGCTTATGTAACTGGATATGAAATTGTGGCAAATGAAGTTGTTCCTATTCTTATGAAAGCAAAGAAGGATGGAACAATATCTAAATTGAGAGAATACACATCATTTAAACAGGTAACAATTGAATTAGCAGAGTAGGTATGAAAAGAGAAGATATAGCAAAAGCATCTTCTGTCTTTAAAAAGACAGTGAAAAGGGAAATAGGGAACTTTCATAATGATATAAGCCTAAACAGTGTTGCAGTTGCCTTTAGAGAGGGTGTTAATTGGTTTATAGATTTTGTATGGCACGATAAAACAGTAAAGCCTAAAGTCAGTGAACTTATTGTCTGTATCCATGAGAAAGGGAAACTATTGGGTATTCTTCAAGAGGATCAAGTTTTTATATCGTCCCGTCCGGGATGTATTCTGTATGATTTCAATGAAACGATAAAATGGGCATACTTGAACGACTTGTTAGGTATTATGGAGGATTGAATTATGACATTTACTAAAGCATGTTTTATACGCAAAAATACCCCAGAGCTTCGCAACAAATTAAAAGAGTTGGGGTATGAACCGTCAGAAAGAGTATCTGATGATAATGAATTGTGTTTGGCTACAGGAATGGACAAATTCACTACCATTAAAAACGAAACTTTTGATTCTTGTAATCCACATACGACATGGAATTGTGCCGGACGGATAGATTGCAATTATAATGAAGAACTTTTCTTGGCTATTGCCGCAATAAGAAACGATACAGACGCAAACCAATGGTTTATATCTCGACAAGGACTTTTTGCTTTCAACAAACAGAATGAAAATATGTCGGAAGTATCTCTTAATTGGCGTAAAGCTACTGTTGAAGAATTAATTGAATATTTTAAGGAGAATTGAATCATGAAAAATCAAGTTTTATCAGTCGACCAGATGCAACGCCTTAAAGAGTTGGGTGTTGATACAAGCGATGCGAGTGCAAATGAATATGAAGTTTCAGAAGACGAAATATATTGTGGGCGTTCAAGAGAGGTAATAACGGTTGATAGTTACCTTACTGATTATATAAGTAAAAAGAAGGTATTCACTTTGCAAGATGTTATAGACATTCTCCCTAACTCTATAGACAATAATGTGCTGACTATTAGGAAACATGTCAATGGTGTAAGTATTTCTTATGAAGATACCTATACCCGGTCTATTCTTAGTATCTTCGAAAAAGAAGATATTATTGAGGCTGCCTATGAAATGTTGGTGTGGTGTGTTAAGAATGGATATGTAAAAACAAATAATAAAAACAAGTCATGAAAAGAGGAATGCTGACAGCTATGTTAATGATGTTCATATTGGGTGTAAATGGAAGTACATATCCATTTAAAACGGGTAGCGGAATGAACCCCAATTACCGGAGGCCAGAGAAAAAGAAACAGGAAAAAGAGTTTTGTATAAAAGGAATAAAAGTAATGGCATATTCCAGAAAAGATGCCATTAAAAGATTAAAACATTTAAAATAAACAGAATCAAAATGGAAAAGAAAATTTTTGTATTCAAGTATGCTTTAACAAAAGGTATCATAGAGGTAGATACTGAAATAAAATAAAGTACTTATGGAGAGTATGCTAAGTCAAAAAATCAGATGAATATTATGTGGACAAACAGAGATTATGTTCACACAAAAGAAGAAGTCTTGAAAAAGGTGGAAGATATGAGACTTAGGAAAATCGAGTCTTTGAAAAAGCAGATTGTCAAACTCGAAAAAATGAAATTTTGAAATGAAGGAATTTGATTTAGAAAAAGCGAAAGTCGGACATCCGGTGTGCACAAGAGATGGTAAGGAAGCGAGAATCTTGTGTTTTGATAGAATAGGACATCATCCTATTGTGGCCTTAGTAAAAGAGGCTGGTGATGAAACTATCTTTTTTTATAACAAGAAAGGAAGATTCAGTAACGATGGAAGGGAATGTATGTGTGATCTTTTCATGAAAGCTGTAAAACGAGAAGCATGGATAAACTTGTACAAAGATAAAGATGAACGACTATTCCCAGGACTTAATCTTTTTGAATCTGAAAAAGAAGCAAAGGATAGAATGGAATCAGGTGAAAAGTCAAGTCGTTTATATTACAAAACAGTAAAAATAGAATGGGAAGAATAAGGTAAAAACAAAAAAAGAATGAATATGGAAACGAAGAAAAAGATATGTCCTAAGTGTGGGCAAGAAGATGGGTCGGGACAAAATAAAATCCATGATATGAACCCAGAGCATTTTGTCAAATGTGATATCCGTACAATCATGGAAAGAGATGGTGTTTGTTATCATTGCGGCTTCTGGATAAGAATGTACGAGCAACACAAAAACGATCCCAATTGGCTAATTATAGATGGGGTCTCATACATTGCCAACCCATTCGTTCCTAATACAAATGACATGACAAGACGATTCATGGGTTTTGGTGGTAGGATGATGGAAGCTATTAAAAACTCTGGCGAAAAGGTGATATCTAATGATTGGTGGTATCAAGGTGATGTGCCGGAATGTTTTAGAGATATAATGCCGGATAACGCTAAGTGGAGCAACAACAAACAATAAAGATCATAGAAAGACTTTTTACTATGAAATAGGATATTGGTTTTTCAATAATCTTGCTATATTTGCAGTGCAAATCATATTAATGTAAGTATAGTAGGTTTCGTAAATATAGAAAACCAATAACCGCTCTATTCATACATACAAAAACGGCTTTCGCCTTCCCAAAATTAAGAACCTTGCTACATTTCTTAATTTGATTTGCAAACCGGGAAAGGCAAAGCCGTTTTCTTTTTGTCTACAAACACAATTAAAATACAAAGTTATGGGTGAATTAAAGATTTTCAAAAATGAAGAATTTGGAGAAGTAAGAACAATGTTAGTAAATGGCGAACCTTACTTTGTGGGAAAAGATGTTGCATCTGTTTTGGGTTATTCTAACACCAGAAACGCAATTTTACAACATGTTGATAGTGAGGACGCCTTAAAACAGGGCGTCCCTGATAATCAAGGTTTTACACAACAAACAACTTTGATAAACGAAAGTGGGCTTTACTCTTTAATTTTCGGCAGTAAATTAGAATCTGCAAAGAGTTTTAAAAGATGGGTAACTTCTGAAGTGTTGCCCGCTATTAGGAAAACCGGAAGCTACAATTTACCATCCTATCAAATAGAGAATCCTATTCAGCGTGCTGAAGCATGGATTCAAGAAGAAAAAGAAAGACAGGCTCTAAAAGAACAAGCTAAACAGCTTGCCGAAGAAAACAAAATTCTGGAGAACCAGATAGAAGAGGATGTACCTAAAGTAATTTTCGCAATGGCCGTAACCGAATCCAAGCGTTCTTGTCTTGTTGCGGAGCTTGCAAAGATCATCTGTCAAAACGGAATGGAGGTAGGGCAGAACCGGATGTTTAAATGGCTCCGCAAACGCGGATATCTTGGAACAAAAGGAGAATACTACAATCAGCCTATGCAAAGATGGGTAGAAGCAGGAATGTTCGAAATCAAGAAAAGAACGATTACAAAACCGAACGGTGATCTGATTACAGTAAGTACACCTCTTGTAACCGGCAAAGGGCAAGTGTATCTCGTGAACAAGTTCCTGAAAGAATATGTCTCAAAATGAAAATGAAAAATCATCCAATTTGTCGCAATATAATGTTACATTTTAGTCTGAAAATACTGTTTGACATATTATATTGTGACAAATTCACAAAAAGTTTGTTACTTATAAACACTTCTGCCCACTATTTCACCTAAATGTTAAAATCAAAAATCTATATTTTAGACCTTAAAACCATCCTATTTTCAATCAAAAATATACAATAAGTAAATTCATTTTCGCCTATAGGGGAAGTCGGAAATTCAAAATTTATAAATCATTGATATTTAATTGTTTAACTTAAAAACTTACAAAAACAGAACTTTTCCACCTTATTGTAAAAATATACAATAAGCTCTGTAGTCATTTTCTTGTCTCATTTTACCTCAAATGTTAAAACTAATCTGAAAAAGTAAAAGTAAAGTGTTACATTTTGATGTGAAAACAGTTAAGGAAGGTAAAATAGGAGAAATTGTACTTTCAGAGGCTAAAAATTCATTCATTTAGGCGTAATTTGTAACAATCCAGTTGTGTCCATAGTAGGAGATTTACTCTATTTTGTAAGAATAAACCGTTACATTTTAGTCTGTTTTTGGACTTTTTGTTAGTATCATTTTAATAGGAACAATCTTTATTTACTTTACAAATAGTCAAAATTCAAAAACAATCGAAAAATAGGGTATGTGAGACCCATCAAAAATCACATAAGTCTGAAAATCAATAATTTAAATTTTTCAATTTTCGTCCACTCCCTTATAGCGAAAAAAGTTTTGAAAACCCGATTTTATTATTATCATTTTGATAGGGAGATTAATTTATTCCATATCATTTTGTCAAAATAGGGAGATTTTATGTATTGAGCGAAGCGATTATCCCTCGGAAGGGATGAAGAATCCGCAAGGATTCCCCTTCCGAAAGAAAATAGGATAGACCAACCCACCAAAAATCGCCAATAGAAGTCCAAATCCATATTCTCGTACATACCAACAAAGAAAAACAGGAAAGTCAAACCCATAGGAAAGAAAAGAAATGTCCTACCCCTTTCTCAATAAAAAAACCAGCTAAAAAGAAAAAAGGAAGGAAGCCTCATATAAAAGAGATTTTCAAAATTTCTATATATGAGAGTAGTGTAATTGAAGACAGTATCTATTGTATAGGAAAATAAATACCCTCTCTACCAAACTTCTTTTTGATAATATTTGTACAATATGTTGGTTTTCAAGAAGATAAATATAAACATATCTACAAAAATTTCGCCAGTAGGACACTATTTAGAGGCTTTGTCTTGTGGCATGAAAGAAATAAATGATCATTTGTAAAAACCGCTAATAAGAGTGTGTTTGAGAATTTTCTATACATAAGATATTGAAAACCAAGAGATTGAAAATATTTCTTTCTGTAAGAAATCCCTATATGGAGAGCAAAATAAAACTTTTTCTTGTGACGTATTGGGCACGCCATCTCAATATGGAGAGTCCTCAAACAGTCCCTAAAGATACCCTACCAAAACAAAATACCCCGGATAACCTACTTTTCCGCTTATTTCTGACACTTTCTTTCCAAAATGATATACCACTACCGCACAGATAAAAACAAAGCTTTAAAAACGATTATTTGAAATCATAGGATCAGAGCATAGGAACCGGGAAAGGACAGCAACCACTATTCCTATTACATGGAGAAAAGAAAACGATCAGCGAACAGGAACAGAAATATGCGCGGGAAATAGAAGCGTTATACCGGACAGATCTCTACAAAGAAATTTCTTATATATATAATATATTATATATATAAGAAAAATGAACAAATGAAGGGAATAACAAGGCAATGAAGAACAACGACACACGAAGGGTTGCACCCTATCAATGTGATAATAGAAGGGTATTTGTGTCAAATTTGAAAGTTTTTGAACTGAATTTTGCCTATTTTCATTGTAAAAAATACAATAAGTCAAACTATTTTCGCCTATAGTGCGTACTCGAAAATTTGATTCATTTAAAATATTGATTTTCAGTTAATTAGCTAAATCTGATTCGAAAACTCGATTTTTTAGAGTGATCAAAAAATTATACAATAAGTCATTTTGATAATTTTAGTGTCAAAAATGAAAGATTTTGAGGTTTTACAGGTGAAAATAGGTGCATTCCGGTATTAGTATAGCTCTCAAAATTGGGTCGTATATGGTGCGTTACAGCGCCGTAGACCCAATTTTAAAAACAATAGATATATTATCCCGGGAAGAAAGAAAGTAATATATAGAAGGCTAAAATAGCTGTAGAAGATGATCAACAGCTACAGGGAATAGAAGTGAAAAGTAGGAAGCAAACAAAACTACAAACACTCAGAAAAGTGCATAAATAAAGGGGAGGTGAAGAATAAAGAGGGTAAAAGGGAAATGGTTTTGGCGTGTGGTAGTGGCAGGTGCGGCGAGATAATCACATACACTATCATTATAAAACGCTTTTTATTCTTATTATCACGTCCAGGCATTACAAAAACAGTCAAATCACACACAATTCAAAAACTCTTTTTCTACTTACATACATATAACATTCTACTTCTTCCCTATTATGTTATATAGCTATCGTTTCCTATTCTTTTTTCTTTTATTTTGATAGGTATTTGTGTAATTTATTGATATTCAAATAATTGTGTATCATGCTATTTAGATTCATTCTAAATAAGGTTTTATTTATTGGTACGGGTTATTCCTATTTGTTTTAAATTAAAGGTTCCGCACGCGCTAAGTGCGCTTTCGCTCCGCCTTTAATTTGATATAAGTAACAAACAAAACAAAGAAAAACAATCAAATTAACCTTTCTTAACTATA